TAGCACCCGTGGCGCCCGTAGCTCCCGTCACACCACTAGCACCCGTGGCGCCCGTAGCTCCCGTCACACCACTAGCACCCGTGGCGCCCGTAGCTCCGGTTACACCACTAGCACCTGTAGCGCCCGTAGCTCCCGTCGCACCCCTTGCACCTCCCCCGCCGCCACTCACATCCATCCACGAGAGATTTCCAGCGCCGTCAGTCGTCAAAACCTGCCCATAAGTTCCCCCTCCCCCAGGCTGTAGAGTGAGGGATTGCAAGTTGGCGATTCCTTGCCCGTTCATGTTCATAGACTGGGTCGCAGGATAAGACGCCCATGTCGATGTGGACTGACTGGTATCCCCGCCAGCGATAGTTCGGTCGCCCATTTATTTGGATAGGTAGATAAGATATTGGTATTCGTACCCCACGGGCGTCATGTCCACCATCTCGTGCCTCGAGAATCCGCTTGACTGCAAAATGTCCAGCATCTCGGGTATCCCCGGCATGTACAGCTGGTGCACGTTCTCGATATACCGGTGCGGGTCCTTGAACTCAAAGACCTCTTCAAACCTCGCTTTTTCATCATCGGGTTCCTTCACGAACCGGCTCTTGTACTTGAACTTGTCGAAAAAGATGTCCGAGTCAATCACCCGTTCCGTACTGTACTTTTGCAGCGAAAACGCCATGAAGGGTGACGCCGCCGGCAGAATCGGGTCGAACTTGTTCGGGTCCACCAAATGCAGAACGAAAATGCCTCCGGGTTTCAACCACGAGTAAATGTTATCGAGAACCATCTTGGGATTCGAGAATTGGTAGATTGAAAAGTACAGCATAATGGCGTGCGAAAAGGTCTTGGGGGTAAACGTCTCGGCCCTCGTGACGTCCGCCTTATAGAATCGGGCCGACTTGCACTTGCCTCTCGCCTTTTTCAGCATGGCCTCCGACTGGTCCACGCCCACGACGTCCACGTCCTCGCTACAGAGCCACTCGGCCAGCGGCGCCGTTCCGCAGCACACGTCCAGCAGCTTGACCTCCTTTTTCGCCCACTCGTTTAGTGCATACTCTCGAATCGAGGCCTTTTGAAACGAAATCAACCCCGGCGTCTCAAAGAGCTTGTCGTACACCCCCGCATAAAAGTCGTCGTAGATCGCTTCGTAATCGTGCCGCTCCTCGGTCGGGGCTCCGTCCTCTTTTTTGGTATCACTGTCGAACCCCTCGTGCAGTGAGGAATAGTGATTCATGTTCGCAACCAGCCAGAGGCCGAGCAGTGCCAGGATAAGAATAAACCACCACATTGCCTCTCTTGTATCTATGTAAGAAATGTGGAAGGATCTTCCAATCCAACGGCGAGACATGCCTCCCGCCGCCGACCTCGAATGCATTCAGCCCGGGTACGTCTATCCCCGCTCGGAGGACGTGCACGTGGCTCTCTGGAAGGACGTCGATTCTGCCGTCAAGGCCTGGGCGCTCGAAATATGGTCTCACGCCTTTTCCACCGTCCGCACGCCCCTCCACGACCAAGACTACCTCATCTGGATCGACGGCTCGGCGACGCTCGTGGCCAAACCGGGCGTTCTCTCCGCATTCGAGCGCTCCACCCGCATGGTCTACGTGACCCTCAACTACGTCATTCCCGATAAGCGAGGTCTCGGTCTCGCCGGTAAGATGATTCTCTCCATGGCTCATGAATTGTCGAAAGAGTTGTCGAAAGACCACGACGTCAAGTTCATGTTTGAACTTCACGACGTTCCTCGCAGCATGTCGACGGCCGTACCCTTTACCCGCTTCTCCTACGTGTGGGTCCCGTTCTTTGCGACCGAGACCTGGACGGAAGTCTCGGCGCCGACTGCTGGGATCGTGGGGTTCCGACCCGACCACTGGGCGGGCTTCCAGTTCTACACCACGGGGAGCCCCACGGGGAGCCACCGCATAGTGATCGATCCGCACGATACCGTCGTCTGGTACGACAGCTTCGAGAGCCTCATCACCTTTGATAAGCGGGCCGGAGCGTACGTCCGCATGATCTGGCCCCTCGGAAATGTCTGCGTCTACGTGGAAAACACTTGGATTACAACAACCTACGAACACCTGCTGCTCATATAGCTCCCAGCCGAGCCAGAATTCCCCGCACCACGTCTCGACCCTTATAGTACGCCAAAAAGAGGACCACGAGAATGAGGACGGCCAGAACCACGTCCATGACCGTCAGAAACGACGCTGGAAAGCCCGCAAAGTACGTGACCAGCGGAATGGCCTCCACCTCCTTGACCGTATTGACCACATCGGGCGCCGTCATCTCAATGTAGCGGTTATAAGCCGACAGCTTGGCTTCTTTTTCGTCGAGGAGATTTCCCAGAAAATCGACATTGTTCGTGAGCTGGTTCTTCATCGAGGACTGCTTGTCCCGCACTTGGGCGACCGAATCGGTATACCCCTTCTGAATGCCGGCTTCGGCCTGCAGCATCTCGTACTGCTTTCGGTAGCTGTCCACCTCGGGGTCAATCTTCTGCGACTGAACCCGCTTCTTCTCCTGCTGCAGCCAGGCGTCGCCGTTCTTGAGGGCAAAGTAGCGGATCCTCGCCCCTTCAAAGATCTCGGGCTCCTGATCCTTGTTCCGTGCCGCACTTTGGTAAAATTCAAAGGCCTTGGTCAGCTCTGCTTCCTTTCGCCTGGTCTCGTCGCCCGCTGCGTCGATCATTCTTGCTTATTGACCACAAAGTATATTGCTGCACCGAATCCGCCCGCCAGAATGAGCACGCCCAGCGCAATCGTCACGCTCGCAGGCAGGAACAGCCCCGCAAGAAGAAACACTGCCAGCAACACTGCCAGAGTCCCCACGAGAATCTGCAGGGGCAGCAGACCGAGCGCATATCCCGAGGCCGTCTGCGTCATATTGCGAATCTCGCTGCGGAGCTTCTGCGTCTCCTGCATGGTATCCTCGAGCGGTCCATCGAGGTTGGTGGCCTCGCCGATGACTTGGCTGGCTTCTCGCAGGGCATCTCCCGCCATGATTTCTGCATCCTGGATTCGGATCTCGCCGCCCAGCGAATTGACGTCCCGATCGAGCTGGCGGCCGACCATATCAGCATGCGCCACGACTTCGGGACCATTGTCCGTGTCGAGCCGCTGAAAGATGTTGCCGCTCGGGCCTGGCTCCACCGTCGTCATGTACAGAGTGTTGTTTGAAGGGTTGACCGATATGCTCGTGGGCTCCCGACCGCCCGTATCCAGCGGCTTGCAGCTTTCCTCGTCCTTGTACGGAGGCACGCAGCGCACAGGCCGGCCCGATTTGGTACCGTAGATGGCCGTATTGTCCGACTCCACGGCCGACGGAACGACATTTTTGAGTCCTCTCAGTTCTTCCCATCCCGCCTGCGCCGATGCGTCAGATCGCTTATTGATTGGGTTCCTCGTCGAGTCGTAAATCGTCTCGTACGTGTGGTTCGTGCTGGCATGTAGGAGAGATACGCTCTCGTCCATGGGTATCGGGACCCAGGACTCGGTCGCACACGGCTTGGCACATCCGCTGCCCGTCACAAAAAGAAATGAGTCGCTCACCGCCAGAGACGTCTGTCGGGCAGCGTCCTTGCCGGGCGTCCGCACGAACCGCCATGCGCCCGAACCGTCTACCGGTCGAATAGCAATCCGGTTGTTGGAATAGTCTCCTGCCGGCTGAGTTGACGATCCAATGACCAAGACGTAGACGTAGAGGTTGTCGCACTGAATATCCGCATACCGGACCACGTCTCCCGTGATAACTCCGTATGGCGCCCAGCCTCCCGTGCATGGCTCCTTGCACGAGAATACGGTATTGTCCGAGTTGTAGCCCCACACGTATCCAGCGGGAGAGGAAGCGATCTTTACGAGCCCACCGGGAACGTTGGTCCAGAGGCCAGCCTTTTCCAGCTGTCGCCGCACGTACTGGGTCAGCTTTGAACTTGATTCTATAAAGTCGTTGACGAACCCGCTCATTATCTTACTCACTGGGAATTTTGGCCGAGGAAGACGGCTACTGGGATCTTGACCCGGTTGGCGAGCGTCAGGTTTTGCAGCTGCTCATAGTCCATCGGCCGCTGGCTGTAGTTGGCTGTCGGAAACGGGGTCGTTGACGAAATGGCTCGGAGACGGCGAATGCGGGTCAGGTCGGACGAGTTCATGGTCGCCAGCTTCTTGACGGGCGGAACATAGTTTAGGCAGCTTGTCTGGCAGCTCTGGCCGGGAGACCCAGTCGTGGTTCCAATCAAGATCGAAGATATCATTACTTTTGTAGAACATAATATAATGGACTCGTATCGGACAGTCAAAGACGGATACATGGAACTCGTGCGCTTGGCCGCATACAAGTCTGGCGAGGAGCGCAAGCGGGCCCTCGACGCTCTCGAGAACCAGAACCAGCGCCTACAGAATGCAGTTCTCACCATTCTCGAAGCGTGGAAGCGGGGCAACGCCAAGCTCGAAGAGTACTCGGAGGATACGATCGACGGGCTGCGAGAAGATCTCGAAATGTACAAGCGGCAGCTGGATGACTTTCGGGCCAGCCGGGACGAGCTCACCCGCCTTCAGATCGTCTACGGTAGCAGCCAGTCCGACACCACGGCCCAAAAATACACGTACTATGCCTACATTATCGCCGTCCTCGTGCTTCTGGTGATTGACTTTATTCTCTTTGTCGTCGTGAGCTTCAATATTGGGGGGAGCGCTGCTGCTGTCGAATCCGTCGTTCCCGAAGTGCCTACGGGCTACTAAACAGTCCTCGCCTCGGGGCGGGGCTCGACATAAAGCTGGCCGGCGACCCCATCTGGGGCGTGCCTGGCGTGCCTGGCACTGCCGACGGAAAAAAGCCCGCAAAGGGGTTGCCATAGTAGGGTGCCGGGCGGTAGACGCCGCCGGTGGGATTGTAGTATCCGATCAAAAACACCAGGACGAGCAGGACCATCAGCGCCCCAAAGCGCCAGAGCAGCCCGTAGCCGTTAGTTATGTCGACGACGGGCTTGGCACTGCCTCCGCCGTTCAACCAGGCGTCGTACCGCTCCTGGGCCGTCTCGTACTTGTCCTGAATCGCCTGGGCGTTTCGGCTCATGCCCGAAGCCTTATCGTGCAGCTGCCCGAGGTCCGCATTATCCTGCTGGTATCCCCCCGCAAAGTGCTGCAAATCCCGCCGCTCCTTGTCCACGACTTCCTGCGTCTGCCCAAGCATGTCGTGGATAGCGTCTCGGGCCCGAGTGTAGGCCGTGCGGTAGGCCTCGGTTCCCGTAGTGACAAACTGCACATAGTTGGATCGGTATTCATCGAGAAGTTTGTTAAAGATGCTGGCGTTGTCGACGCTCATTATACATTTGCGACACAAATTCGGTAGTAGGGCGTTCCGCCCGTGGTCTCGCTGTTGCGCATGATTTCGAGAACGTCGCCCGGCTTGGCTCCGATCCAGCGGGCAATGGCATCCTGTGAGGAAATGTGGGGCACGGGCAGGTAATCCTTGTGCACCATGGCGATCTGCTGCAGTACGGGCTGCTCGGCCACCAGCCGAATGTGGTCCTTTTGCATGCGAGCCACAATGTCGTCAATCACGATATTGTACTTTTCAAGGTACTTGGGCACCTCTTCGGCCGACAGAATCCGATGACGGGGCACCTTGCGGTGCTGCGTGGGGTTGTACTCGAGCCGGGCCGCATGAAAGATCTGCAGAACGTCGCTCATGGCGCTCACGGCGTTCAGGACTGTTTCGGATGGGGGAATGGCCACTACCAGGACACCCGTCGTGCCGCCGCTCTTTAGCGTAAAGGCCTTGTAGGACGCCACGTCCTTCTCGTTGATGCGCTGGCGGTTTACGGTAAAGACCACCACGGCACTGCCGGCGGCGCCGTACTTGACTACTTCGGCAGGAAGGGGGCTGGCGTCGAGCGGTTCGGATACGGTCGTGTCGACGCCCCGCTGCTGGAGCATCTCGAGGAGCTTGGACATTGTTGCTGTTATATGTCCCGACGATCTTTTCATCCGTTTTTGTTCGCCAAAGTATAATGAACTGGCTAGCCCTAGCCATCGCCGTGCTCGTCATCGCAGGGGTCCTATGGAGTCAAAAAGAGAGGTTTGGAGTCCCCGAGTTTCTCGATCGAGGGAAGTCTAAGAATCATCGTCGAGATTCAGCTTCATCGTACGCCCAGGTAACGAACCACGAACCGGCGCCGGGACCGGGATCGCCGCCTCGGGGAGAGCCGACGGGGTTTCGGGTGGGGCAGTGGGCGGCATATACTGCGCCATTTTAGCAGGGTCCTCCCGACACTCTTGCACGATGGCCCAGAATGCTCGTAGCTCTTCGAGATGCTTGTCCATCCAGGCGACATCTCGAGGAACCTGCTCGATCCGAATGTTTTCCAGCGTCCAAAAGACCATCCGCACGTCGTCCTCTACGAGGGTCTGCTTCCACTCCATGGGCGTCAGCGGGTCGTCCTCGTCCTTATAGACGATCTTGCCATTGTCGTAGACGGCCAGGACGCCCTTGTAGGGTGCCGTCGAGGTCCGCCAGGCGGTCTGCGTACACGTCTTGAACTGCATTTCCACATAGTCGCAAATGTTGATGCCCGTGCACTCCATCTGCATTTGCATCTGGTGGTAGTACGAGTCGGGAATGGCCGACGTCTGCGAAAAGGGCCGGCTGATGGGGCACTTGAACTCGACCAATTTGCCCCACTCGAGGTCCATCGGGTCGTCCATCAGAACAATGCCGTCGGGCGAGGCGCCCAGAAAGGGATATACAGGATGCACGACGCAGGTCGTGTCGATGACATCGCCGCCCTGAATGGCTTCGTAGATACCCTTGGCGATGGGTTCGAACTGGGTGCCCCACAGACATGCCGTCATGGACGACATTCCGCCGCCGCCCTTTTCAGGGTAGACTTTGCGCATGAGCAGCTCCTTTCGGGCCGAGGGCGTGGCCGTCGCAAAGGCCTTGGTCACTTCGGAAGCCGTAATCATCTCGCTGCGCTTCTGGAGCCACGCATCCGAGCGCTGGTCGGCCTTGCCGTACAGCTTCAGAATCCGATGGACCCTGCGGCGCCTCGCCCAGACGTCGCCCAGCGTGTGCCCGCCCGGCCCCGGCGTATCGAGAGCTTTGAGCACGGCCTTCTTTAGACGGGCGTAGGAGCACCCCTCTCGGGCGGCAATGATCTTGAGCTTGCCGTTGAGTCCACGGGTCGATCCGATGGGCTCTGCAAACAGCTCCTCCATTATTCTATGCAGCAGGCTTCATGGAAAGCGAGAGTATCCGATTTCATCAATCACATTTACAGAGAATTACGGACGACCTACATAATGGTAGAGGTCGTAGCCACGCAAGAGCAGTGGGTCGTCCATCGTCTCGAGAGCTTTTATACACCTGCCCGCATCGACATTCTGCGAGAGACGCTCGGAGGCAAGGTTTCCCTGCGGGTTCTGGACTGGTTCGTCACCAACTATGCCAAGAAGAACAATGTGTCGTACATGTCCAAGGCGGGCAAGCACGTCATCGTCTATCTGGCCTACAAGTCGCACTTAAAGGCCTACAGCAAGCGCATGTTTGACCCCTTTTGCCGGCACGACCGCATCGACTTTCACGGCATTTCCACGACGGTGGGGCAGCTCAACTTTTTCGCTTGGGCCATTGAGGACGATATTTTGGAGTACATGAGTGAGCACATGAATGACATTCACGTGGACATGGAGACCCGCATGACGACGACCAAGACCGGGTCGGGTGCGGGGCGTAAAAAGCGGCACGAGCTCTCGCACTCGGCCACCAAGTCCATCAAGAAGCACGATGTCAAAATTATGGTGACATTCACGTAGTTCAACGCCGGCGGCGGGTGCGGCGGGTGTGGCGCATTTTTCGGCGGGTCCCACCTGCAAGACGCATATACGTCGCTTCAAATCGGCGTTCTGTTATTCCGTCGGTCGAGATCTTTCGGACCAAGACGGGATCGTCGTTATGAGTCAACTGCAAGATTTCGGGGCTGTGCACAAAGACTACATTGTACGGCAAAAGAATCTCAAACTCGTTTTCCACCCGGGATACGTCGTTGATGTAAAGACATGGTGTCTTTTTGCGGATGAGTATCTCGTAAAGGCAACACCTGGCTTTCGCATACCCACCGGTGAAGGTCATTGCCGAATTCACATTCATCGATGTCGAGATAAAGCTGTCGCCCTTGAAGCGGAGGATCCCCGGCTCCAAACTTTGCTCGCTCTTGCGCCCCCGGTAAACCGTGATGTCCTGGGTCGCCTTGGGCGATTTCAGAATTATAGAGTAGAGTTCGAGACAATAGTCGCCGACCAGCTTGTTTAGAATAGGCATTCGCATGAAAAGGTCGAAATTGGCGTCAAAGACCCCCGCCATTGCCGCACCTTGAATCGTGCCATCCTTGTCGATCAATGCGTCCCTCGGTGGCATGGCAAGCCCTTGTTTGACCAAAAAATCGTAATGATCGTATATCTGGTATGCAAAGGGAACGGAGGTTCTGTCCCTGCGAATTTTGGAGAGGATCTCGTCTGGCGAATCGAGGCTCCGTCGTAAATACGAATTCGCAAGAACATCACCATGAAACGTGTAGGCCTTGACTATGGCTTTGCGCCGAGGATCCGACTGCAAATATGCGCTCTGTGCAGCCATCCACTCCTTGAGCTTCGGATCGGCTTCGGCGCTTTTAAACTCTGCGAGTTCGTAGGATTTTGCCGTATTCAGCCGCCCATAGATTCGTTTGGTCTTTTTATCGTCCAGATATACTGCAACCGACGACTCCATTATAGTAAACTCGGCGTAAAATTCATATCTTCGATTCTAGAGCGGGAAAGTAATGCTAGCCCCCCACGGAGTCTATCCGGTTCTCGAGGGAATCGCCGACTTTGACCTAAACACCGAAATCGAAGAGTACGAGTACGACGGCCGCACCGTGTTTCGGGGAAACATGGACCCCGAGCTGTCCAAGGACGGCCGCAGCGTCTACTGGCTGTACGAGGACGATGCCCGGGTCGGCCTGGTTGAGCACACCTCTGACGCCCACACCTGCTACTGGTACCGCAATAACCCATACTCGACGTTATTTCAGGAAGACTGGAAAGTCTATGATGAAACCATCTGGAATCTCCTGCCGCAAAAGGCCTACGACGAGTGCATGCGGCACGGGTGGACGACCATTCCCGAGATTCGGGCGAGGACGCAGCTCCAGATCGCCACTCTTTCGGACTTTATGGGAATTCCTGCGTCTACGGCAAGCATCTGCGTCCGCTGCGGCGACCTCTGTGCGCATAAGGGCTGCGTGCCTCATGAAAAAAAGAGTTCGTCTATTTTTTCCGTATTGTTTTCAGATGACGACGGAACCATCTACGTTCCGCCGTCGGACAGCAAGGCTTACGCTACCTTGCGGCGACGAGGTGCTGCTGCGGCCGGTGCCGGGGCGGGTGCGGGAGGAGGAGCCTCGACGACCGGCGGCTCGGCAGTAGCACCACCGGCGTACTCCTCGTCATCGTCCTCGGCTGCAAAGGCCGCCCGAGCTCCGCCGGCAACCACGGGCGCCGCCTCCTCGTCGTCCTGATCCTCCTTGAAGAAGTCCCGGGCGGTCTGGCGGCGGCGCTTGCTGACCTCGACATACGCCGGCTTCCACGTGAGACCAAACGCCTGGCCGATGACGTAGATGCTGCCCTGGGCGATGATCTTGCACGCACAGCCCTTGCCAAACGACTCGGGCAGGTCGCTCGGGTTGCTGACCACCACGTCGTTACCCGTGTCGTCGATAATGTCCATACAGACCTTACCGTCGTACACTGGGAGCTTGAAGCGGATGCTCGGCGGGTACTTGCCGTTGGGCACCCAGCCCTCTGACGTATTCTCCTGAGAGACGCTCAGGAACTTGTTGAAGGAATCACGAACTGAACTCAGTTCACGCTTCTTTCCAAACCACTTGGGACTATTGTCCGTTGCAGCCTTGATCACGGCCTCCTGAAACTCCCGCATGAAGTTGTAGGCCTTCTGTACGTCGTCCGTGCCCGCCGCCGGCTCCGTTCCGTACGGGTCGCAGCCCTGCAGGCTCGCCGACATGGTGTACGACGTCGTCGTGCTGCCGTCCTTGTTCTGGTTCTCCTTCACGAGCACTCCGCCGGGGAAGGCGAACTGGGGGAAGCGGAACTGCACATTCTGATTGACATACTTGAAGCCTACCGAGATACCTCCTTGCTTATTCTTCTTGGGCTCAGAGAAGGTGATATCCGATACGTTGATCTTGCATACGTTGACAGTTGCGGGGGCGGCCATTTTCTTTGTTTGGTGTGCTGATATTTCCAGTCAAGTACGGCCGATCCGTTTTATGGTGATATTTTCGTGTCGTATCCGAATAAGCGTAATGAAGTGCCTGGCTTGTCAGAATAAGAAATCAACGGCCCGCTGTTCCAAGAATGCGCTTCAGGGGCTCATCTACTGCGGAATGCACATGCGGGTCCGCAAAGTGAACTGCTGGCTGACCAAAAGCGCTCTGCGTGGCATTCGGCTGTTTCAGGCCCTGGTGCGGGGCTACCTCGTGCGGTCCTACGTGGCCGCTGCGGGCCCGGGCTGTATTGACCGCAGAAAGTGTCACAATGATTCGGACCTCATAACGTGCGACGAACGGATTCCTCCCGAGAATTATTTTTCGATTGTCGAAGACGGCAAGATCTGGTGGTTTGACCAGCGGTCTTTTTTCCAGTGGTCTCAGAACGATCTCGTCATTCGCAACCCCTATACGAGGACGGTGCTAACGGCGGAGGATACGTGCCGCCTGCGGACCCTCGTGCGCCTGCGAAAGCTGCACCGACGGCCGCTGTACCACGAGGGCCAGCCCCCGCCGATGCTGGTCGCCGATCAGCGGGACAATCGCTGGCTGCGGGTCTGCCAAGTCCTGCGAGAGTACGGCCACCCCGAGCACCACGAGCACTTTATCAGTCTCAGCTACAGCAGCATGTGTTCTCTGGTAAACGCTCTGGTCGAAGACACCCGGCACTGGACGGCCATGCCCAACCAAAAGTACCACACGATTCTCAGGAATATGAGCAATATGATGCACACCTACCGAACCGATCGCCAGATGAGCCTCGACATTGCCACGGTCCTCATGACGGTCCTGGTCGATCTCAAGTGCGCCAAGACCTTTGCAAGCTTCATCCACTCGGCATACGACTATGCAGTTGCGTAGCCGGGGGTATGCTCTGATTTCCAATTTTTGAATTTTGAGCCTTTTTTACAATGTTTTCGGAACGGCCGGGTGACCCCTCCCTTGGATTCTGAAAAAGTTGGAATCAAACTTAAAATTGAAAAATTCAAAAATCTCAGAAAACTGGAAAACCCATGCTTCACTGGGGGAGACCCTTGGTTTCGGCTGGGCCGTTTCCGTCAAACCAAGTGCAAACCGAGCCACGACGGGCCAAACAGCGCTGCTTCGTCAGGCAAAGGTTCGTTGACGACAAACCAGGAGGGCCGTTTTTTGAATTTTGAATCTTTTTGACATGTTTTCAAAAAGTCCGGGCTCTGAATTTTTCAATTAATTCATTGATTTTCTTTTACAAATTCAAAGGATTTCATTAATTCCCCCTTTTTGCCAAAAAATCTCCAGACGGGTTTAAGCCCGGAAATTTGTTGGTGTGTAGGTAAGGAATTAGGGTATAATCATACATATGCTTGGTACGATGCAGCCCAGAGGTCCACCGTCTGATAGTTGCCGCCACTGCCAGCGGTGGTTCCGAGAAATGCGTTGGATGACCCAAGCAGGTATTGTAGGTTTATGCCACTTTGACTGCTGCGTAGGAGGGTCGCACCTTCACTGACCGACCACGAGATTGTATTGGAGCCGTCGTATGAAATATCAACCTTGACAAAGGTATTCGTGGTGCAAATATCCTGGGTGATTTGACCAAGGCTTACACTGGACGACGGGTACGGGTTAGCACTATTGTTAAACACGATTCGTGTGAATGATGCGAGAGGGTTAACAACAATACCGACAGCCTGGGTTGTTGTGCCACCAAGTATTCCGAGTGACCCTCCACCCCCTCCAAGAAATCCAGACAGGGTAGAAAAGGCCACAGAGAAGCCGTCGACAACGTTCGGAGGAGACGTTCCGTCGGCTAGAGTACGGAAGGTTTCTGAGACCACAAACGGGAAGGTGACATTAACGAACGCATTATTGTTGAATGCGCTTGCTGCAACTCCATTCGTGTTATTTAGAAGCTTGACAATATCCTTAGGCGGCGACGCTTGGTAGAAATACGACGCATTGCCGTTGAACGTCCATGACGTACTATTGAACGGAGAAAATAAATCGACAACCATCAACGTTGGCACGTAGCGATACACGATGGGTGCGATATTGTTGCGAACCAGCGTCTGGGCGCTATAACTGCCGCCCCCATTCAGTATGGCAGTCGATAGCCGAAAGCAATTCTTCTTCTGCTGGTCGGCGTAGGTGGCGTCGGCCTGCCCCTGGGCGACAATCTTGATGTTGCGGGTCACCATGCTGCTGTCTACGGTGCGCCCCCTCTTGGATGATCCGAGGCCCTGGCTGCTCATGTTATAAGAGTGCGACAAATATTTTCAGTCTCAAATCTATTTACGTCGTCCCCGCCCGTAGTATATACAACCGCGTTAGAATGCCAGCAACGACTTCTCACTCTGTATCAAACATGAGCAGCCCCGCCGAGACCAAGAAGATCGTGAAGAAGACCAAGGTCGCCGCCCCCGAGCCTGTTGCCGCCCCTGCCCCGGCTGCAACGCCCGCCCCGGTCAAGAAGGCGACCAAGGCTGTCGCCGCCAAGACGGAGGTGACGGTCCCTGTCGTCCCGGTTGCGGCGCCCGCTCCGGCGGTCGAGGCGGCGCCCGCAGTCGAGGCCTCTGCGGCCCCGACGACGCTCGAGATTGTCGAGCGCATTCGTGACCTGCGCACCCGCCTCAGCGCCGAGCTCAAGACGATCATCGCCGACACGCTCTCGGCCGCCAAGTCGTCGGCCCGTGAGGTCAAGGACGCCCGCCGCCGCAAGCGTGTCAAGAAGGACGTCGCCGACATGACGGCCGAGGAGAAGGCGGCGCACGAGCTCCGCCGCTCGAAGAACGCCTTCCTCAAGCCCCGTGATCTCTCGGCCGAGCTCTGCGCCTTTATGGGTCTCCCGACGGGCTCGCAGCGCTCGCAGACGGACGTTACCAAGTTCGTCTCGAGCTACGTCAAGTCGCACGGCTGCTTCGACCCGGCCAACAAGCGCCGCATCGTGCCCGACGGTGCGCTCGCCCGCCTCCTCAAGGCCACGGACGCCGAGAAGCCGATCACGTACCTCAACCTCCAGAGCTACCTCAAGGTCCACTTCCCGAAGCCCGCAACGACGGCGTAAAGACCTCGCATAGTAATGTAGAAAAGCCCGTATACGCTTGATTGCGTATGCGGGCTTTTTTTGGCTTAACACATTGTCCGTTCCTTGTCGTGAAAGGCTATAGCCCCTTCATTCCATTCGTTCGTATATAATTCGACCGATTGTACGATTGTGCTACGTAAACACACACCGACACAAACATCCTCTGCATCCGAGACACTTGGATCCATATCTTGGAGTTTTTCAAGAGACGACCGAGACACGTAGTACAATGGACCACCACAGTAGTTTATTCTATTACTTGTACACGTTATAACGCCAGCATAGTCTACAAATCGCAGTTTGGGGATGGCAAGAATTAGGTCGGCCATCTTCAAAATAACATCGTCGTCAATCTTGAATACAAAGTTTGGATTAAATTTGGAATAGACGAACCGAAACCCCGCTCGAATCTTATACGGAAGCCCTTTGTAATCGTCCGGGCAGCGAAGCGTCGCAATGTGCGTTGCGGGGTCGTACGATACTTCGACGTCGAGGTCTGGATCGCCGTGAAGAATGACAAACTCAAATGGGACCGTTTGTATCCATTTGAGTTTTGACAGGGTAGTTGACTGCCTGTGACTGCAGATCATCAGCATTATATTTATACAGGAACCACATATACTCCTGGAAAGAAATACTGCGGGCTGTATTCCGATCCCGGAAAATTCGACGGCATACAAATGGGTCTGTGAGGGTTCAAATAAGCACCCCACCAGGAGAGGGATTCGGTCGATGCTATTCCCGCCTTACATCGTGCCATTAGAGCCAGCGATTGAACCTCGTTGTATTTCATAATTTGGTAGTCTATACCCTCTAGCCATTTCGGAGTGTCTCGAATAACTATATCCGTGAAGACGATGAAATTTGTTATATCGTGGTTACCTCGCATGAAATGTATGCTTCGGGAATAGTATTCGTCCGTACACTCTTTGTCAATATGAATGAAACATGCCGAAGCCTCCTGTGGTCCACCGATAGGAGGCAGCGATAACATTTCATTAAACTTCTCTGGAATAAATACGTGATTCTGTATGGAGCAATGCAAATAGACGCATTGGGTGGTATTCGAGTACGTCGATAAAAACTTTACGCATTTTTCATAGGAAGGCACACCCGTATCAAAGAGAACACGTGTGAACTTCTTGGCTACGGTGAATGCCCCTGAACAAATAAACATCTTGGAGATGATGATGCGAGACGCTCCCTTCAGCATTTCGTCGATTATTGCGTATTTATTTCCTGAACCAGATGCTAGTTTCACAGCGACTGCAATCTGAAACAATTGATCTCCAAGCCCGCCTTTCAAATAAGGTATAATGACTCCCATTGTAGGCTCCTTGAAGTATATTTACGATATTTAAACCGACTCCTGTCGGGATGGGACTGCTGCATCTACAGCAGTTCCTTACATCCATTTATATAGGTGTATATTCCTTCGATCGCTAGTTCGAACATTCCACCGCCTTGGCTTCGGGAAAGTAGTAACCCGTGACGACATAGCTCGGATCGTTGAACCACTTGGAAGGAATGCATAGTGGACGATTCCGGTTTAGAAACGCTCCCCACCACGAAAACGTAGAGTTGGCCGTTATACCCGCCTTGCACGTGGTCATCAAGTATAGAGAGTCAAGCTCGTTTTCGTCTATGACAACATAGTCAATGTCCGCCAAGCATGGGAGAGTCTTGCAGTAAGCGGAGTCATTGGTAAATACAGCGAATCGTTCTATGCCGAGCGACTTTATGTGGGCGATTGAGGTACGATAATACCCGGTAAGATCCACATGGTGGAGAGGGTGGTTCACGTAATCGCCGCCACGAATATGGAGGAAACAACGCTCGCCAATATCAGGATACCTTTGTCCAACTGACTCGTCGAGCGAGAGCATCTGTCGAAAGAATTTCGGGACCTTTGTATAGTCTTGAAAATACCCAAATAAGAGTTTGTTATCGTGGACTTTCAGTTCGCTCTCATTTATAGATCCGCCCCGGGGTGGCTCTCGGACCGTCCGCAGGGGGCCTGGGTTATGTACTCTTGGGATATTCCTGAAAATTGTCGAGAAATAATCCGTGTTGGCGTGAGGATTTGCAGAGCAGTGTGTCGGCGAGATTGCGTACGGATCTCCGAACTTTGTGGAATAGTGTATGGCCGCCGACACCTGGAACAGCCAGTTGCCGAGACCCCCCATCAGATGCGGCACAATCATTTTACGTATTATCAACCGATAATTAGTAAATGGCTGTGGCGTACGTCATTAATTTGGATAGTCGGCCCGATCGGTGGGAGCAGATCCAAACGGACTGGAAGGGTGCTTTTCCGCTCGTGCGCACACCGGCCGTGCAAGAGACTCCAGGCTGGAAAGGATGCTCGTTATCACATATCAAAGTTGTCGAAGAAGCGAAATCTCGAGGAGAACCGTACGTTTTGGTGTGGGAAGATGACTGTATTCCCCGCAAACGACACCCTCTCGCAATCCAAGCGATATGGAATGAAGTCATGTCGAAACTCGCCAGCAACCAGGACAAGTGGGATGTTGTTCTGGGTGGGGCGACATGGTCGGCAGCCGGACAGCCTCCTACCCTAGATACCGAATTATCGGGGCAGAATGCAAAAGTATACAACTTGCCCAGAGGCTTCTGTACCCATTGGACTCTTTGGAACGTAAATACGACGTACGACAAACTTATGGCATACAAGACCACTCTAGAAACGGAAATTGATGTATTCATGTATACGCATTTCCGAGTCAGAATAGTCCTTCCGTTTCTAGCAGAACAGCGACAGGGATATAGCAACATCGTAGGGAGTGACGTAAATTATTCAGCATTGTTTGATTATGCAGAATCAATGTACTCGGTGCCGGCTCAAACTGTTTCCGAATTACTTCGCAGAGCCCCCCGTATTCAAAAGCCGTCATTTATGACTGAATGAATCGTAGATGGATAGTCGACGTACTTTTGTGCAGTTTTGTAGTTTGATTCGATTATTTCGAGGTATTGCGTATAATCTGGGAGTACAGTAGCCTTCTGCACAAGTTCGTCCGGGTTCGTCGTCTCTAGAATAATCCAGCCACGAGTGTCGAAATATCGTCCGATGTTTGAACATCCATAATATATTGGGATGGTCTTTGTCACAAGGCAGTCCATGAGCTTTTCGGTGAAGTAGTTTGGTTGGCGACAGTTTTCGATAACGAGCGAAAACTGATACTCTGAAAACAGAACATTCTTGTCGTCATACACAATTGGATTCGTCTGTATAGGGGGGAGTAGTTGTCCATTCGAAGAGCGAAACCATGTAATTGGCAGGGGAATATGCAACTGATTCATATACAGTTGTTTGCGGAAGATGTGCGCAGGCGTCATTTCCTTCCACCCAGTTATGTTGGAAATTTTAGGTTGTTTTGTGGTGACGTCAATGTTCTCGTATACTCTCCGGGGGATCCATGTTGTGCCGTATACACAGAGACGGGCATTCGGACACGCCTTTATAATTTCTTCGTCATGTGTGAGTATCATATCGTATCTGTCTCGATTTTGAATAACCCTGCTCCTCATACAATTGATTACCTCTGGTTCACATACCACGGCCACAAACAGTTCGACATCCGCAGGTCGTCTGCTTTCGGGTAAATCAATAGATAATCCAATCGATTTCTCCGTGGGAGGAAGCATTTCGTTCGTCAGCCAGTACGAGTCTGTAATGTATGGCATTTGTCATACTAGAATAGTATCCTGAAAGTTATTTTATACTTACGTACTTTCGGCGGGTTCAATTAAATGGAACACATATATGCGAAATACGCAGAGTATGCAGGTTCGTGTTCCTTGGATGATTTCAAGTCACACCAAAATTATACGCCCATGCTCGAACATGTACGTCAAGAGTACAGTCTGGAATATTTCAATCTGTTGAAGAGCCACATGTCGAATGCCGACATATCTGAATTCTGCAAGCTAAACGATGCGTTTGGCAATCCAAAACGGCACATTATTCCCGAGTTGTCGCTGGGAGTATCGGGAACGTCCCTACGCTATCTTTTTCACGCTTGGATTATACTGACGAACCGACCCGAATCATCTCCCATTGTTGAGGTAGGATGCGGATATGGAGGATTGTGTCTTGCGATTGATTTCCTTTCGAAAAAGCTCCATCGGGCCATACCGTCGTATACGTGCATAGACCTTGATGGTCCGCTATCGCTGCAAAAGAGGTACTTGTCAAACTTTCACCTGAGCTTCCCTGTACAATTTGTGGCTTCGTCGACATACGGCTCTGACATCCAAGGCAGTGACAACTTTTTGGTAAGTAGTTACTGCTTTAGCGAGATATCGAAAGTCTATCAGAAAAAATACATAGACGTATTGTTTCCTAAAGTGTCTCATGGGTTCATTGCGTGGAACAACATTCCCCTTTATGATTTTGGAAAGAGCGGAATTCGGTCGGAACCCGAACGGCCTATGACTGGCCGAGGAAACCTATTCGTTTATTTTTAGAGATATCCACCGAGATACGCCGTCAAGTAAAACCACTGAGTGTCTACCTTTCCAGCATCGTACTTTTTTGCACCCCATAGGATTGCCTTGACGATATGAAACGCATTTGGATTTGTATTGATCATATAGGTATACACATCCTGATCCTTGCCGTAAAAGCGTCCTATCGTTTCAAAATGTTTGAGAGTATCCAAGTATGTTGTTGTAAAGTGCGACCATGCCGGAATGTCTCCTGCCAGAACGCCGCCGCCGATATGACGGTCTTCAATGTTCAAGATTGTGATTTTATTCGGTAACGTGAGCGCAGGGGCTGCTTCGGCGAACCGAAGGGGTTTTTCTATATTTTCAGGACTACGGAAACAGCCAATATCGCACCATACAAAATGTGTGGAGTCATAGGGGTTTCGCTGAATTGCCTTCTTAACAAACTCCTGCTTCAATGCCCAGATAATGTAGAGTTCTGGACTGTGAATATCGGCTTCTCGATCTTTTTGCAGCTGCGTTTCCCATTTGTCCATCCACTCGGGTGTGGTCAGCTCAAATGATCCTACGAGCGGCTGCTCGATGAATGTGATCTGTGTATGCGGGGCCTTGAACGTTGCAAGGATTCTGGAGTTGTCGCAGAAGCATACGATGGGACTGGTCGTGTACACAAAAAAGTTCTGGATCCATGATAGATACTCTCCGTACGTATGTTTGGATTTCCCCAATTTGTAAAATGCGGTGACTACTGTAACAGACATTTACACTTTGTAAACCAATGTATTTAAATGAAAATTTCGATCTTGATGCCAGTCTATAACGGTATAGAGTTCCTTCAAGAGAGTCTTCCATCCGTAAAGCGACAGACGCACCGGGATTGGGAGTTGCTTATCGGTATTAACGGTCATTCCGACGCATCATCGCTGGTCAAAACTGCCGAGACTCTTCGCAACGGCGATAACCGCATTCGCATCCTTGTGCAGTCTACAAAGGGCAAATCAGACTCTTTGAACGATCTTATGCAGTACGTTACCGGAGAGTGGGTAGCTCTTCTGGACGTGGACGATATGTGGGACATTACGAAGCTCGAGGAACAAATTCAGGCAATCCGGCCCGATATTGCAGTCGTAGGGACACACTGTAGGTATTTTGGTGACCTAAGCGGCTCTCCTGCGATTCCTATGGGATATATCGATCCGGTTGTTTTGAAAACGGTAAATCCAATTATCAACAGCAGTAGTCTTATTCGAAAAGAGTACTGCCGATGGACAAACGACTACGACGTAGAAGACTACGAGTTGTGGATGCGCATATGTCTCGCCGGGGGAAAGCTTTTTAATGTTCCGGCGGTTCTCGTATCGCACCGGATTCATCGAGCGTCGGCGTTTAACGGCAAACAACAGGACGTCGAGGGGTTGAGAAGACAATATATCACAAATTTTCCAAAATTTGCCTGATTTTTGAATGAGAATTCCCATCGCCAAATGGGCATTTGTATTCTGGAATTGGGGAGTTGGATACAATTTTTACACATTGCCTTAAATAGTCTGGTGTAGGACACAGAATCCCAGTAGTGCCGAGTATTTCTGGGCGTTCGGTGCTTGACCTACAAATGATAATTCGTTTATTGAGGAAACTTGATTCTTCTTGTATGCCCCCGCTGTCGGAAATTATAAAATTACAGCTGCGTATAATCTCAATAGTGTCTTTATGAGTCTGCGGTTGTATTTTTTGAACATTTTTTAATATCCCTGCGTGTTTTTGAATTTCGGGGTTTGGATGTAGTGCGATTACAAAATCATATTCTGGAAGATCAGTCGCAATAGCCTCTAGTTCTTTGAACCATTCATGTATATTCTCCACGTTCTTTCTACGGTGAAGAGTTATAAATACCGTACGACCATATGTACACCCGTCCGATTTAATTGAATCGAGGCCTGTATTTCCCACCACATAAACATTGTTCGTAATATTCTCGAGGGCTAGATTCTGTTTGTTGAGTTCTGTCGGACATAAGTGAATATATGCAATCCGACTTATGAGTTGTCGGTTTAGTTCTTCCGGGAACGGGTCGTCTATATCGTATGTACGAAGTCCTGCTTCAAGATGAATGACTTTCTTGCCGTGATGGACTGCAGACATCGCTATTGCTGCTGCCGATGTCGTATCGCCCTGGACTATTACATAGTCTACTTCATGAAATATATGAGGATTTTTCAATATGTTGATAAATATATTATTCAAGCGGTTCGGCGTCGAGTTGTCTATATGTAGAGTATAATTAGAAGTAATATCTTTCAAGAGATCGATATGCTGCCCAGTCATACATGTTTTTATATTTGCAATATTGTCGATTAATGACTTTACTTTGATATATTCTGGACGAGTTCCGAAACATACAAGAAAGTACATATTAACTTAAATCGCCACAATCAAGGTAAATGATTTTAAGGTGTATAGATGATTACTTTAAAATGGATATAACGACGATGTCTAACGTATTTAATGATATTTATATTCGCAATATGTGGAATATGGGTCAGAATGACAGTAAAAGTGGGCTTGGAAGCTCCATTGTATACACAGTCCATATACAAAATATATTGAGAGAAGTTGTCAATCGGTTTTCCATCCGGAGTATGATTGATACGTCGTGCGGCGACTGGTTTTGGATGAAAAAAGTGCGTACAGACCTCAAATGTTCATATCTCGGAATTGATATTGTCCCGGATATAGTTCGTGAAAACTTAAAACTATATGGAACGGAAAATACACACTTTTTGAATTCGGACGTACTTTCTTATCTAAAAACCATACCGGATAAGTCCGTAGACCTTATACTATGTAGGCATACATTGGAACACCTGCCGTCCGAGTATAATGTTGATTTCATGAAGGAATGTAAACGAGTATGTTCATATCTTCTTTTGACCACACACACGGAGTCTGAAAATAGGGAATTGAATGGTACACAAACTCCGTATAGACCTATAAATTTGAGTTTACCCCCTTACGTAGACGTAATTGGTTCTAGCTTTACTAATTCTTTTTATGACGGGCCAACAACACATAATTGTCCAGAAATGTTTATCAATTTATACACATTCTGCAAATAGTTATTTAGAAGGATTAGCGTAAAATACATAAATGGCAGAAATTACATGCGTGTTAAACGTATGGAGGCGTTTTCATACATTTTACGAGCAACTTGATGCCGTAAAGAAGCAGACAATACCCCCAAAGCACATTATTGTATGGAACAACAGTGGTCATGAAAATTACAATGCGCTTATGGAAATTGCGAAGAACGAATCTTTGAAATTGACTGTAATTACATGCTCTCGAAATATGGGCGTATGGGCACGTTTTTACGCATTATATCCAATGTTGTCTGGACAATATGTATGTGTATTTGATGATGATACAATTCCTGGAAATAAATGGTTTGAAAACTGTGTGGAGAATATGAAAAAATACAATGCTCTTCTTGGTACAATCGGAGTCACGTTTGGGGAAGGGTATTTGTATCACAACGATAGGCGCAAGGGGTGGGGTACGAACAACACTTCGTCTGAATTTGTAGATATTGTAGGTCATTCGTGGTTTTTCAAACGTGAATGGATATCTACGATTACAAGAGACCTTCCCAATATCGATGAACGTTTTTTAAAGTGTGGAGAAGATATGCATTTAAGTTACGCTCTACAAAAGTATCTCTTTGTCCCTACGGTTGTACCACCACATCCCGATTCTGATACATCTATTTGGGGTGCCGATAAAGCAAAGTCGGTAATGTACGGAAACCAACTATCTACATTTTGCGAATTGGGCGGGCAAGAGGCGTTTAGCGTACCTCTACAACATTATCGCAATAACGGGTTTGAAACTATACGAACTCGTGAGAGCCGCATCAAAAAATACGCAAACTGTCTGAATTACTTTTTAGACAAGATACGAAATAAACAACCCTTTGCGCTCCTTCGTTATGCAGACGGCGAGCATGCGGTTCTTCAAAATACAACACTTACGAACTGCGACAATTGGACGTTTACAAGTGGTTCTATTCTTTGTACGCATCTTACAGATTCTCTTAAGAATACACGAACAAACGTTTATTACGGCATTTCAGGGCCTTCTGATAGTCGCTCAACGTTTGAATATTATTGGAACGCTATTGAGAATAAGGGAAATATTACTTTCGCAAACGTCCTGGTAAATCAAAATCATCCGGAGTGGATTCGCTTTTTATACAGTCACGATGAACCGTGTGTACTTATTTCATGTAAAAAACCAGAGAACAATCTAATTGGGAAGGTGCGTGTAATAGAACATGTCGAAATCTCCGAGAAACTCGTGAATGTGTGGGATTTGGAGTACGAGTCATATACGAAGAGTATGAAAAAATTGGCCACCCAATACACAGGTATGTTGTTTTTGATATGCGCCGGTCCATTGTCTGAGGTTTTTATTGACAAAATGTATTCTGAAAACCCATTGAATACATATATTGACGCAGGGTCGTCGCTGGATGTTATAACAAAGGGTGCGATAACGCGTGGTTATCAGCACTGCATCAATGAAGTCCCGGCAGACTCTATCATAGACATTCCACAACTCTAACAATCTTCCATGAATGTTCTCCATAAGCAACAAACGGTTCGTCGTGAAAACTCAATACATCATATTTGAAATGCTTATCAAGTTCTTCGCCAAAACAAGCGTAATGATTGAAATCATCAACAAGAATGATAGTTCCCGTCTTTACGAACGGTTTAATTTTAGAATACCATTTCGATCTCTTGTCTCCGTTTGGTCCGTCTATAAGCACAATGTCAAACTGAATTTCTGGAAGAATCAATTCATCTATATTTGATTCGGCGTAAGACATGTATTTCACATGTTGGTGATTACCAATAAAGTTGGGATTTGATTCGTATGTATAGAATGTTAAGTCTTCGACGAAACACTTGAAATGATTATAGAGTTTCACAGTTGAATCTCCAGAACCAAATTCTAAAACTGCCATCTTTGGATAAAAGACTACATGTTTAAAAAACTCTTCCATTTCCCGCTGTGTATATGACCACCCGCCATTGAACTCCGGGATGTGCATTAATCATACAAACATTTTATTAAATGTGGCATCCAATGAAAGTTCTCGTTCTACAAACTTGCGAGGTTCGAACTCGGTATATCTGCGCAACATCTCATCAAACTTCCTATCAAAGTCGGAGGCATTGTGAAATTTTATACCGCATTCGTCGGACCAATATGATGCAGTTGTTGCATACAATGTAGGGTCGGAATAAGCAGGACACCTGTTGTTTATTTCGTCGCACATGGTTTGAACATCCCACACCAAAATAGGAACATTCATTGCAAGAGTTTCTTGAAACGCAAACCCTTGTGATTCATGACACCCTATCCACACAACAAACTTGGTGTCCATAAGTTTCGCTTTAAAATCCGAGTCGACATATGAACCGTATACAACCGTAGAGTAGGTTATACCCTTTGAAGAAAGTACACTTGTTGCATGTGCATACAACGATGAATCTCTGCGCTTGCAGTATATCATTACAGAATTGCGGTTTGTATTGGCGATCGGTATTGATTCCGTGTCAACTCCAAACGGTCGCGCAACAAACTGAATTGTATTGCACATTTTTCGCTGAAGGTTCAAGTTCCAATCAGACAGAGTATTATAGACAAACCTCGAATCGTGTGCGTGTTTCCAAATGGGATGAGACCGGTCATTTGGAAATACGAAGAAATGAGGGCCGTAAATAACCTTGCAGGTTGGAGGTATGCGATTTGGAGGTACGTACTCGTTCAAACAAAGGAGGTAGTCGACCGAGTTGTCCAGATCGCCAAGGTGGTTCGATTCTATATAAGAAAGACCAGGTCGCGCAAGCATCTTTCGAATGGACTCTACGTTTTTCGGATGACACCATGTGTAGTATATGTATACTTTCATTGTGTAAAGTACAAATGTACTTGTAAACGATTAACGTGCTCGTTCTACTATATACGAATACATACCTGGAAGTTGTCTAAAAAAGACGTGCGGCACCGAGAAACTATATGCCGTTAACACGTTGGTTTTGAGCATATGGGAGAATGTTCCGTCTACGGTATATGTAAGATTTTCTGAGTAAAATTTTTCATATATATCTACAAACGATTTAGAAGTCTTGGACGATGCGATATATGCATGTGTTTCGTAGAAATCGTAAATTCTATTGAAGGTTGGATTTCTCGTTTGATCAACTCTAAGTTGATTACAATCTAGTAAGAACATATCATACGCAATGTTACTGTTTTTAAACTCGATCAACTGATTACATAAATTGTCTATCGAATTTACCATTTCGCAGTCGTCTTCAAACACAACAACGTAATCATAACCTTTTTCAATCGCATGTTTGTGAACGCGTGCATGCGATGCAAAACAACCCAGGTCTCCGCGCCCCCTATTTGCGCTGGGATTATCAAACGAACGGGTAGGGTAACCTAAGTTTATCAGTTCCTGTCCATCTACACCAGAGAAAATGTTTAACTTCGTCTTGAGGTTTTCCTCTAGTTTTTCGACAAGAGGTTTACGTTCTGTTGCCTTGTCGAGATGAATCATATAGAATCCAATATTTTTAGACCCGGTCAGCGCTTCAACGCCCGAAAGTAAAGACGCCATTTTATATATTATCAACTTTTAAGTTTAAATAATAATAACGTGTTTTATTAATGTCTCTATCGGTCTTCTTTAATGGATTTTGGCCGGGGTTTTTGGACGGTACGAATCCCAATCACTCTGGTTTTTTTCTTGACATATTTCGTAGAGTTTTTAAGACAACTACCCCTGTTCGAATCGAGACTAACCCATCCTTGGCAGATATATTGTGTGAAAGCCATTGCAAATCAAGCATGATTGATTTTAAACCCTGGAAGTATTCGTTTTTCTTTACGGGAGAAAGCGTTCTGAACGAATGGAATGACAGCGTGTATTCCAAATTTAGAGTTTTCTTAGGAGGGATATCTTGTAAATCAACAAATAGCACTATTCGAATTGTGCGATGTCCGTTGTTTGTATCTTATTTATTCTGCAACCCACAGCATTCATTCGCAAGTGTAAACGTCGTTCCCACGTATAATGTGTGCGCAGTTATGGGGCAAGGTATTACCGCAGGTCCGAGAGGCGAAACGAGAATTCGATTTTTAGATAAACTCCAAACCAAAATTCCCGTCGTATATGGAGGGCGTTTTCGTAATAACATAGGATATACGGTTTCCGGCGACCACAATTCTAAATCACTTATACATTTTTACAGTCAATATAAATTCGTAATGTGTATGGAAAACTCGAAAGAAGATTATTACATAACGGAAAAAATATGCAACGGGTTGTTCGCAGGTGTTATTCCTATATACTGGGGGTCTCCGAATATACACGAATATTTTAACCCAAAAAGATTCTTATGGCTTAAAGATAACTCGGATGCCAGCATTGACTCACTTGTGAATACAATAACCACTATGACCGATTCAGAGTATTTGGATATCGTAAAACAACCGGTACTTATCAAACCTATTGAAGAAATTATCAACGATATCAGTATTGATATACAAACATAAACTCAACGTATGTTAGTTAATCAACGTAGACAATAAACGTGTCGTCTACATTGAATCAAAGCTCAAAGTCGGAGTTCATTGCGTGGAACAATATTCCCTCTGTGATTTTGGAAAGCCGGGAATTCGGTAAGAACCTGAGCGGACTATGACCAGCCCAGTCAAGCTATTCGTGTATTTTTAGAGAGTTGTTTAAACAATTGATATGCTCTAATTGTAATGGCCAAGTATTCTGGATACAACATAATACCTCTGGGCGATCATTGTGCTATTTCACTGATATTGAAGGAACTTAAACTTCGGCAAGAAAGTTATCCGTTTGACTGGGTGGTAAACAAAACACATCTATACGATACAAATATTATATACAATGTATCGATTCTAGGCGAATTGGATTCATCTGACACTGTAGACGGGATTGTTACAAAATACATTGGAGATGCATTTGGTACTAGCGAAAAATTGAATTCATTTACAAATATTTGGTTCCCACATGATGATGGAAATGTATCCGATATTTTTGAAAAATACAAACGAAGATTTATCCGATTAAAGTCAGTTTTACATAAAAAAAATATATTTATCCTGTTAACCAGGCACTACTTTATACCTAAAGACATATTCCAAAACATAATGCAACAACTAATTAGTTATAATAGTGAATCCATACTATTGTTCATAAGCGGCTTCGACCATACTTATTTTCAAGAGATGAATCACCCAAACGTGATATTCAAATACATCGAGTATGACGTTTCAAAATATTACGACTATGATTATTCCGACTTTCGTCCGAATATCAAACAATTCTTATCTGAGCTTTTCAAATAATTATTGACTGACCATACTTGGTTTTGATACGACACCAAAATGCTCCGTTTCATGTATGGCGGTTAGTAAATCAAATCAAAAGTCGTATGACTTTTTGTTTGATTTTTTTAGTTTTTAGTTTGCTATACGACTACCAAACAGCCGGGAGGTTATTAGTTCGAATATGCAAGGCCGCCCATGCCGCTCATGACACGGAGCACGTTGTAGTTGACGGCGTAGATGCGAACCTTGGCCGTGCGGGCATTGCGCACCGTGTTGACCGAGAGAGTAAGGTTGAGCGTGGCCTTGTCGATACGGGAGAAGTTGCACGTGCCGCTGGGCTGGTGCTCCTCGGGCTTGAGCGCAAAGGAGTACACGTTGATGCCCGTGGACGGCGTGCGGGTGTGGTGCTGCCACGGCTGGACCTTGTCGAAGTAGCGGCCCTCGCGCTCGTCGAAGCGGTCCTGGCCGTTGAGCTGGATCTTGGCGACCTCGACCGGGTTCTTGCCCTCGCACTTGACGTTCGAGGCGAGAATGACCTTGGCGAGGAGGTAGTTGGTCGTGCCCTCGAAGAACTGGGCATCGCCCGTGCCACTGCCGTTGTAGATCTCCGAACCCGTCGAGAGACCAGCTCCAGAGGCGGCACCAACGCCGGGAAGGAACGGGGCGCCGTATGCGAAGCCCGCACCGCCGCCAGCACCGCTGCCGGCCGAAACGCTGAAGGACGGGATGCCAGTGCCAGCACCGTTCGTGGCGAGCGCACCACGGCCGAGGACGGCCGTGACGATGCCCTCCGTGGACCAGTCGTCCGAGTAGTTGAAGGGCTGCTGGCCGAGCGCCTCCGAGATCCAGGGCGTCGGGGGCGAGTTGCAGTCGACGAACGAGTCGCGCTGGACGACCCAGACGAGCTCCTTCGTGGGGTGGTTAAAGTTCATCTGGATCTTGTTGGACGAGGCCGTGACCGTCTCGTCGCCCGTGAACTGGAGCTGGTCGATGAGGTACTCGTGCGACTGTTGGGCGAAGCGGCGGCGCTCCTCCGTGTCGAGGTAGACGTAGTCAATGTAGATCGAGGCGGCGACGAGCTGGAGCTGCGAGAGGCTCGAGACGCCGTTGCCGAACGAGTTGGCGGGGAAGGCCTGGCTCGTGATGCCCGAGTAGTCGCTGTTGACGGCCTGGTCGGCGTAGCAGCAGTTGTAGTTCTGTTCGAACTCGACGTTGATGCGGACCTCGTGGTACTGGAGGGCGATGAGGGGGATGGCGAGGCCCGGGTTGCGGCAGTACCAGAACTGGAGCGGGATGTAGAGCGTCTTCATCGGCGTGCCGGCGCGGGAGAGGCACGAGTTCGTGGCCTCCGAGGCGGCGCACGTGGCGTCCAGGGCGACACCCGAGCCGTCCTTGAGGAGGACGAGGTCGGCCGAGTTGCCGACCATGTCGTCGAACGAGACCTGGGTGCCGAGCGGCTGCGTGAGCTGCGTCCAGATCTGCATCCAGTCACCATACTGGCGGTCGATGCGGGAGCCGCCAATCTCGATCTCGACCTGCTTGATGAGGCGGTGGCCGACATAGTTGAGCCAGCGGAAGCGGGTGTTCATGCTGACGCCGAGCGTGATCTGGGGGAGCGTCACCTGAATGTACGTGCGGTACATGAGGTCGGCGTTACGGGAGATGACGGCCGTGACGCGGCGACCAAAGTCGGCCTGGCCGTTGAACGTCACCTCGATCGCCTCCATGGCAAAGTTCGTGTGGCGCTTGTAGAGCACCTTCCAGAACGTGATCTGGGGGTTGCCGGAGATGTAAATGTCCTGGGCACCGTACGAGACGAGCTGCATAAGACCACCACCCATGTTTGTTTATATCCCGGCGAGAGATTTTTTTCGGGCGACCGCACCCACCATGCTCGTTCAAATGGGCAAAAAAATAGTCTTGCCTACTATTATGGTCGACCTTTGGCTGTTTCCGACGTCAAACGTTCTAATCAACACGTTTCTGCGTTCGTTGGTGGTGATTGCAGTCATGATTCTGGGATTCGGAACGTCGTGGTATGCGGCCTACTGGGGAGCGGTCGTGCACGATGCGGTATCGTTGGTGCTCGTTCGGAGCTACGTGTAGGCGTAGCTGCAGCGCTTGAGAAAGCACATGCGGCAGAGGGGCGTGTAGGCGTCGGCGCCGCCGATGAGGACCTGGCCCTCGTTGGGGACTTTGCGGAAGCTAAAGAGGCCGGGCGTTCCGTCTCGGCAGCAGGCGCAGAGGGCGGTGAGGCGAGTGACTCGGTCTGCGAGGGGAATGCACTCGAGAACCTTACCAAAGGGCTTGCGGTGAAAGTCCCCGTCGAGCCCGACGACGATGAGATGGCGCCCAAAGTTCTCGACCTCGCACGTGACAAACACGACGAGGTCGTCAAAGAACTGGGCTTCGTCGATGATGATGGTGTCGATATTACGAGTGAGGTCGTTGGGAATCTCCATGAGGGCGCCGTTGGTGGTGTAGCAGGCGACCCGAACACCATCGTGGGTGACTACTTCGGAGCCGTCCGAGTAGCGAATGTCGGAGCCGGGCTTGACGACGAGAACTCGGTCGCCGATGCTGCGGCGGCGCTTGACGGCCGAGTCGATGAAGCTCGATTTTCCAGAAAACATGGGACCGATGACGACTTCGAGACTCATTCGGGTTGTTGAGAAGGGCAGACGGGTCGGCACGGCTATTCGTTTTCCCCAAAAGTTTATGTTGCGTTCTTGTAATATGGCTAGCGTTGGAGATGTAAGGCCCCGTGAAGCGGCGCTTGGAAAAGGCGAGTCAGCAGTGGCACTTCTTATAGAATCGATTGAGAGTGAGATGGGAAAAAAGCTTCCAACTCCTCGTTCTCCCGAGATCAAAGCGGCGCTGAAGGAGTATGGACGCATGGCAAAACGAGCAATATCTCCAGAGGATCAGATTGAGTTAATTCGGCTACGTGAGGAGGTGTATAAAAAAGCTGGCGTTATTCCGGAGGAAAAAACATGCGAAGTAACAGAGGAGGATAAGTTTTTGGCCGATTTGCTGGGTAAACTTAACGTCGAGATCGGAGATCCAATTGATGAAGAGGTTGTTGACGAGGAGGTCGAGGAAGAAGTAGTGTCTCCGTCTCCGGCAAAACGGGCTAGGGGTCCTCAGATCGGAGGAGGCGTATTCGACGTGTTGAAGTCGGCACGCACTGCGATCCTCAGGGCACTCGGGCGATGTGGACGAAGGGTTGCCGGCAGTGCAAATGAGGCCGCAACATTTGCAGTCGCAGCACTTGATAGGGTTGAAGGCGACAAGATGCGGGCAGCTGCAGCGGCGGCAGGAGTTGCAGAAGCTGCGGCGGGGCCGGATGCGTTAAACAACGCACTTGTTCAGGAGGGCGCATCAATGGCACAACAGCTTGTACTTGCGACTACATCTGCCGCACTCTTGGGGGCTTTTGATCGTGTTTATCCAATGTTGATGCCGAATTTGATGCAAATGGCGTGGGGGGCGGCTATAGGCACTCCTGACTTTGTCGCCTCGATCGGGATGCGGGCTGCGGGGTTGGGGGCACTTGGCGCTACGGGTGCAGCACTTGCTTCGATCATGCTTCTGAAGATGGCTTTTTTGAGTAAGGTTACGGGGACAGTCGTCGACGTGGCGGCGGCAGGAGCAGGTGCAGTCGCTGCGGCACCGGCAGCGGCAGGACAGGTTGCGGTCATTAGTGGGAGCGTTTTGAAAGATCTTTCGCTCGTTGGGTTTGTTGCAACCGGCAGACAGCTCGGACTTGATCGTTACAAGCAGAGCTTCGACATTGCGATTCGAGCACTGCGTGATACAATTGACGAGGCGAATGCGGTGATGGATGGGGCGGCAGGGGCGGCTGCTCCGGTTGGTGGTATTCAACGTGTTCAAGATTGGATGCAAGGTATGGCAGGTGCTCCTCCAGCAGCTGCACAAGGCTTAATGCAGCGAGCGGGACCATTGGTGGGGTGGGGGGCTATTGCAATGGATCGTGTTGCAACAGTCGTGCTTGATGCCGAAGATTGGGCGATTCAGGGGGCACGTGCAACCATCGGCAATATGATTGCGCTGATGAGTACACTTAACCCAGGTCCTGTAATTAGTCAGGCAATTATGGACCAAGCGCTTCAGCTTCTACGGAATGCAGGCATGGTTGAACGCATTGCCGGTCAGCTGCAACAACAAATTCCTCAACTTCAGGCCGCCGCCCCTGCCGCCGCTGCCGGCAACGCACCTGCCGCCGCAGCTGCTGCCGCTGCTGCTCCTCCACTCCCACCCGCCGATGCAGCCGCTGCCGCTGCTGCGATTGGCGATGCTGCTGCTGCTGCCGCTGCGATGCTCGCTTTGGCGGAAGGTGAAGCGGCTCCGGTGGCGGAAGGTGAAGCGGCTCCGGTGGTGGAAGATGCTGAAGGCGGAGCAGGGGGAGATGAGAGCGACGGATTAGGTCGACTGGGGGTGGAGGCGATGCGAGAGGCCGTGCGCCAACCTCCTATGGGCGGTCAGCGATGCCACTCCTGCGGGAACGTCTTTGGAAAGACCCGCCGGGCCGCTCGGGGGAAAAAGTCCAAGAAGAGCGGAAAGACTGCCAAAAAGGGCGGAAAAAAGGCGGTCCGCAAGGGCAGCTTCCGCAAGGGCCGCAAGCACTCCAAGAAGCAGCGCCGCTAACTCACCATTCGGGGCGAGATGTGCATCGCCTCGAGCTCCTGCAGCCAGAGCTTGACGGCGTAGGGGATTGTCCGGTTCTCGAGTCCCGTCTTGATGCTGCACGAGCGGCACTCGTAGACCTTGTCCTTTTCATTCATCGTCGACAGCGACCCGCAGGACGTGCACACGCCCGTCGTAAAGGGGTCGGACACGTCCATCAGCCGCTCCTTGGTAAACACCGAAATACCGTGCGAGATGAAGCAGTCACGCTCCATCTCGCCCACACGCAGGCCGCCGTCCCGAGAGCGGCCCTCGCACGGCTGCCGAGTCAGCGAGACGATCGGCCCCCGCCCTCGGCCGTGCATCTTGTCGATGACCATGTGCTTAAGGCGCTGGTAGTGCGTCGTCCCGATAAAGATTTCCACGGGCATCATTTCTCCCGTCATTCCGTTATACATCATCTCATTGCCGTAGGGGTGCAGCCCGAGGTTCAGCAAGTGCTTCCGCAGGTCCTCAAAGCCCAGGTGGTCGTAGGGCGTGCCGTTGCCCAAGGTGCCCCGCCGAACGCCGATGCGGCTGTACATTGTCTCCAGAAGCTGGGCAATGGTCATGCGAGAGGGAATGGCGTGCGGGTTCATGATAATGTCGGGCCGCAGCCCGCTGGCGGTAAAGGGCATGTCGCACTCGTCGAGAATCATGCCGCACGTGCCCTTCTGGCCGGAGCGAGAGGCAAACTTGTCCCCGATCTGTGGAATGCGCTCGCTGACGACTCGGACCTTGACAAACGGGTATCCGTCCGAGTTCTTGTCCTGCCAGACGCCGTCGATGCGGGCGGGCTCGCTGCTCTTGTGCGTCGTGGACAGGTCTCGATAGACAAATCCGTGAGGATCGCTCTTGAGGTTCACGACCTTGCCGATGACGACGTCATTCTCCTGAACGACGGCGTGCTTGGTGGGAATGCCGTTTTCCTGCACGGCCGAGTACGAGGTGTTCTTGTAGCCCCGAGTGTTTTCCTGACGGGGCTTGGAGAAGCGCTCCTCCCGCCCACTGGCCACGTTGCGGTGCTCCTCGTCCTTGTACACGGTATAGTAGAGGCCCCGCATAAAGCCTCGGTTCAGCGAGCCCCTATTGAGAATGACCGAGTCCTCCTGGTTGTAGCCAGAGTAGCAGGCGATGGCCACGATGGCGTTGGAGCCGCAGGGCATGGCCTCCATGTTGAGAATCGACATGATTTCATTCTCGACGATCGGGCGCATCGGCGAGCAGAGAATGTAGCCGTTCTTGTCGATGCGTTGGTGGTAATTCGAGGCGTAGAGGGACATGGCCTGCTTGGCCATGGCCGACTGGTACGCATTGCGGGGCGACTGATTGTGGTTCGAGAGCGGAATGATCGAGGCCATGTGTCCCAGAATCATCTGGGGGTGAATCTCGCAGTGCGTGTGAAACTCGGTGATTTCGCTGGGAAACATGGCGATGCGAATGACTTCGGACTCGCTGGAGTCGACGTACTCGACGCAGGTGCGGACCCACTCCATCCAGTCGTCGGACGCTGGGCGGGGGAGGAGCTTGCCCCGCTCCACTCGAAAGAGGGGGCGCACGAGGCGGCCAGCGTCGGTCTCGACGAGAATGCGCCCAGCCATAATGTCCCAGGCCACCGAGACGTGCGGGTGCATGCGGAGGGTGTGCTTGGCACGCTTGAGCAGCCCGTGGACCGTGACGGGGTCGGCAGTGTAGCCGATGATGGCGCCGTTGACGAGGACGCTGACGGGGCCAGCGGACCAGATCGAGTCAATCCAGCGAAACTCGGGAATTTCTCGAAGAATGTTGAGAACGACGAGAGAGGGCACGTGGCCGGTGAGGGTCGACATGAGGCTCATGGTCTTGACGATGCCGACCGAATGACCTTCGGGAGTCTCGACGGGGCATACAAAGCCCCACGAAGAGCCGTTGAGCTTGCGGGGCGCCAGGAGCTTGCCCGACTTTTCGACGGGCGTTTGAATCCGCCGAACGTGCGAGAGCGTGGCGTTATAGGACATGCGATTGAGAACCTGCGAGACGCCAGACTTGGTGGCGTTGGACAGCGAGGTCGAGTTGGAAGTGCCCAAGCCCTGCACAGTAAAGTTTCCGGTGGCGAGGGCCTGCTTGAGCTTGCCCTCGATGGAGGAGACCTTCAAAATCTTGTATAGATTGTTGAGGACCAGAGCGTCAATGGGCTTGCCGGTGCGCTTCCAGTTGTCGTTATTGATTTCGTGGACAAACTTGCTGCGAATGTCCTTGCAGACCTTTTGAAACAGCTGGCGAAACAGATGGGTCAAGAGAGCACCGGTGGTGACGACCCGTTTGTTGGGGTAGGCGTCCCGGTCGTCCGAGGGCAGGCCGCCGCTGGCGATGCCGATAAGCTTGTGCACCATTTCCGCAATGGACTTGAGCTTGCGGATGTTGAGAATCTCGGGAGTCGTAGCATCCCCCGCCAGAGCAACGTGCGGCAGGAGTTCGGTGTTGAGGAGGGCGATCGTGTGCGAAATCTTGTCGTCCGAAGCGGGCGGGTACTGAAGATTCTTGCTCAGGTACTCGATGGCCTGATCCTTGGCAAAGATGCCGAGGTCGGCACACTCTTTGAAGGATGCGGCAAGGTAATCGCCCGATGCGTCGGCCCGAATCAATCGAAAGACGTCCTTGTCGGTGGTCATGCCGAGGGCTCGGAGAAAGACCATGAAGGGAATGTCTTCTCGAAAGCGGGGAACGCACATGGTCAGAGGATAGCCGAGACCGTTGAACTTGGCCGAAATGCGGATCTCGGTCTTTTTGGGCGGGAGCGTGAAGCTCTCGTGCAAGCTCTTCAGTTCTACGCTGTGGGTGTGCTTGGTCGTGGTCTTTTTGTTGGCAAAGACCATGATGCGGTTGTCGGCGACCTTTTCCTGGGAGAGAATGATGCGCTCGCCGCCGTGGATGATAAAGTAGCCAAACGGGTCGTGCGAGCACTCGCCGAGCTCTTTGGGTGGCATGGGGTAGTCCTTGAGCACGCAGAGCGACGAGCCGAGCATGACGGGAATCTTTCCGAGCGAGACGCCCTCAAACACCTTTTGCTCTTCGTGCATGTCGGAGAGCGTAGGGCCCGAGTAGGAGCGGGCGACAAACTTGATGTCGACAAACATCTGGGCGGCGTAGGTAAAGTTTCGAATCCGAGCCTCGTGGGGCATCATCTGCTTCAGGCGCCCCGTGGCCTCCTGAATCCTCGGCTTCATGTAGCTGACATTGTCGAACGAGAGGCGGAACTCGTACTTGTACTTTTTGGTGGTCTCGTCCTGCTCGTGCCAGACCACGATCGGGGGTGTGGAGCGCAGAATCAGGGGCAGCTTGTTGTGGAGAAAGTCCTCGTAGGGCTCGATCTGGGACTCGCTGAACCGTGCCACCCCGCCGCCCGACTTGAAGTAAGCCCGTACTGCGTCCATTCTTGTGCTCGACGGCTTGCTTGTAAATATCTTATCCATTTTGAATAAGAGATGACCACCGGCGCCATGACAATTACCAAACTCGGAGCAGACGACCCGCCGCCAAACACTCGGTCGGTGGGTGCTGGAGATAGCCGTACAATGGTGGATGGTATCCACAATCCGTACATGCCGACGGGAGGAGCCTCTCCGGATGCGTACGCTGCTTTGGCGGGCAGCTCGCTAGTTGGAGGCCGCCGCCGTCGCAAGTCGGAAAAGACGTTTCCGAGGGGAATTCTGCGAAAAGCTAGGACCAAGAAGGCACCGATCGTGCCGTCTCGCAACCCGACGGTCGGCCATACCCGCAAGGTTCGGATGTTTACCGAGAAGGGGCTTACCAAGCGGCGCAAGAGGGCGCACGATAAGGCCGCAAAAAAGCCCATCAAGGAAATACTTTCGGAGCTCGTGAAGCGGAAAATCATCGGGGCCAACAGCAAGATTCCGCACAAGGAGGCCCGCATTCTGTATCGTGACTCGGTGGGGGCGGGGCTTCTTTAGTCGGGCGGTTATACAATGACGAAAAAGTGGGGCCCGATGGGCTGGGCGACCCTGCACTCTATTGCGGCTCTCTTTCCCGACGCTCCGTCTCCCCTCGAGATTGAGCTGTTTAGTCGATGGCTCCGAGCGTTTACCGAAACAATTCTCTGCCCGTCCTGTATGAGCCACTTTGAACAGATGGTCGGCGACTACGACCGGACGCATCCGGGTTGGCGCACATCCAGGCGCACCGTCTGCGAGTTTGTGTTTCGGGCGCACAATACCGTCAACCTTCGCACTCATAAGAAGATCTACACGCTTCGAGAGAGCGTGGAAGAGCTCGAGCGGGTCTTTCCGGCGGCGAACGTCATGGCAACGAGGCGACAGTACCTGGTCTACATTCGAAGCGATTGGATGCGCAACATGACTCTTTCGGGCGTCTCGAGCTTTTCGAAACTTCGGGAGCTCAATACAATCGAGAGCGACTATTGGGGCGGACGAGTACAGCCGGAATGGTCTGAGCTTTTGCAGTTTGAAGGTACGAACGTGTCGCCGCTGGAGCCGGCTACTCCCACCGCTCTAGGAGCGCCGAACGTGCCCAAGCTGGTGGCACCGAGCCGAGGATTTAGTCTCAAGTCGGTTGGAAAGATCGGACAATTAAGTTCTCTTCGCTAGGCAGAGAGATGCGGGGATCCACTTCCCAGTCGTGCTTGCGCATCCAGGGAATGCGACCGGGATCCTCGTAGATTTCGTCGGGGTAGCACACTCGTTTTTTTGCCGTCCGCAGGGACGCCGCCGGCAAAATAAACTGAAGCTGCTTGGTGAGCGTAAAGGCGGGCGGTGGCGAAGACAGAATGATGGCGGGCTCGGGGTGGCGCAGCAGCTGGCTGACGAGCGGGGCCTCGGGATATCCGTACACATAGTTCCAGTCGGGAACCTTATTCTCGGTAAAGTACAGGTGGGTCCAGTGGAAGCAGTACCAAAAGTCCCGAACGACGGCGGCAGGATCGGCGCCATCCTGCAAATGTGCAGCATAGCGGGCTTCAAAGTGCTTGGCGTCTGGCGAGAGAATCGCAGGGAGCCCCTGTAGAGATTTCTTGTATGTAGACATTTCCTGCTTTCCCGCCTTTTCGAGAAAGATCCGGCGACCCTTGGCGGTCAAGAGATCGGGCGAGCCGCTGTCGGCATAGACCTGCAGGGCCCGCTCGTGCCCGCCTTCTCGCAGCGAAAACATGCCGAGGCAGGGCATAAAGTCGTTGCCGAAACAGAGGACGCAGAGGGGCACGTACATGCGCACGGGAAGAGGCAGGGTGGCGATGAGTTCTCGAATGGAGAGGCGCGAGAAGCCGGCGTCCTTGGTCTTGAAGTTGGCGTTTTCCCGTAGCAGCGAAATGCGGGGATCTTTGAGCGACAACAGAATCAAGTCGGCGTCGAGGCCGTAGATGGTGACTGTTTTGGCGCTCTTGGGTACCCACTGAAAGATCTTGTGCTCGCCCTCGCCAGGCTCGAGCGTGGACGAGATGAGAAAGGAGGGAAAGCGGGCAGAGACGGCGGCCGAGAGTTCACGCATGTAGGGAGTTCCCGGCGAAATCTGGTGGCGGTCAAAGGTTGCGGGGGCGGCGTCTGGCTGGGGAGCGTCGGGCTTGCGGAAGCGGCGGTAGCGCTGCTGCACAATCTTGGCGTAGGGCACGAGGCCGTCCATGGCTATGTAGACTTGGCCGGGATCCACAATGTCCGTCAGAAGCATGTCGAGCGCAGCGAGAATGCTTTCGATCGGATGGGCGTCGTCGAGGTAGTTGTGAATGAGGCAGTTAAAGTCGACGGCCAGAACATCGGTCGGGACCCGGGTGCGGACTCTCGAGACGATGCGAGGATGCTTGCGAATGAGGGATAAAAAATAGTAGGGAATGCCCATCTCTACCTGTTTGTGCGCAATGGGAGTAAGTACTAACGAGTGAAGCGCTGGTTGGGTTGCTCCATTGACGGCGAAGAATTGTCCTTGACCAAGAACGCTACTCCTACCGCCAATCCCACCACTACTGAAAGTAGAACAATCCCTCCGATCCACGCTTCTGCAGTCTTGCCCATTACTTTATTCGTAGCATTATACAATAAATGGAGAAACAGGTAGCGACACTCTTCGCCGGCGCAGGGCTTGTAGTAGGTCTTCTTGTGATTGTGGGTATTGTCCTTGTAGTGCTTGCAGTTGTCAAGCCAGGACTCATTGGCGGCGTCGGCGGAGGAAGGATGGCCTTTGAGAACAAGAAATGTGATAGCTGTCCGTATGCACGATAAAACGAATTGTAAATATAAGACGAAGAGGAATGCCAACTACGCACAGAATGCAAATCGCCGGAGTTTTGCAGCTGACGAACCCCACGCTCTACGGAATGACCGCCCGCAAAGTCCCCATGTACCTCTTTACACCCCTGAATCGTGACTTTCCCGAGATGGCCGTGGCCTCCACCATCAAAGACAAGAGCAAGAACGTCCTTGCTGTTGTCTCTCGAGTCGTTTCCTCGGAAAAGAACACCGGTATGACTCGGGGCGCTCTCGTGTCAATCATCGGGCAGTGCGGCGATATGGCCGCCGAACGCCAGGCCATTCACTACGCCTACTCACCCCTGCGCTGGAACACCTTTCCCATCATTACGGAACCGACTGGAGCCGACCACGAGCCCATGCACGACGTTCCGACCATCAATATTGATCCGCCCGGATGCAAGGACATTGACGACTGCATCTCGATCTGGCCGCCAGAGCCTGACGGCAGCGTGCGCTTCGCCGTGACGATCGCTGATGTCGCCGAATGGCTGCGGTTCAACCCCTGGATGGATCAGGCCAGCAGCATCGGTCAGACGCTCTACGACCCGAACGGCCGAGTCATCAGCAGCATGTTTCCGCACGAGCAACGCATGTCGCTCGTTCCGAACGCAAGGCGTCTTGGGATCGCCTTTGTATTCACGAGGGTTGGCGACAAACTTGAGAACCTACACTTTCAGCAAGTCTCGATCGTCAACAAGGCCTCGTACACGTATGATAACGTCCACGCCGCCACGGACTTTCCAGTCGCCACGCTGCGTTCGCTCTGCGAGCTGATTGCGAAGCGGCCGCTCCCCGACGCCCACGATTGGGTCGAGACGCTCATGATTACATACAACATGCAACTCGCCAAACACCTCTGTGCGTCTGGTCCATCGTACGCCCTCCTGCGAGCGCACTCGGGACCTTCTCTGGAAAAGAGCAAGCTATACTACGAGCTCTGCCTGCCCGAGCACCTAGCGATAGAGGCGGCCCGCTACGAGCCCATCTCCTCGGGCGCCACGCATCACATCTTTCGTGCCGTCTACTGCCACGCAACATCACCCATCCGCCGTTGGGCGGACGTAGTCAACCAGATGGCTCTCAAAAAAATGCCCGACCCTGGCGTCTGCTACGCCGAGATCTGCACCCGCCTCCAGACATATCCCAAAAAGCACGCTCGGGATTTACAATGTCTCGATCTGATTGCTTCGGGGAACAGCACTGCAAACGGGTTTGTCGTATCTCCCTCACGCATCTGGGTGCCCGATTGGAAGCGGCTCGTGACGTGCCGCACCGAGTTTCCGGCCGGGCAAGACGTGGCTGTCGACTACTTTGTGGACCTCTCGAGACCCACTTGGAAGCAGCGGCTCGTATTTCGGGCCCAAACGTTGTTCGGCGAATAGTTAATGGCGGCAGCGGCGCACGCAGAATGCCCGGCGTGCCGGCAAAATCCCCGATCGCACAGTTTTGAGCACCTGGCGACTTTGGCGAGCGACGGCACCCGTATTTTTTACACGGCGCCCGCCATGGCCGAAGAAGCCGAGAGCCCAGCCAAACTAGAGAATATGCGGATCCACCTCGCCAATGCCCGCAGCACGCCGTGGATATGGATCCTCGACTGCTCGAACATGGAGACCAAACACACTTCGTCGATGGAGTTCGTCTACGGCATTGCCAAGACGCTCACGGGCGAGCACGAGGGAATCTTGCGACACATTGTGATTCTAAACGGCAACGTGTGGATCCGCTGCGCCGTCGCCGCTCTTCGGATGTTTGTGCGGGCAGATTTAGTGAAAAAACTGGTCTTTGCTGATTATATTCTGGATGATTTGCGAGCGATAGAACTGACGGATGTGGAGATTCGAGCGATTCTGCGGCGGCACTACGCCCTGTCATCGCCGGTGTAGCAGGTCTTGGAGCAGTACTCGCCCCAAATGTCGTCCCGCATGTCGACGGCTATGCCGCAGCCAGGACAGTGAACGTCTACACACTCAATCTCTTCGATTATGCGGGTGCGGACCGACTCATAGTACCAGCGAAACGTCGAGGGAAACGAGCGCATGGCCCAGTCGGTCATCTGGCAGGCCTCGTAGTGCGTCGGCTTTCCATTTCGTGCGATGGCGTTTTGGACAGCGTCTTCGACGGCGGCTCGGTAGTGCTCGTAGAGGTCGTTGACGCCGGGCAGCGGAATCGCAGCCCGCACCGCTTCGGTTGTCTCCCTGTCAAAGCCTGCACAGTAGATTTCGAGAAAGTTGGCGATTCGTAGAGCATCCCTGTGAATAATCGGCACGTCGTCATTGAATATCTTGGCAATCATCTCGGGCTTCATCTCGCTGTTCATTCTCCTCTACTCTTTGGATACCGTCTAGCGGTGGGATCCGTTTTAGAGGGATCGGCCGATGCGGGCCATGATGGCCGCCAGGCGACCCATCAGCACGATCGGCTCTTCGAATCGGGATCCGTAGTTCTTCGAGGCGTCGGCGAGCGTGCCCAGGTGGAACTCGACGGGCACGATGCGGTCGCTGATGAACTTGAAATCGGACGCTGCGGCGGCTGCGGGCTCGGCGGCAGGCTCGGCGGTCGCTATTTGTACGAGAGTTTCGGCGGCTGCGACGTCTTCGGTTGTAGCTGCGGCAGCGGCAGCGGGCTCATTGCGGCTGCGGGCATATCCCGCCCTCCACTCGAGCTGGCCGTAGGACTCGCCGGCGTATTTCCGCTCGGCCGTGTTCTGGTCGACATGAAAGTACGTGGTGGCGTAGGTGATGGGATTCATCGTCTGGACCTGTTCGACCGTGAGCCCGCTTTGGGCGGCGAGGAACTCGAAGCCAACGTCTCGGAGAATGCGGCCCGACGGCTTTGCAACGCCGAGTTCTGCCCACTTCTCCACGTACCAGCGAATGCGCACAGAGGGCCAGTAGATTTCATCAATGTTCTTGGCGGACGGCATTCTGGGAGTTTGCTATGAAATGCAGATCTGGCGGACGATCCGTTTCGAGTAAAACGGATCGGTGAGTTTGGAGGGTTGGAGGTAGCGGCGAACGACGAATAAGACACGAACAAGAGACGAACGAACAAACAACGAAATGATGGAGGTGATGAACGACCCGCAGAATGAGCAGCAGCAGTATGAACAGGACGAGGAGGACTACATCCCTCCGGACTTCAAGGTGGGCAGCATCGAGTTCCGAGGAATCGGAGCGGGGGCCGACGTGTGGGCCTACTGGCACGTGGCGTCGAACCAGCTGATGCTCCACTTTGCAGGATACAAACTGGCGGGCGCCGCCTCGTGGAATCTGCACGTGCCCCTGAACATTCCGGTCCGGGACACGTTCCGGATGTGCGCCGGAATGGCCTACGACCACGCCCAGCCGCCCGGGCCGTACCTCCAGATCCCCGAGCTCGACTACACCGTCGACGGCGAGGTCTACGAGGCGACGGTCAACGAGCGAATGGACTTTCCCGACGAGACGTGGGAGAACTTGCGGAACGAGGGGGTCTACGGTCTCCGTCTGATGCTCGAGTTTGCCTAACCCACCAAAACGGATCGGAGCGGTTCGAGGCGAGTCAAGTGTGGCGACAGAACAAACGAACGAAATGAACGTATACGACCTAAGTGGAGCGATGACGGTGGTACGAAAGTGGGCGGTGAATGCAAACGACAAGGAGATGATGAATGCGCACGAGGCGCTGCGGGTGCTGCGGGAACCCCCGCCAATCATGAGGCACATTTCGTCCTCTCAGCCGTCGTGGTTCAACCAGTCTGACGAAAAGATCCTCGTACTCAAGCGCCGCAATCAGCGGCTCAACGACGGTCTTCAGCGGCTTCAGAATCAAATGCGAGCCGAACTTAAGCTCGATTAAAACCAAAAAAACCAAAAACGAATCCATCGCCACTCAGTCTTTTTCAATTCATACACCAGGAATGAACAGCAATAGCGGAAACTGTTCAAACAGCACCTTCTGCTGCGTTCCCGATACGGCTGACGTCACGTACCCCGAGCTGCCAGAGCCGCAGCCGGGTCCGCCGATCGGGCGGATGTTGTCGATGAGTGAGCGGACGTGGCCGACAGGGCCGCCGCCCGATCCGCCGCTCACACGGATGTTGTCGATGAATGAGGAGATATGGAATGCGAGCCGGAACATCGAACCTCCGCCGCCGCTGCCCTCGCTCGGACGTGCGCTCTCGACATGCGTCGAGCCGCCGGAGGGCCTCACGAGGTCGGAAACGGCGACAAAGTGCTGCAATTGGCGGTACCGTGCTTGCAGTAGCTGTTCCGGGTGCACATCGGCGTATCATTCGGACGGAGCTGAGGATCCGGACGATAAGGCGACTTGGACTCCGCCAGCACACTCAACGTGCTGCAATTGGCGCTACGCTGCATGTACTAGCTGTACGCAGTGCACATCGGTGTGTCATTTGGGCGGCGAGCCGCTAGCGCCGCCAGAGCCGCCGATCTTCTCGAGATCGGTCTCGTCGCCCGACTCGTACTACCCTCAGTCTGGTCCCGTGGACGCTTTGGGTCGATCGATCGCAGAGTAGGTTGTCACATCAATCAGCAGGCGGGACAGGACCATCGTGATGATGGTGCCGTACGAACTCTGGGTACTTGAGGCAAAGTTGAGCATCGCAGTACACAGCGGGCTGCCGAGCATGAGAAAGCCCTGAATGTAGCCCCACACGCCGTCGGGCACGCACACGTGCGAGTATATCTTGGTGCTGGCATAGTGTACCGTATACGTAATGACGACTGTACCTATAGTCTTGGCTATCTCCATCCTATTTTTACGTTATAGTAATGGGTTCTGTGGCTCTATCCGTTTTTCAGGGAAAGCAGTGTGCTTGCTCTGAAAATCGGGATGCATCCATTGGGAGTCGAACCCAAATCAAAACCTCGCACCAGCGTGGAAGGGTTTCATTCTACCGCTGAACTATGGATGCTCATCTGTATGGAGTCAACTCCTTTAAATGCGTTTTCGAAGAGGTTGCGGAATAGACCAAATGCTCGTTACGACTTTAGCCATTGTTGTTGCTGCTGTGCAGAATCTGGGAGGAGTTACGGTCTGCTCGTCGGCCGGAGCGCTGGCCAAGAACTTTGTGGCATCGGTATCGACCGACACGCCCCGAAAGGGCCAGAACGTCACGACGGTGTTTGACTTTGACCTGGATGCGCCCATCACGGGCGGGATCGTCAAGTACGCCGCCACGCTCAACGGCTTTCCCTATTCCGCAACTGCCGTACTTTGCGACGACACGCAAAAGTCGGGCGACCCATGCCCCCTCCTGCCGGGCCACCACCATCAGGAGTCGACCTCGACAAACACGGTGAGCGGAAAGCTGGTGACCCGAATCACGTGGCTGAATGAGGCGGGCGCCGAGATACTCTGTGCGGAGATTGCTACCAAGACCCTTTTGGAGTGAAAAACTCTTGGTTGGGGTATAATGGACGCACTGGCCAAGTTTGTGAGGCAGAACCGACCCGCCACGGACCCGTTGGAGTATGACCGCCAGATACGTTTGCTGCTGAACTGGCTCGACACGCACAAGATTCGGGAGCGAGCGGTGTTTGAGGCGCAGGAGGGGCGGGAGTATGCGGCAATGTTGCAGTTCGTGGAGGATCGGACGGCGAGGACACCGGAAGTTACAGGGCCACTATTTCAACTATTACTTTCGGCTCGCCGTGGCGCCGCTTCCGGCGGGTCCGGCGCTTCTGGCGGTCGGCTAAAGCTTGCTGGCAATCGGGGCATTGGTGTGAGCGCTTGAGAGTGCCGCCAATTCGTCCACGTCGTCCTTTGGGCGATTTGCCAGGAACACCTTCGGTCTTTATCGGCATAGGTATCCCCGATTTTTTTGCTTCCGCTTCTGCTACTGCTGTCCTCACTCGGTCCCTCGCCGATTCTCGTGCCCCTTTCCGCATATCTTCCACCCTCTCTGCTACACTTGGTCGCTCTCGTGCCTCGGTTACCACTGCCAACCTTTCAGCCGCCTTCTCGATAGTCGCAGCCTTATCCGAATACCCGTTCCGAAGAGTATGTACGAAATAAATCCACGCATATTCTTTTCCCGGGACAGCGTCTGCACCTGATACTTCACGATACCGCAGATAATCTGCAACTATTTGTTTTCTGAATGTGCCCTTGTCGATAAATTCTAGACTTGCGACTCTAGCCTCTGATTCCGTGATTAATTCTGTAATCTTAAACGTCCGTTCGATGCGACCGATAGATCGCTTACTATCTAATGCGGCAGAGTTCATGTAAAGATCAAAATATACCCCTGCTACGGTTGAATGGTACTCGTCGATACCGATAATGTCCTCGAGAAACGTCTTTACAGAGTTGATATCCGTAGGATACTCTCCACCCATTCCCTTCTTTGATGATTTCATAAAAGCAGCCGCATCGTTAATTACAGATAAATCGATTTCACACAGTTTTTCGAACAGAGAGTTTTGGTCACGATATACGCCATCGAGAACCCTCATACTGTCAACATTTACCGCAATAGCAGCTGGATTTACAAACACATCATTATGTTTCAAGTTCATTTCGATGTTGAGTTCTATCTGCATTAGAACATAGGATCTCAATATTTGAGCATACGGTTTTGATTCCCAATTTTCATGAATCTCGGTTTTAAGATGTGCCTCTACTTTACTCTGTGCAAATTTCAAGGCCTCGTCGAATAAATGACTACCACGAGCAGTCAATTGGCGCCGTGTTCTACTGGTTTGTCCGCTAACCGCTCCTCCAAGCAGTGTGTTAATTCGATCTATAACAGTTTCACACTCTTCACGGGTTGGAGGCGTAGTTGGTTCCCGCTTATGAATGTCTCGTGCAGTCTTTCTACCCATATGTAACGTGCCGGTCTCGGATTCTGCCATAATTGCAGCCGTGCCTGCTCCGAGAAATTCAACAGTGCCTAGGTACTTTTTAACACGTGGCGTGTTATTTTTAGAATACCCTGCTGCGCCCAATACATTCGCATCGCCTTCATGCTTATAATTAGCAATGTAAAGGGTCAATAGAGCGGGGTCGTTTAAAAGATTTGCACCAAATTCGACATTAAATACGCCACCGCTGGGCTTTCCTCCAGGCGCTGTCTTCCATGTGAACAAGGCTCTACCCGCCGAACTGCCTGGTGTAATCGTAAAATTGTTGTATTTTCCTCCAATTTCAAGTCTGACTTGCCCCATCATTTCGCTGACAATCTTCTGGATATTTTCAATACTTGGTCCACGATTGTTCAGGTGTGCGATAAACGGTCCATCATCGGTATTCATGCTGTGGCGGACAATTGTGGACTTATCATTTTGCCCAGGGGGTATACCATCCATCCATTCAATTTGCCCTTTATTTTGACAAAACGGCATTCTGAATGGTGGGAAAAAATCGACTCTTGGCTGGACGACCCAAGTCAAGTTACCACCTGCCTTATCTACGATACTTTTGCCTGACGGCCCAGGATCGGCGGCCCCGGCTGGCGAATAACCGACAGTGAACCTTTTGGCCGGACTAACCTTATTAAATGCATCTCCGATCTCCCCCGTAGCGGAGTCAAACACGAACTCTATTCCTGTAGGAAAGGCATCGCTATTCAGGTGTGTAGGCAAATCATTGTATGATATATCTCCCGACTTGGCCAATTCTACTCCGAGTCGTGCTAGCAGTTCATTAACTTGTGCGTTCATTATGGCCTTTGCCACACTGTCTCCTCCTGGATTCATAGTGAGTCTCTTAAATTTTTCGACAAGGTCAGCGCATCCGGCGGCAGTAAAGGCATCTGAAAATCGATCCATGATTCGTGTATAGTGTGACTTAAACTTTGGATGATCCTTCGGGTATAGCCCATCGTGACACATGGGGTCCAGAACCGTCAAAAGTGCGTTTATGAAAAACACATGGCAAAAAAGAGGGTTCGCTGGGCCTTCGTCCAGTATGTCAAATCCGTATTTTTTCGGAGGAGCAGGAGGAGCAGCAGCGGCCCCCGGTGGGAACAGTCTGCCTATAATTCCTGCCTTGGTTCCATCATCGATTAAGAGCGCCGCAGCCGGCGGTGCCCCCGCCGGCGGTGCTTCCGGTCTTCCCGCTCGGAATTCCGCCAAGCTCCGTAACACGTTCATTTCATCCTCCGTCCGCACCGGCATTAACGCAGCTTCTGAACGTTGTACCTCGTCCCGCCCACCACTACTGTCTATTGATTCACGGGCTTCTTGCAGAATGCTATCAATATCCTGCTTTTGCAGAAATGTAAGAATATCCTTCATTTCTTCTTCAGATACTGCCGTGGTCCGTAGGTTCACTAGAGCTTGCACTGCCTCGCTATCATCGGGCGGAGCTGCCGCTGCTCTCGCAGCCGCTGCTTGCATCTCCAGTTCTTCTGGCGATTTGGATTCTACCTCCATGATCTTTACGCCCCTATTATCCTCTAACCCACAAATATTCGTAGAGAACGGATCGCAAAGATATTAGAGCCGCAACATATAAGAATACAATGTCGATCGTAGGCGTCCAGTTCGGCATCACTTCCCCCGAGGAGATCCTCCGGAGGTCGGTCGTCGAAGTCATCACCGACAAGACCCAACAGGGCAGCAATCCCGTCCCCGGCGGTGTGTTTGACGCACGGCTCGGCGTCATCGAGAGCGGCCGCATCTGTCCCACCTGCAAGCACACCAATCTCCAGTGCCAGGGCCACTTTGGCCACATCACCCTCGCTCGGCCCGTCTACCTCTACCAGTTTCTCGACTTTACCATCAAGACCCTCAACACCGTCTGCATGAACTGCTCGGCCCTCTACATCGTCGCCGCCAACCCCGCCCTCGAAAAGCAGTACCTCGACTCGGAGCTCTCGGGCATGGACCGCCTCGCCGCCGTTCGCAAAGACACCGTCTCTGAAATCACCAAGGCCTCCAAGAACAACAAGTTCTCCGTCGCCTGCCTCTCCTGCGGCACCACCATGCTGCGCAAGATCGAAAAGGTCCAGGGCACCGTCTGCTCGCTCCACGGCCAGCTCACGGGCAACTCCGAGGACTTTGTCCCCATCCAGTCCGAGATGGTCCTCCGCTGCTTTGAGCGCATGTCCGAAACCGCCATTCGCATTCTCGGCTTTGATCCCCGCTACAGCCGCCCCGCCTGGATGGTCTGCACCGTGCTCGCCGTCCCGCCCCTCACCGTCCGTCCGCCCGTCGTCATGGACGACAACCAGCGCATGGACGACGACCTCTCCCACAAGCTCATCGACATTGTCCGCAGCAACCAAAAGCTCCGAGAGCAGATCGACAAGGGCCAGTCTCGAGACTATATCGAGCAGCACACGCTCCACCTCGAGTTTGACGTGGCCACCTACGTCGACAATGACATCAAGGGCATGCCCCCCGCAGCGCAAAGGTCGGGCCGCCCCCTCAAGACCCTCAAGTCCCGCCTGGGCTCCAAGACCGGGCGAGTGCGGGGCAACCTCATGGGCAAGCGGGTGGACTTCTCCGCACGGTCCGTCATTACGCCCGACGCCAATATTGACGTGGACGAGCTCGGCGTCCCCGAAGAGATCGCCTCCAACCTCACTAAGCCCGAGATTGTCACGCCCTACAACCGGGACCGCCTGATGTCCTACGTCCGCAACGGCGTCAAGTACCCCGGCGCCAAGTCCGTCTACATCAAGGAGGAGAAGCGCATGATCTCCTTGCGCTACGTCAACCCCGATATGATTGATCTTCGAGAGGGCGACGTCGTCCACCGACACATGATTGACGGCGACCACGTGCTCTTCAATCGGCAGCCCTCCCTCCACAAGGGCTCCATGGAGTGCCACCGGGTCAAGGTCCTGCCCTACTCGACCTTTCGGCTCAACGTCAGTGCGACCAAGCCCTACAACGCTGATTAACTACAAGGATTTAAACAAAAGTCTGTATTATAAACAAATGGAGGACCAAGAGTGCTACATCTACAAAGTAACATGCATACCCGAACAGAAATCTTACGTTGGCCAGACGCAAAAATTCAAATATAAAAATGAAAAACCCTACCGCTATGGGATTGCTGGGAGATGGTGCGACCACGTGTCGTCGGCTCGATCGTCCGAGACACCTCTTCACAATAGCATACGGGAACATGGAGCAGAGAGTTTCGTATATGAGATGATTGAACGAGTAGACGATACACACGCAGACGAGCGAGAGGCGTACTGGATCCGTGAGCTGAATACAATCGCTCCACACGGGTACAACGTGATGTCGCACTCCAGATGCAAACATCGACAGGACACGACGGTTGCTGGGCTCTATAAGCCTATCGCAACCGAAGTCGAGTTGAAGACCATCTGTAGAGCCGGTTCTCCACGAATCGTCTATGTCTACATAACAACCCCTACCGAAACGAAACGATTGACGTTTGGTCAGTCTGCGACGTCCTCGTACGAGGACGCACTGCGAGACGCCAACGCTCTTGTCGATGAGTTTCGGGAGGCGGGAGTTCGTGTCAAGGACGGCAACAAACGCCTCCCGTTCGAAAATCAACAGCTCAAAAAAATACGACTCGCCGTGTTCAATAAAACAATGGTAGCGGTATACATTACAACAAGCGAAGGCCAACAAAGAATCTGTTTCGGAAGCAAAAAAATAAACTATGAAAAAGCACTCGAGGCCGCCAGGTCGTTTATAACTGGTCTAGCGACAGACGTTTTGGAAGATAATCTTTAAAGTCAGCAACAGGTGAATGCCGGTGCGGTTGAAGCAAACCCCGCATCGGAGAAACATTGTAACTGCTTCCGGAGGTGTGAGCTCGCCACTCACATCTGCGATATAATCATCTAGTCACGAAAGTGGCAAGACCCTCAAACTCAGGGAAACTCCTAAAGCTTGTGGATACGAAGCTGGTGCGGAAACGCATCGGTGGTGCGGGGTAATGCCCTAGCAGTATCGTGATAACGCCACAAGATGCGATCCTAGCGTGGAAAGCAATGGACAATCCTGATCCAAGCCCCGGTAACACGGGGAAGGAGCAACGACTTGACGGGGGTCGGTCCGAAAGGGCTTAAGGTAAAGTCTAGTCCCTACCGAAAGGATGGGTATCGACGTTTGACGGCGACGAAATGAATCTACATTTACCTCAAAGTATCGCAGCCGAGACCGAACTGCTGCAGCTGGCCTCGGTCCTTCGCTTAATCATCAGTCCTCGGGAGAATGCGCCCATCATTCAGATGGTCCAGGACACGCTCACGGGCGCCTTTCGCATCTCAAATCCCCGAACAAAAATCCCCGAGCACGTGGCCATGAACATCATGGCCAAGCTGCGGCGGCCGCTGGCGTCCTTCAAGCAGACGGGCGAGAACCACACGGGCATGGACGTCATCTCGGCAGCCTTTCCGCTCATGAACTTTAATGAACGGGTTACTATCGAAAACGGCCGGCTCACCAAGGGCTTGCTGAAAAAGGGAGCCTTCAACACGACGTCCGAGGGCGTTCTCCACGTGCTATTCAACGACTTTGGCCCGCAGCGGTGCGGTCAGTTCATCAACGAAGTGCAGTCGATCGTGACCAAGTTCAACATGTACACGGGATTCTCGACGGGCGCATCGGACTTGGTCTCGAATGCAGAGACGGTCGAGTTCGTGGCACGTACGCTGGAAGACGGGCGTCGCCGAGTGCAGGAAATTCTGACGGACGTCCACGCCGGGCGGTTCGTGAATGTGTCGGGCCGCACGGACGGCGAAGAGCTCGAGAACCAGATCAACAATACCCTAAAGGACATTTCGGCCAAGATCACGGACCGAGTGTCCGAGACGCTGCCCCGAGAGAACCGCCTGGTGCAGATGGTCGAGTCGGGCGCCAAGGGTAGTAACCTGAACATTACGCAGATGGTGGCGCTGCTGGGCCAGCAAATCATTGATGGCAAGCGGGTGCAGTACACGCTCAAGGACCGCTCGCTGCCGCACTTTACCAAGTTTGACGACGGCATTGAATCGAGGGGCTTTGTCGAGAGCTCGTTCGTGCAGGGCCTGCGCCCGGCCGAGTACTTCTTCCACGCCATGGGTGGACGGGAGGGTCTTATCGACACAGCAGTCAAGACGAGTGATACAGGCTATATACAGCGCCAAATGATGAAGACGATGGAGGACATGCACGCCGCCTACGACGGCACGGTGCGCAACAATACGGGCGTCATCATTCAGTACCGATACGGCGAGGACGGCGTGGATTCGACGCAGGTCGAGTCGCAGCCCATCGACTTGGCTCTGCTGACTCTCGAAGAGATTTATCGCCGCTACGCCCTCACCGCCGAAGACATTGCGGCGGTATCTTCGGGCGAACCTCTCGACCTCGTGGACGAAATCATCAAGGACCGGGATATGCTGGTGAGCGAAGTCTTCTCGTACAACAAAAAGTCGGTCGTTCTGGCGCCCGTGCACCTCAAGCGCCTCATTGAAGGGTACCGCAATCCCTATTCGACCAAGACGGACTTGACAGCGCAGCACGTGGTCGAGGAGCTGACGAACCTCATCAAGGAGCCCTACATGGTCCAGAACCGCCTGTTCCACTGCCTGCTGCGCTTCTACCTGGCGCCCCGCCGCTGCATTCTCGAGTACCGCATGACCCAGAAGATCTTTGACGAGGTCGTGAAGGACATTCGCTACCGGTACATCAAGAGCCTCGTGCACCCCGGAGAAATGGTGGGAGCCCTGGCGGCGCAGTCCATTGGCGAGCCGACGACGCAGCTCACCTTGAACACATTCCACTCTGCAGGAACTGTCAAGGCTGGTGCGACGCAGGGTGTGCCCCGTATCAAGGAGCTCCTGGGCGTGTCAAGGAACCCCAAGAAGCCGCTGTGCGCCGCCTACCTGTCGCCCGAGCTGTCGACGAGTCTGGATCACGCCATCATGATGATTCGTGAGATTCAAAAGACGACGGTGCGGGACATTACCAAGTCGGTGCGGATGTACTATGATCCCTACCCGCTGACGACCGACACCAAGATCGCCGAGGACCGGGAGATTCTACAGAGCTACCAGGCCTTTTCGGCGACGAATGCGGCCGAGTGCATGTCGCCGTGGATCATGCGCCTCGAGTTTGACGAGACGGCGATGGCCTCTCGGAGCATTCAGGACATGGTGGCCATCCAAGATGCGCTGATGGCGCAGGGCGGCGTGGCGAGGTGCGTCTACACCGACACGAATGCCGACAAGCTCGTCATGCGCATCGTGTTTGCGCCCGAGGTGGTCAAGAACATGCTCACGCTGCGGTTCATGGAGGAGCGGGTCCTCGACGTGGTCATTTCGGGCGTGGACGGCGTGCGGGGCGTGTACCAGCGGGACGTCAACAAGGAGCTGCTCTGGGACAATAGCACGAATGCGTACGCCTCCAAGAAGCAGCACGTCCTGGACGTCGAGGGCAGCGGCGTCCTCTCGAGCCTGCTAGCCTTTCCCAACATTGATCCGACGAGGACGTTTAGCAATGACATTCACGAAGTCATGGACGTGTTTGGCATCGAGGCCGCTCGGCAGGCACTCTACGACGAGTTCTGGGAGGTTCTCTCGGCGGCCTACGTGAATTACCACCACATGTCGGTGCTGCTGGATGCCATGACCTACCAGGGTCGGCTGGTGTCGGTGGACCGCTTCGGAATGGGCAAGCACGACAATGGAGTTCTGGCCAAGTCCTCGTTCGAGGAGACGTCGAGAATTCTGTTCAATGCCGCCGTGTCGGCCGAGTTTGACCCGATGAAGGGCGTGTCGGCCAATATCATGTTTGGACAAAAGGCGCCGTGCGGGACGGGGATGGTGGAGATTCTGCTGGACGAGACTCGGTTGCCCGAGGGCGACGAGGACATGTTCCAGGACTACCGTGAGCAGCTTCCGGCAAAGGCGGCACCCGCAGCACCTACTGGCGAGTGCCGAGTCGAGGACATTACTATGTGGTAGCCAGACCGCAGGTGTTTTCGAGCTGGCGCACCAAAATACCGTCGAGTTCTTGCGTCGACAAGCTTTTGTAATTGTAGATGATGGTCCGAAAGAAAAAGTACTCGTAGAGGCCGAGCATGAGAATCATACAGACATTATCGCCAAGAATGAACTTCCAGTTGAGGCGAATTTTGCGATACTTGGCGGCGAATGCAGCGATAGACAGTATTAGAACGAGAACCGAGACGTAGACCCAGGCCTGAATTTGCAGAATATTGTTATAGGCCGTGCGGGCGGCGGCGGCTTTTTGCGCATCGGCCAGAGTGTGCGTGGCGTTCAGAAGGGCGGCCAGGAGCTCGGATACGGCAGCGGTGGTATTGGGCGGCCAAGAGGAGCACTTGGCGAGAGTTCCAGCAAGGTAGGACTCGACGGTGGTTTGGATTCCATAGTCTTCCGACTTGGAGACGATTGCAAAGAAAAAGATCGTCTCAAACACCCCTATGAAGGCGATGTGCAGCATGAATGAGATGCATCGTTTTACATACTTGTTCCGAACGACGATAGGCGCCAGCTGCGCAAGCGGTGCCAGCTCTCGATCGGGCATGAAAAAGAATGAATCGGAATAGGAGGGTTGCCTCCCGGTCATTGAATATATTATTTCTTGTAGGTCTTCTTAGCTGCTTTCATGGCGTCGCCGAGAGAGAAGCTCGGGTTGGCCTTCTTAACGGCCATGACGTGCTCCAGCCAGGGAGACATCTTGCCGCTCTTGCGACTGGCCTTGCGGCTGCGGCGGCCGCCCGAAAACAGCTTCGGGTCATCCTTGTCACCAACAGTCAGTGGGTCTACAACTTGTTCGGCTGCCGGCGGAGGAACACGGACGTTTCCGTCAGCGAGTGCGGGATCAGGTCCGCCAACATACGGACCGCCACCAAAGCTGTACATCTCCCCACCCCGCATGCGACGTCCACTGCTGCGGCGGCTGCGGCGGCGCCCGCCCATCGGAACCCCTTTCCCCACTAGAATACCGCCCTTCATCGACTTGCGACGGCTGCGGCGTCCACGGCTGCGGCGCCCGCCCTTCGGAGGTTGTTGGGGGTTCTCGTTTGGGGGGATAGCACTGTTCATTGTTCTTGGGTCAGAGATTATTTGGAGTGAGTGCGATAGGACTTTTCGGGCTTGATCTCAAATTTTCCGAGGGGGCTCGATATTTCGTGTTCTCGGTTGAGATTCAGCGCTGGGTCCTGGATCGTCACTGGAATCTCCTTGACCGGATTGAAACGCAGAGGTTCGGGCTTCAGGACAAACGGGCTCTCGATGAACTTGCCTACATAGGTGTCCATAGCTCCGTCGAGGCTGCCGTAGTTCATGGCGACCCACTGGCAGCCGTACGCAAAGCAGAGCTCAGCCTTTTTGTTGTTGAGATTCGTCGTGTCGTCGTCGGGCACGACCATGGTGATTTTGCGGCGATTGTAGTCCGTGTCCCCCTGGGCGTCGTAGGTCTGCGTAGCCTCGGTGAAGGACACCCGTCGCAGGCTGCCCGTCCCCCAGGTCATATTGACCATCTCCTCCATGCCGTTGCCCTTGGTCTGCTTACCGCTGACAACAATCAGCTTGCCCATAAGATTACACACGGGCTCGATGGCCAAGTCCTTGCGGCTGTAGCTGTACTCGGATGGCAGCATGAACTTGCGCAGCGTCGTCTTGAGTATCTCGGCGCAGTCGGTCATGGTTGTATTGCTGTTCGTGTGAAAGTCGATCGAGAGGACAAAGGGGTTCTTGCTGCCCGTCGTATCCGCCGCAAAGGCCGTGTTGGCGATGGCCAGACAGCATTCTTCGAACGGAATGGTATTGTACGAGTACATGTTCTTGGTTTTGGAGTTGGCGTACCCCACGACTGGCTTCTTGTTCACTTGGTATACGTGAAGATCCACGAGCCGAGCGCCGGCGAGAATCACCTTGGTCAGGGATGCAGAGTAGATGTAGTCGTAGGCCGATTTTCCTGCGTAGACGGAAAGGCCCGAGGAGGCCATGTAGTAGTCGCACAATGTAAAGTCGCTCGGGCAGCCGACTGGAGCACCGTTGCCAAAGGACTCTCTCGTATTGTAGGCGTCCAGGTTCTGGGTGGCCACCTCGGGATTCATCGGGTACGGAAAGGTGATGCTGATAACGCCGACGATCGTGAGAAAGACGACCACCGTAATCAAAAGAATCAGTACTGGACCCCACATTGTTATTTACTCCGACGATCTTTAAACTCGAAAAAGAGTCGGCGCATGTGCTTCATGATGGGGTCGGGCACCTTGCGGTCCATCGGAATGTTAAAGAGGCAGCAGTGGAGAAAATACACACAGTACATGCCGCACTGCCCGTCTCCGTACTGGTGGCGGATATCGTTATGGCGCAGCTCGGTTGGCTTTGAAAACGTCCCCATGTCGTCGAGCTGCTTCCCCCAACGCCGCATGAGCTCCTGAACTTCGGGCTCGGGATCCTGGGCGTACGAGTCAAAAAAGGTTATGGTGGGAGCTGAAGTCTGAAAGTCAGCAAAGGCCGCAATCCAGTGCTCCCCAGGCCCATCGCTGTCGTCCGTATTGAAGACCACACCCACCCGACGGTAACCCTTCTTGTAGAGCTTATCGATGGCGAGACTACAGAGGGACGAGACGAGGCACTGGCCCGTCTTTTTGCGGCGGTCAAAGTCGATGGGCACACTGCCAACATAGTAGTAGTCGGGAATGATTTCGCTATAGTACTCTTGGGACTTGTCGATATCGTCCGAAGACAGCCATTCCGAGCCGTTGGTCGCCCAGCTGATGGGTGCTGCCGGTTTGCGGACGAGGGCGTGAGTGATGCACGCCAGCGTCGCATCGTCGCAGACCTTTTTCAGACGCTTCGTGATTTCGCTCCATGCGTTTGCCCCCTTTGGAATCGGCCGCTCGCCGGGATGTTCTTTAGTATAGGCTTTGCGGAGAGCTTCGACCTGCTTGGGGTCCATTGTTCAAAACGGATCTTTGTTTTTGTACCGCCAGCGGAAGTACAAGAATGAATACGACGCAGATTGACCAGCGTGATCTCGTCAAGGCGGTGCGGACGTTTCGGGACCGGGACGACAAGCTCAAGGAGCTCAACAAGCAAGTGCAAAAGCTGCGGGAGGAAAAGAAGCTGGCCGAGGAGGAAATGTCGGACATTCTCAAGCGGTCGGTGTTTGCGACGCTGGACAAGCTCGAACTGCCCGACTCGGTGGTCAAGATTCAGCGCCCCGAGACGTGGAGCAAGCCGTGGTCGTTGAGCAAGAAGGACCTGGCCCTCCTGCTGCAGGACTTCTTTCGGGGAGCCGCCGGGTCCCGGACCGAGGCGGAGGCATGCTTCGAGTACATTGTCGATCGCAAAAAGCGAGAGCTCGTATCCAAAGAGTTCTCGTTTACACGGGTTCTGAATGTATCGGATAATGGAGCCGACACCGCCGGGTCTGATTGAGTGGCTGCGTACGCCGTCCTTGCAGACGCCCAACGGCCGAGTATTGACGCCCGAGCACGAACTTCGCATGCTGTTTACCGACCTAAAGGACGCACTACTTAAAAAGAACTTACTACGTAGCGACTTTAACAGGTATAAGATCCTCCATTTTTCGCAGTTGTGCACGGATGTCTTCCGACACTCTTCTGTCTAATCGCACCCAGCGGATTCTGTCTGCGTTCCGTGATGGCCACGCCGAGACGCACGCCGACAAGTACGAAACCTATCGCAAGCAGTGCCCGTTTTGCCAGATCATTGTTGAGGAGCAAATCACGCACGTCTACGGGATTCTGGAGGCCACGGTGCGCCCCGTCCTCCTGGCGGCGTGGACGCACTGGGACGTCAACGGCTACCCCATTGCGAACGGCGGGGCGTCGTTTGACGAGTTTTTAGGCGACATTACGCACCGTGCATTTCTCTCGTGGGTCCAGCCCATATATCGGGACGACGTCGAGTTGACGGACGAGGAGTTGTTGGAGCACCCGATCGTCAAACAAAAAATCCGAGATAGTGTATAATGGTCCAAGACGATATTGCAACGGGAGGTCGTCGCCGTCGTTCGGTTCGGAAGACTCGGAAGACTCGGAAGCACCGGGGAGGGTTTATGGGAGATCTGCTGCTGGCGGGCTCGGCGCTCGCTGCGGCAGTCTACGGTCGCCGCCGCATGGGGGGTGGAAGCAAGAAGACTGCTAAGATGCCTCTTCGCACGACTAAGAAAGGACTTGTATAGTCGGCGGCTCGAACCCGTTAAAGGTCGACAGCGACACCCATGAATAAGCGCCAATATTCGGAACATCCAGGACGTCTGAATCGTCGATCTCTTTCGGCAACCACACGTCTTTTGCAATCACGTCCGCCGAATCGCACGTCCGACCAAATACCGTATGCGGCACCGTCTCGCCGTACGGCTTGCGACTCGGGCAATGAAAGGTCGGTTTGAATCCGTCAAACAGTACACCCGAAAACACACCGTATACAGACTCGTCGATGGTAATACTGTGCGTTCCGTCAGGCATGATCTTGCGTCCGATGACGGGCACGGTCAACGAACAGCTCTCCTCGGCAAAGAAGCGCCCCGGTTCGGCAATCACTGTTTCGAACGGCAGCGTCCTCATTTCGTGCCGAATGAGCGGCGCCAACTCGTTTCGAAAGAAGCCGTCGTTGGCGGAATTGCCGGAAAAGCCGCCACCAATGTCTAGGACCTCGGGGCGAAATCCTGGATTGCCCTCGAACGCATTCACAAACTGGCGCACCGTGTCAAAGGCGGACTGGTAGGCCCCAACCGAAGTGCAGTCGCTGCCGACGTGAAACGCCAAGCCGCAGATGGTAAAGAACGGCTCACGGTGGAGGAGCTCGTGGACGTTCCGAATGTGAAACCCAAACTTTTTATTGAGGGGAATGCGAGCGCCGCCCTTGTCATCCACAAAGATGCGGACAATGGGTCGTGGTGATCGAACAATTTCGTGAATTTTTTGCAGCTCAAACAGCGAGTCAAAGGTTACGGTCGACACGCCCGCTTCTCCGAGTTGCTGGCGAGACTTGCAGGGATTGGCGTAGACAATGTCGGTCTGGGCCGAGGCTCCGACGGCTTGGGCGGCTCGGACTTCCTGAACCGATGCGCAATCGAATCCACAGCCGCCCCTGTGGAGCTCGGCGAGGATGGGCGCCAAATTATTGGACTTTACGGCGTAAAATGGGCGGATATTCGGCAAGCACTCATTCCACAGGCGCAGGCGGTTGCGAACAGATTGGAGCGAGACCCGAAAAGTTGTCGACAGCGTTATTGATGAAGCGAGAGACAATTATTTATTACAAACAGTCCAGCACGACTTAAATGCAAATCGTATGTATAGGTAATATGGAATACTTGCCGTACAATTCCCGAAATGTTGCTCTGTCTGCAGATGATGTATGTCGCATCATCTGCAGACCAGACTATATCGTGAAGGACATTCGCACCTTTCAAAAGGCGATGGTACATACGACCTACGTGCGGAGGGCGGACTATACGACCCTCACCGGTGAGCCGGCGGTTCTCGGCCCCTGCCCCAAGGGCGTGATGGACCTGCAGCCCGAGTCGTACGAGCAGCTCGAGTTTCGAGGCGACTCGATTCTGGGCGCCGTCGTGGCCAACTACCTCTGCGAGCGCTACCCCACCGAACCTCCTGGCTTTCTCACCAACACTCGCAAGTTGATTGTGCGAAACAAGACGCTGGGTATGCTGGCTCGAGACAAGCTCCATCTCGACGCCTTTTTCGTTATTTCCAAGCACGTGGATGAAATGAAGCCCGAGCACGGCCGCCGAAACATTGAAAAGTTAGGCGATGTTTTGGAGGCGTTTATTGCGGCGCTCTGGATCGATTCGGGCAACGATTGGCCGACGGTATCGGACTTTATCGTCCACCTCATTGAAACCCATCTAGACATTCCTCTTTTGCTACGAGAGGACGATAACTACAAGGACCGAATGCAAAAACTATGCCAGCAGACGAAGCAGTTTACGCCCATCTACAAGATGGTATCGTCGAGCGACGAAGCGGGCTTCACGATGGCCGTATGCAAGCCGAGCGGGGAAGTCATTGCGACGGGGACGGCGCAGACCAAGAAACAGGCGGAGCAGTATGCGTGCAAAAAAGCATTGGAGGGATATGCTAGCGCAGGAGCCGGGAGTGCGTGAGGCGGTAGGTCTTGCGGTGGTTGCGCTGCCGCTTGCCGTTGCGGCAGGTCTTTCCCCGTCGACAGGAGCTCGAGTACTCGGCATAGCGGCTGACGCACGGCCGCTTGCTGCCCGTGGCCTTGCAGAGGTCGTCCATGAGCCCTTTGAACCACGCTACGAGGCTCGCCCGGTTCGTGAGGTCCAGGGAGCTCTTGTAGGACTTGGCGATCTTGCGCAGTTCGGGAAAGGGGTAGACGTCCAAAAGCGCTTCGAAAAAGGTCTGGTAGGCATCGGTCTTTTCGGGAGTCACGTCTCGGTAGTTGAAGACGACGCAAAAGAGAAAGTCCATGCCTGGGGGAGCGCTGGGTTTTTTTGCGAGCAGGTCCGTGTAGTGGGCCTGTATCTCGTCAAACGGCGGGTCGTCGGGCGGACAAATGACTTTCGGGTCGTCCTCGCACTGGTCCCGGAGCTTCTTGTTGACTCGGTTGTGAAGGTCGTACAACCAGCGGTCGGCGGGCTCTCGGTACTTGAAGTCGCCCGCCATGAATTCGATGGTGCTTTCACGGCAGAAGCGGCAGGGGAGAATGTACTGCTGGGCGAGAAAAACAGCTTTTTTGCGGGGCAGGTCTTCGGCGGCGATTAGATGGAGGAGCTGCCAGCCCGAGGGCCCCCAGAATCGGGTGTCCATATGTCTTATTTAATTGCTTCATAATAATGAGATGGCGACGATAAAAGTTATTTAAAAACAGAATGGGTAATAATAGGAATGCCCATACATACGTTTGGAGATAGTCATTCCTACTATGGTTGGAATGAGATTTCAAATATTCAGATTCATCAATTAGGTCCAAAGTTGTGTTTTTCTATAGGACGTGACGGCATTAATATAAACGACGGATATAATGTAAACAATGGAGACACTGTAATATTTTGTTTTGGTGAAATTGATTGCAGATGTCATATACACAAACATATAACCGAAAACAATGATTATAAACAAATTATTGATTCCATAGTAAATAATTATTTTATCCAAATCAAAAATGCTGTAGACAAATTTGAAAATTTAAAACCAGCTATATATAACATTGTTCCGCCAATTCAAAAATACAATACTTGTGAAAATCCAGAATATCCATATTTAGGAACAGACGATGAACGAAAAACATACGTTTTGTATTTTAACGAAAAATTAAAACAAAAATGTGCTGAATACAAATTCTTGTTTTTTGATGTTTATAATAATTATATAGATGAATACGGCTTTTTGAGAAAAGATTTAAGTGACGGTAATGTTCATATTCGTAATGGCGTTTCTATCCGTAATTTTATATTGGATAACTGTCTCGAATGAAGAGAATAAAATAACGGGTGATTCATAATAATGACGGACGTATCAGAGCTCATCGTGCTGGCGTGTGCGGTATATATCGGCACGGTATTCAAGGATTTCATGTTTGTGTTTATGAAGGACTTTGTGCACCCCCTTCTGCATATTCCGTACATTCACTCGGTGATCGGCAGTGGCGACATGATACGAGGCCTGGTCGACTTTCTGGTCGGGCTCGTCATCGTCGTCCTCATCATCCGAGTAGCGCAAAAGCCCTTCTCGAAACTAATCTCGGTCATAGGTAAGTAATGGCGTATCCTCAAGCCGAGACAACCAATCCTGGGATCTTGGGTAGCGTAGGGTCAATATTTTCCTCGTCGGTAAAGTCTGTAGGGGATTTTGTGGGGAACGCAGCAGATACATTCAAATCGTTTGCAACTAAAGCGAGCGATGGAATGAGGGAGTTGACGGGTAGCACGCCCGCCACTCCAGCTTCCACCGCCCCGCCATCTACGATTGCCACGGGTGTAACTGCTCCAGCAGCCGGCGGTCGCCGAAAGACGACGAAAAAAGGGGGTAAGCGCCGGACGCATCGCCGTCACGGCCGCCGCCGCCGCAGTTAATCCACATCGTCCCTCATCTGAAACGTCTTCCACCCGCCATAGGTATACTTGCCGTAGCGGACTTCGATCTCTTTGAACATCTCGGGCACCTTCCAATCTCGGGTGCCCCGGTTGGTCTCCCACCACGTCTTGAACTTTTCCGTCACGCCGTTCTTGCGCACGGCAATGACTTCCTCGCCCTCGGCCGAAGGGCGGGTGCACTCGCCGATAAACTTGGTGATTGCGTTATTCTCCTCCCGGTACTCCTTGGTGTACTCGAGCACCTTATCAGGCGGAACCAGGTTGCTGTCCCGAGACTCTCGGTAGAGGTGGATGAGGTAGGCCAGAAAGCACCGTCCCCACTCTTCGGACTTGACCTTGCGCTCGATGGACGTGTCCATGCGAAACTGGTTGGGACCGTCGGGCGCCGCCACGAACTTTGAGATAAAGTTGATGACCACAAAGCGCCGCCACGTGCCGCCGTCGTTGGTGTTGACCTTGGGCTTGTCATTGCACGCCAGGTGAAACTTGCACTGAAGCTCAAACTCGGCCATGGCCTTGGATCCCGCAAACAAGTCACGGGCCAGAATCTTTTCCGAAGACGTCAGCTCCTTCATGAGACCCGTATTGATCGGCACGGCGTCGTCGGGCTCCTGCATGCTGACAAAGCGGCGGCCCTTGAGACGCACGACCTCGGGCGCCGCCGAGGCCGACTTGTTGCGGCCCTGCGTAATCAGCGAGATCGGGACCTTGCACGCATAGTCACCCAGCGCCGTCTCCATCAGATTGATCAACATGGACTTGCCGTTGGAGCCGCTGCCAGTGAGAATGTGGAACTTTTGATTGCCGACGCCGTTGAGGCTCTTGGACATGTGGACGAGCGTGTATTCACGCACCTCGGGGTCGGGCAGAACCTTCTTCAGAAAGTCGTTGATTTCGGGCCACTCTCGGTAGTCTCGGTAGGTCATTTCCGTATTGACGTCGAGCTTGGTCGAGAACGACAGGTAGTCCTCGGGCTTGCCGTCCCGAAACTCACAGGTATTCATGTCAAACACGCCGTTGCGGCAGGCGAGCAAGTAGCGGTTCTCGTCGACCCGCTTGGTAAAGGTCTCGTCGAGAAACAGCTCGCTGCACTCCTTCATGACGTTGGTCTTGAAGGCCGTGGTCTTGAGCTTCTTGGCGACCTTTTGCAGGTCGTCCTCGAGGCAGGCGGCGGCGCAGAAGTCGCACCCGCAGGCCCGGGGCTCCTTGGCGTCGCACGTTCCGGCCAGATCGGTCATGCGCTGGCCGTGGACCGTGGCCCGCTGGCGGTACATGCGCCAGATCTCGGTCGAGAACTCTTGTTGCAGCTGCACGCCCTTGTCGAGCTCCTCCCAGACGTGACCCGTGAACTTGTACCACACGTTCTTGCCAAAGCTCACGCACTTGAAGGTGTCCCGGAACTTGCTGTAGACGACCGAGGCGACGTCAAACTCGGCGGCGCTGCGAGAGGCGTCAATCTTGCGCATGATGTTATCCTTTTCAATCTCGAGGTAGCGCTCGGGGTTGTCCATGCGAGACCAGTACAGCAGAGAACCGAGGGTCAATTTCTGGCCCTCGTTGATGAAGGAGAAGGAGTTCCACTTGGACATGCACTCCCGAAGGTTGAACTTGTCGGAGCGGCGGCTAAACTCTTCAAACTCGTCGTAGAGGTCGGGGTGAATGTTCTTGAGGCACTGTCCGACCTCGATCCAGTCCTGATACTCGGTCGTGCGGCGAATGTCGAGATTGTGAACGTGCTCCCGAATGTTTTGCTGCTCCTCGGCCGTGAGCTGCCGGCGAGAGTTGGCCGCATTAGGGCTGGAAGCTCGGCTGGTTCCGGGTCCCGCTCGGCGCTCGACGGGTCGGCCTCGGCTAGGGGCCATGGCTCGGCCGCCAGAAATGCGGACCGCCGAATCCGAGGCGGCCGAAACGTCGGGCAGGTTGCCAAAGTGCTCCTTGGCGGCGTCCGTCATCGGCGTCTCGTTGCCCGCATCCGTCTCCCGAGTGCAGAAGAGGCCGAGACTTGCCGCATTAAACTCAAAGCCGCCGGCCTGGCGAGTGACACTGCCGTCGGGCTTGACGGCGAGGACGCACGAGACAATGTAGGGCAGGCCGTGGGGCTTGGAGGAGCCATACATGGTCCAGCCCGTGGAGCGAGAGGCCACGGACTTGTCGTAGACCTTGGCCCACTCCTTGTCCTGCAGGGGCAGCGGATCAAAGATTGACATTTTGGTGAGCATGATTTCTCGGACAGCCAGTTCAATGTACTTGGTCGTCTTGACGTGAGGTAGAAGAATATGGACGCCGCCAGCGACGCCATCCCGCTTCGGGACGGGCTTCTTCTTCTCCATGACGTAGACTTCGACGTCGCCGTCAATCGCCAGAAACTGGCGGAGGGTTTGCACATAGTCCGTGGTGAATTGGGAGATTTGCTCGGCCGTGTGCATGTTTTCGGTGGTGCCCTTGACGTATAGAAAGTCGAGGTCGACTCGACAGGGGCCGAGCGGCGTCGGCGCCTCGATGAGCCAGATCTTGTTGCGGTGGACCTCGACATAGTCGTAGTAGAGGTCGTAGAATTCGGCAAGGTCGTCGCTGCCGATAAAGTACTTGCCCTTGCTCGTCGTGTCTGCCGACGTGTGGGTGTGGGGGTTGCCCTGGGCCGTCACTCGCTTCCTTTCGAGAAAGTTGACGAGTGCTCCCGGAGTGGCCATGTCTGCACTGTATGTTGTTCCGATATATTATTGCCAACCCACATCGGTTTTGAACGCACGCATCTGGTTTGGATAAGCAAAAACGGTTCAAAATAGTGTCTAGGTATGAAGAACAAGGATGGTCGAGTTTTGCCCGGATTGCGAGAACATGCTCTACCCGCTGGAGGAAGGCGCCGCTGGCCTGCAGTTCAAGTGCCGCAAGTGCCCGTACGCCCGAGTGATTGACCACGAGAACCCGCTACTGTACGAGCACAATCTCAAGGAAGACTCGGCGGCCCGCATGATTGTCAATCCCCACTTGACGCAGGACCCGACGCTGCCCCGCTTCTCGACCATCAAGTGCCCGACCGAGGGCTGTCCGTCCAAGGACGTGGTCGGCGTCAAGCTCGACAAGACCAACGTCATCTGGATGTACCAGTGCGGCGTGTGCAAGGCCTCGTGGAAGCAGGCGTCCCGCCGGACCTAATCTCACGTATAGGTAATGGTCAAAGCTAAGCGCCGAATGACGGCCAAGCATTTTTGCAGTTGCGTGAAGAAGGTCGAAGCGTCGGACAAGAAGAAAAAGGTGGGCTCGGCGATCGCCATCTGCACGACGACGCTGCTGTGGCCGCACGGTCGGACGCTGCATTCGGTGGCCTGCCGTCGAAAACGGTTTCTAAAGACCCAGAAGCGAAAAAACCCCAAGTAAGTTCTTACAGGAAATAATAATGGCGGTACGGATCGAAGAATTTATGCAGTCATACGGGTTCGTGATCGTCGGATGGTTTCTCATGATTTCCGTGCTCGGACTGCCCGAATTCAGTCTGGCCTCGTGCCTTTTTCAAACTCTGCTGTTGCTGGGATGGACCTACTTTGGTCACGTGGTTGCACATTATGTGTCACAAAACGAGTATATACACTACATCAATCCCCATATATTCATTCATCACCATAACGAACTTGGCGTTCCCCGATGGCTGAACCTCTTGCAAGAAACCGTGACAAACATGTCGTGCTTTTTAGTGCTATTGTGGCTGCAGCATCTGGCCGGCGTTCGGCTGTTTAGCACGTCGATCGTGGTGAGCGTCGCTCTTCTCTACGTGATTATTCACATTGCAGACTATAGCATTCTCGGCAATGCGGGTCACAAGCTGCACCACGAAAAGGGCATGTGCAATTACGCCCCTGACTTTATGGACGTCTTGTTCGACACTCGGTGCGAAGCCCCCGAAGAGCCGTACGTCAATACGAACCACCAGTTACTTCACGGAGCCATTGCGGTCGGAATTACGGCCGGGCTCAAGTGGCACTTTCAGTGGAGTTAAAATACCGCCATGAGAAACCGATCAAATGTGGTGAGCGTGTCGGCGTTCTCGGGGTTCAGATTGAAGCAGACTTGTTGGTAAAAGGTCCGGCCGTAGACGTACTCAAAAATGAGGACTCCGATAAGCTTGAGTGCGCTGGTGTATACTACCGCCCCCACGAGGAGTTGCTCGATGACCCGGACGGAAAGGTCAGACTCGGAAATCCCGAGAGCGGCTCGGACAATCTCGTTCGGAGACATGTCGAGACCGGGCACGGGCGCTTCGAGCTTGCTCATGACGCAGCCGTCAAAGTAGTGCAGCTGGAAAAACACCAGCAGAGCGCCGACAATCAGGACGGCCAGCGTATACTTGTTCATGCAAAACAAGACGACGACCGCCGTCGTCAAGGCGATTCCAATGTGAAGAATCAGGATAATGAGCCGCAGAAGCACCATTATCCACTCAAAATAGGTATTTTTCAGGTAAGCATCCGTCTCGAGTAAAGTCTATACAGAGTATAAATGGCATCGCCAGTAACGAATCCGCCTATGACTCCAGAAGAAGAGGAAGCCTACCGAAAATATCTTGAAGATCGTGAGAAGGACGGGTCGACGCCGCCTGGATCGCCTAACCTAGGAGGTCGCCGGAACCGCCGGACTCGCAAGTCTGTCCGCATCCTCATCAAGCACGAGGGTGATCTCTCGAAACTGGGGTACTCGATGGGCAAGTCCGTCCGCAGCCGCCATGCGTCCCTCAAAAAGGCGGTGAAGCGCTACGGCCGCCTGGCGACGTCTCGCAAGCTGGGAGCTCTCGCCGTCTTCAACAAGCGCCGCCACCCCGGGACCGCCCGCAAGGCCCGGAGCGACCGCAAGTTTGTCATGAAGGAGTAGTTACGTTTACTTTGAGAAACCAAAGGCATTACGGCAATATAATGCCGTCATCCTACTCTCAATTGGGGCAAGATTTGGCAGTGATAGAATTCTATAAACATAAAAAATGCGGATTTTTTCTCGAAATAGGTGCGAGCGACGGAATCCGTATGTCCAACACAAAGCTCCTGGAAGACCAATACGGATGGACAGGAATTTGTGCAGAACCGATTCCGGACGTGTTTTTGAAACTCAAGGCCAATCGTCCGAAATCCATATGTGTTAACGAAGCAGTTTATTCTACAAGTGGCCTGAAATTGTCCTTCGATACTGCGTTGTCTGATACTCTTTTTTCAGGACTCACGGACACTTTGACTTGTCATCGCAAACTTGTCGATTCAAATAAACGTACGATTAATGTAGAAACGATTTCACTTACAGATCTGCTGGATCAGAATAACGCCCCTTGTTTTATAGAATACATGAGCTTAGATACGGAAGGTAGTGAATATGAAATATTGAAATCGTTTGATTTCCACAAATACACGTTTGGACTTATCGATGTCGAACACAATTATAAAGAACCGATTCGTAGCATGATTCGTGAACTATTGATTTCAAAAGGCTATGTATACCTACGTGAGAACAAGTGGGATGACTGCTACGTACATTCGTCTGTATCATACCATATTCACCAAGTAAACAATTGTCCGTTCTTGTTTGATACTCTAAATAATATGAAACAAGGCAATAAGAAGGTGGCGGTACTGCATAGGTTAGATAACAAACAGCTGAACGATCCTGATTCATTTACGGTGTACATTACGTCTGAACCTGATGAGCCGCCAGAGAATTATAACCTGTGTATCGTGCCATTTACAAGTTCAAACACCAAGTCGTTGTATTACCCGTTTTTATATATGGCTCTATCCGAAATGCGAAAAACTACGTTTCAAACCGGACCCAAGCCACATTTCTGCGCATTCATGTATTATCGTGACTATGAGCACAGGAATAAGATTTTCAGAGCAATCAACGAATATAAACCCGTAGATTGCCTTGGTCACGCTTGCGGCGGAACGAAGGATGCCAATACCCGATATGTATATAATAATAATGAAACGATGTATGATGTCGCAGTAGAGGTATATTCAAAGTACAAATTTGTGATTAGTGTAGAAAACTGCTACAAGGACGGTTATTTTACAGAAAAGATACTTTTACCCATTCTGGCAAAATCGATTCCCATATATTGGGGCCATCCCAAAGTATTTGACTACATAAATAAGAACCGAGTTATATATCTGCCGGATTATGATTACGATTCTCTCTTCAAGAAGCTAGATGTACTTCTTACGAACGATGAGGAATACGAGAGGGTCGTTAACGAGCCAGTGTATACCGACATCGGGAATCCGAACGTGTTCAACGCAAGTTTTACGTCGGGGTTGAAGACGTTCGGACTGACCGCAAATAAAACGGATATACAAAGTTCTAGTCAGTAGACAAGCAAGATGATTTCCGAGTTCATTCAGAGGGAAGAGGTCACCAAGGCGCAGGCGGGCGCTCCCCGGCGGACGCTGCCCTACTTTAGCAAGTACGAGTATACGGCACTCATCGGCGTGCGGGCCCAACAGCTCGCCGACGGGGGCCTGCCGCTCGTCAACATCCAGGAATTCAACAAGGACGACCCTCGGCTCCTCTGGAAGATTGCGGAGCGAGAACTGCTCGAGCGCAAGCTGCCCTTTATTGTCCGCCGCAAAATGCCCGACGGCCAGTCTGAATACTGGGGCATCCACGAACTAGAACTCGCCTGGTAATAATGGAAGAAACTCTCAAAAAACTAGAGGACGTCTCGGACACTTCGTCCGAGATCGCCAACACCTGGAACTCGTCGCACGAGATTCTTCTGGCGGCCATTGGCGACAAGGCCAACTGCATGCGGTGGATGCACACGCATTCGCAGCTGCACTATGAGCGCCTCAATTTTTGGTTCACGATTCCGAGCATTACGGTCACGGCCCTGGCGGGGTCGGCGACGATTGCGCTGCCCCGCTTTTTGGAGGACCAGCAGGAGGTCGCCACGGTCGTGATCGGCTGCCTGACGATCGCCAGCGGTCTACTGACGAGCATCAACCAGTTTATGAAGACCCCGCAGTTCTCCGAGGGTCACCGCATCGCCTCGCTGGCCTACAGCAAGCTGCACCGAATCATTTCGAGCGAGCTGGCCTTGCGGCGGGACCAGCGGACCCCCGCCCGAGGCTTTTTAAAGATGGTGCGGATGGAGCAGGATCGGCTCGAAGAGTCTTCGCCGCTCATTTTGGATTCCATCATCCAGCAGTTTAACCAGAAGGTGGAGTCCAACATTACGCTGGAAAAGCCCGAAATCGTGGGAGACTTGGACCATATTGCCATCAATACGGCGGTGCGGTCGGTCATGTCGATGAACGAGCTGCTGCCCCGAGCGAGGAAGCCGGTGGAGCGAATCAAGCTGGCGACGATCCAGCGGGCGGAATCGATCGATAACGGCCCGCCGGTCGAGATACAAGCCCCGCCCTCGCCGCACGTGGAGTAAGTCGAACAATAAGTATCATCTATAGTATAGATGTCGGGGTATCACATTTATTCGAACTGGGAGGGCCCTCCTGACCGCCCCTATGTTTATTTGGTGGATATGATGCTCGCTTATGTCAACATATTCAAGCCTCCGAGCATAGACATAAACGTTGCGGACCTTGAGCCACAGCTGAAGGATACAAACTGGAGCGGCACACCCGTAACGGATATCCTTCCAAAAATCACTCTAAAAAAGTACGAAGACCACCACAAACGTATTATGGACGCAGACTTGTCATATCCGATTTTTGTGCGCACAGATCACGATTTAATTGATGGTGCGCATCGTCTCTGCAAGGCGATCTTGACGGGTAAGAAAACGATCAAAGCCTATGTCTTTAGCAAATCCTTGATGAAGAAATTCATTATTCATGAAGGAATGAAGGATGGCAAAGTAGACAACGCCGGCGCAGGAGACAAGAAATTGTATGAAATATTGATGTTATTTCATAAGCGGTTTTGTTAGCTACGCAGAGTTGCTCTGGACCATCTCAAGCTGGTCAAGAGACGGGGGAAAGAGGAGGAGAGGCACGGGGGAGCGACCGGGGTCCATCCAGCGGGCGGGGTCCATGGCCAGCGTTCCGTCGGCCACCTGTGCATCCAGCGAGCCCTTGAAGCGAGGATCGTTCTTCTGAAGGAGCGAGTACTGGGCGAGGACGCTTTCGGACGAAAATATGTAGCTGCTGCGGGCGTCCATCGAAATACGGAGGCCCAGAACAGCGATGAGGACGGCGGACATGTAGAACTTGCCGTACGCAAGGCCGATGATGGCGAGAATCCAGAGGCCCCGAACAACGAGGCTGCCGTAGCCAGCGGTGGAGAGCAAAACGTCCATCACGCTTTTCGGGGCTCCGAGAATCGAGACAAAGGCGTAGACGGCCACGATGGCGACCGAGACCTGGAAATCTTTGGGAGTCGCCAGCATATCTTTGTTAAAACGGAACAATAAATCTGCACAAGGAACAAGGTTACAAATGCTCATTCCGATTCGCTGCGTGTCGTGCAACAACCCGCTGGCGGGCAAGTGGCTGAAGTACCAGGAGCTCGTCGCCCAGAAGAAGGAGGAGGACGGCCTGGCGAGAGGGGCGCCGATTCCGTACCTGACGACGATGACGACCAAGACGGCCGAGGGGCGGGCGATGGACGACCTCAAACTCACTCGGGAGTGCTGCCGGCGCCACGTGCTCACACATGTGGATCTTTTGTAGGACAAAGACAATGGCGACGTTTCAATCCTTCCGACCCCGCTCCTCGTCGGAACTCCTGTCTCTTCGGAAACGACAGATCGGACAATCGCTCAATACGGTACCCTCTGTAAGCCTGCAAGACAGCTCCGAGCAGACGGCTCGCATTCGCAAGTTTGCCTCGGTCATGCCAAACATGCCCCTGCACGGAAACTCGGCCACGCTGGTCAAGTTCAAGGCTTCGTCGGTCGTGCAGTCCATGGTGACAGGTCAAGCCTACCGCAACGCTGCATCGCTGTACCAGGTTCCCACGCAATACACAACTCCAGGCTGCTCAAACATCCTGCCGAACTTTATGCAGAATGGACCACTGAACCCGAAGGCCATTCCATGCACGTCCGTCATTTCCAACGCTGCGCCGCAGGTCGTGCCGTTCAATCCGGTCGTAGACTTGCCCCTCCGAAAAAATGATAACAAGGTCGTGCTCCAGTCTGTTCGGGTAAACACTGCGGGATGCGGGGCCAACCAATAAGTATTACGTCATAATAATGGCAGCAGCGGCGGCAGCAGATATCCAGACCCAAGTCGAAGTCCAAGCCAAGGCACTTCCACCTGCGTCCATCGAATCCTTGAAGCGAATGCGGCAAGAACAGTGCTCCAAAACGGGCGGGTTTCACCTGGCCTCGTTTCAGCTCTTTTTGCGTCGCATCATGAGCCCCGACAGCCCGACTCGCAACATGCTGCTCGTCCACGGTACAGGCACGGGCAAGACCTGCTCGGCCATTCAGATCGCCGAAGAATACATTTTGCGACCCGAGTTTCAGGACAAGAAGGTCCTCGTCCTGGCCTCGGAAGCCATTCGGGACAATTTCCGAACGCAGCTCTTTGATGTTGAGCGGGTGCAAAAAGACGGAGATGTCCTGAAATCTCCGCAGTGCACGGGTCGGCGCTACCTCGAGATGCTCGAGCGGGCGCAGAGCGAGGGGCTCCGCTGGGAAAACCCCGAGAGCCGAGACAAGCTGGGGCAGATTGTCAACAAGATGATTTCCGAGTTTTACGACTTTTCGGGGTACATGCAGTTTGCGATGGTGGTCGACAAGAAGTTTCTGACGCTATCCAAGAACGACTTTGACGCTTGGGTGCGCCAAACCTTTAACGGCAAGCTTCTGATCGTCGACGAGGCGCACAATCTGCGTGAAAGCAGCGGTGCCGATGTGGAAATGACGAGCGAGAACAAGCTCGTATCGGACTGCATTCAGAGGGTCGTCAAGGCTGCCGAAGCCATGACTCTGGTCCTGCTGACGGCCACGCCCATGTACGACTCGTTTCAGGAAATTCTTTTTCTGTTGAACCTGTTTCTGTGGAACGACAAGCGGCAGGCTCCGACCGAAAAGCTGACGGCCGGGCTTTTTTTCGAGGCCGACGGCTCGTTTGTCAGTCCAGACGCCGAGGCGAGGTTTCGGGGATACTGCCACGACTATGTGTCCTTCATTCGGGGGGAGAACCCATTTACGTTCCCGTTCCGCCTGCCGCCCCCGACGGCGATGATTGCCAAGATTGATCGCAAGACCGATTATCGGGGCATCAAGATTCGGGTGCCTCGCAAGTACCTGCCTCTCGTAGTGTCGTACGTGGCCGACGACGGGCCGCAAAAGGCGCAGCTGCTCCAAAAGGCCGCAGGAGCCGAAGGCACGGCACTCATGGCCCCGACGATCGTGGCCTCGCCCGACGGCCGCTCCATCGTCAAGTGCTTTCTCTCGGCGACAGATACGACCCAGGCGCAGTTCCGCTACGCCCCCGACGTCCCGCCCTTTCTGAGCCCCGCCAATGTCGGCCGCCACGCAGCCAAGTTTTCGACGGTGCTCAAGTGCATTCAGGAATCTACGGGCATTGTCTTTGTCTTTTCCAACTTGGTCCGTGGCGGAGCCCAGCAGTTTGCGATGGCACTCGAGGAGCACGGGTATAAGCCCGCCATCGGTCTACCCCTTCTAGAAAACCCGTCTGGCGAGTTTGCGGGTCCCTCGCCGGGCAAGTACGGCTTTCTGACGTCGGACATGACGGCCACGCAGATTCGGTCGCTGATCCGCACGATCCGCAGCCCCGAAAACATGAATGGCGGTCTCGTTCGGATCGTGGTGGCGTCTCCTCTCGTCTCTGAAGGTGTGGATCTCCAGAACGTCCGCCAAGTTCACGTACTGGATCCGTGGTACAATATGAGCCGCATTGAGCAAATCATTGGACGGGGTCTGCGCAACTGCTCCCACTCCGGTCTGCCGTTCGAGGACCAGAACTGCACCATCTACCTTCACATTTTGCGGTTTGCGGATATGGCTCAAGAGACGTACGACGAGACGGCGTACCGGGTGTTTGTAGAAGCCAAGGCGAGGCGCATTGCCCTCATTCGGCGGGTTCTGCAGGAATCGGCCATTGACTGCACGACGCAGATTGCGACCAACCAACTGCCCGACGAATGGCGGTCCCTGGTCATTGATCAGCGGCGGGCGCAGGGTCGGGAAACCATCTCGATGCCCCTCTCGGCCATGTCGGCTCCCACCTTTGAAGACGGCGCCGCCGCCATCGTCTGCTCCGTCCACGAGCGGGTGAACTCGCCTGACTATGTGCGGCCCCTCAGCGCCTACTTTGACATTCGGGACGAGGTGTTTGACCAACTGATGGACATGTTTGAGCGCAAGCCCGTATGGTCCCGCTCCGACCTGCTCAAGCAGCTGTACTTTGATCCCGACGTGGCCTCCTACATTGTCGACAATGCCATTCGCACCAATCTTACCATGAAGGACGCCTCGGGGCGCACGGGTGTGCTCGAGAACCGCAGCGGGCTCTATGCCTTTGCCCCCACTGGCCTTCCAGACCAGACGATGGTCGAGCGCAGCGTCAACGACAACAGCCTGCAGCGGGCCAATGTCGATATTCCCGAGGATGCAGCACCGCCGGCAGCTGCGGGTGCAGGTGGTCCAGCACCTGCAAAAGCGGCAGAAGCGGCGGCGGCAGCCTACACCTTTCCCTTTGATACTCGGATGTTTCCCAAGGAGATTCTGGACGCCTACATCCGTGACCAGGTTATGGAGGACCATAGCGATCCGAGACTGGTGGTTCCGGGCGTCAACTTTGTGATGCACGGAGCGGACCGCATCTACAATCCGGCCGAGGAAAAGTATGTGGTCCCGGTCGGCGCCGAGGCGGACGCCGTGGACACCTGGGCTCGGCAGATCGTGGACCAGCTGGCGCACGAGATTCGGGAAAACAACAAGATCATGGTGACGATCGGAGAGAAAAAGACGCTCAAGATTGCGGCCTTTGAAGTGGTAGAGGGCACGATTCGCAGGGTGGCGAGGGACAAGACTGTGGCTCCGGTCGAGTGCACGTCGGCGACGGGCCCGATGATGACGGCCTTTGTGACGGCCATTACGGGCAAGGGCTTTCCCGCAGACGTCAAGACCAAAGACACCAAGTGTCCCTACATGTCCCTCGTGGCCCGCATGCCCTCGGATCTCCTCATATGGGTGCCCCCCGAGATATGGTCCTTTGTGGGCGGTACGAAAAAGTACTCCAACATGTTGAGGGCCAAAATAGTGAAAACAGATCTTGCGCCAAAGTAAGATGTCTTCTGCAACACACCCTATGTTTGAGCGGCGTGAACTGACCCGTGTCGTAACGGTTCATTCCAGGCATCTCCAGAGAAACATCCAGTCCTCGCTGCTGGGCCAGATCAAGGCCAGCGTCGAAGGACGATGCGGCACCGAAGGCTACGTCCAGCCCAAATCGTCCGTCATCATGACCTACTCGCTGGGGCTCATGAGCATCATCGGAACAGGCGTGTCCTATAAAGTCAAGTTCCAGGCCGACATTTGCCTGCCGCACAAGGGTCAGCGCCTCGAGGTCCCCGCCGAGTTCCGCAGCAAGATCGGGCTGCACGCCGAGATGAAGCCGCTCAAGATCCTCCTGCCCCGGGACCTCCATATTGGCAACGCCGAATTTGAAGCAGTCTCGGACGGCGATCAGATGGAGATTGAAGTGATGGGTGCCGAGTTCAAGCAAAACGACGAGGACATCTTTGTACTGGCCAAGCTCGTGCGCCGCATCACTGCCGCCCCCGCTGCGCCAGACGAAGCCGCCGCCCCTGCCGAAGCCGAAGCCCCGCCGCCGCCGTCCGCCGGAGCGGGCGAAGTCAAGTCGGTCAGTATCAGCGAAGCACCTCCGGCACCTGGCCCCGTGCGCCGCAAGAAACGCCTGCAGACGGGCTTACAGACGGGCAGCACGCTAGAGTTAAATGTCGACAAGCCAATCGAAGCTGGAAGCGCTGCGGGATCGGCTGCAGCAGCTGGACCCGAATGAGCACGAGCAGCTGTTTCGCATCGTTCATAAATTCACCAAGGACTATACGTGCTCGGATACCAACGTGTTTGTCTCGTCAGCAGGGCTCTCGGCCGAGTGCATCGAGGAGATGGAGGCCTACGTTCGCTTCTGCTTTGACCAGCGGGTTCATTTGGATGCAGATACGGCCGAGCGGATGAAGTATACACGATTGGCGAAAACGGATTAATCGCACGTTTTTTGATCTAAGAAACATACAATGGAGCGGGCGTTACAAAAGACCCGGCATCTCGACGACATATCACAATTCATACACTATGCAAACAAAGACAAGCAGGCAGAGTTCGAAACCAAGCTTCTGGCGGGGCGAATCCAGACTCGGGACACGGCAGCTCGTATTATCAAGACATTGCAGGGCATGGCGGCAGAGACGTCGCAGGAGCGCCGTTTGACCTACACATTCGGCAAGGAGAATACTCGAGTCCACGTCATTGGCGTTCCGGCCATCCAAAAGGTCTGCTCGACCCAGTCGTTTGCGGGCGTTCCCGTGATGGTCGAACGCAAACTCCGCTACTTTGACTCGATCGACAATGTTGCCGCCGCCGTCGCATCGGCCGAGCAGCCAAAGGACGTCATTGATGTCTCAGACTTCTTTGTGCGGTTCACGCTGAGCACTGAAAAGTTTCTGAAGAAGGATTTTGACGGGTCGATCAACGACCCTGCGGCGCACATTCGGGTGGTGGACCGGCAGTCGTTCACGATTCCGGGCGGCGAGTTCCGAGTGGACTTTTCGATGGTCAAGTCGAGGACCGCCAAGACCGAGACGTTGCACTCTGTCCTCAAGAACACGCCCTCGTACGAGCTCGAGATCGAGTACACGCCTCGTGAGGATCCCCGACCGACGGTGGAAGTCCGCCGCAGCCTGTTTCGCATTCTCGAGACGCTACTGGGCTCGTTTCAGGAGACGCACCACATTCTGCCGCTCTCGGACGTGCAGAGGTACGCTCAAGAGTTCAAGTCCTCGAGCAACAGCTTCTACAACCCCGTCACGCTCGAACGCCCCCACGCCGTGCGGGACCGGCCGTATAACATTCTCAAAGGGTATACGGTGACCATCAAGGCCGACGGACAGCGCTGCGGCCTCTATGTGACGAGGGACCGCAAGCTCGTGCGGGTGACGCCGAACGGGCAGGTCACGTACACTGGCTTCACGGCTCGTGACGGCCAGCACTCGGAGGACTTTATCGACGGCGAGTACATTCCCGACCTGAACCTCTTCTGCATCTTTGACATTTACAAGTACAAGGGCCGCAACGTCAAGGGTCTGCCACTCTTTACGACCGACGACGACATTCGAAAGAACCCCATGTCCTCCCGCCTGGGCTGCGCCCGCCAGTTTGTGGCCGATCTGGGCACGGACTTTACGGCCTCGCCCGGGCCAATCATGCGCATCGAGTCCAAGGCCTTTCTAGCCGGCGACGGCCCGGCGATGGAGGAGAGTATTCGCAAAGTCCTCGACGCCGAGTACGAGTATGAGACGGACGGCTGCATCTTTACGCCCCGCATGTCGCCAGTGGCGCCGTCACAGGACACCAAGGGCCGCACGTGGCGGCGGGTGTACAAGTGGAAGCCGCCGCACCAGAACTCGATTGACTTTCTGCTCAAGATTGTGCCGACGGCGACCTACGACGTGGTCCGCAAGACGATGGTGCGAGAGGGAAAGCTCTATGTCTCGAGAACGCCGGGCGAAGACATCATCTACCCGTGCGAAACAATGACGGGCGAGTACGTGCAGCCCCGCCTGCCCCTCGATCTGCGGTCGCTCGAAGACGGGGGTTCACGGGTGCCCTCTGTATTCCAGCCGTCGGCGCCCCGCAACGAGGATGCCTACAAGATCGGCGTACCCGTGAATGCCGAGAATGTGCCTGTGGATGTCACGGGGGCCAAGGTCGAGGACAATACCATTGTCGAGTGTTCGTACGACGTCGAGACGCAGACCTGGTCAGTCATGCGCACTCGCTACGACAAGACCTACGAGTACCGAGTGATGGGCCGAGCGCAGTTTGGCAACGACATTTACGTGGCTGACAGCATCTGGACCTCGATCCACGTTCCGATCACGGAAGATATGCTGCGAACGCTCTGGACGGCCCCGCCCGACGATACCTTTGAGGACGACCTCTACTACCGAGACGAGGAGGCGACAAAGGTGCGCAGCATGGTGCGAGAGTTCCACAACCGCATCAAGGAGATGCAGTACTCGACGTACATTGTGCCTGGAAACACGCTGCTCGAGCTGGCGGTGGGTCGGGGCGGGGATCTACACAAGTGGCGCAAGTCCAAGCCCTCCAAGGTCCTCGGCCTCGACATTTCGCTGACGAACCTCGTCATGCCCCGCCAGGGAGCGTGCGTGCGCTACCTGAATGAGCTGCGACGCTCGGCCGAGTACCTGCCCAAAGTGCTGTTTGCGCAGGCCGACATGACCAAGCCCTTTGAGGAGCAGGACTCCAAGTACTTGAAGCTCGTGTTTGGCGACGACGACGGCAAAGCCGCTCCGGCGACGACGCCGTACCTCTCCGAGTTCCAGGGCGTCCATGACTGGGATGTGGTCGCCTGCCAGTTTGCGCTGCACTATGCGTGCGAGACCGAAGAAATCTTTCGAGTCTTTGCCAAGAACCTGCGACACTGCAAGAGCATCTTCTTCGGAACCTTCATGGACGGCAAGGCCGTGCACACGCTGCTGGCGGGAAAGAGCGGCCACGTGTTTCGCAGCCGAGGCAAGACGTTTGCGACAATCACAAAGCGCTACGATGACGACGCTGGCTGGAAGGAGGAGTTTGGACAGCAGATTGACGTTCTGCTGGACTCGACGGTCAAGCCGGCACCCGAGTACCTCGTGCCGTTTGAAAAGGTTCAGGAGATTCTTCGGGAGGAGGGATTTGTTCTCGAGGACACCAAGACGTTTAGCGAGATCTATTCGGGCCAGACGTCAATGACGCTGGAGCGGGGCGAGCAGGACTTCAGCTTTCTATATAGGACATTTGTGTTCAAGCGGGGCTCGGCCGCACCCCCAGAAGAGCTGGCTGAGGAAGCACCTCCGACAGAAGAAGCTCCCGAACCAGAAGTGCTCGATGAAGAGGTACAGGAAGCTCCCGACGTAGAAAAAGTAGAGGACGCAGAGGTTCCGGTGGAAGCAGCTGAAGCATCAGAACCTGCGGTACCTGGCAAGCTTACGGCCCGCCATGCCGGCCTGCGCATTCAGGGACGGTTGCTGACGGCCAACAAGTCGCCCTACTCGCTCGACAACCCCGAGCACGTTCGCCTGCTGTTCAGCAAGGATTGGCGGGTAGCAGCTGCAGAACCCGCTGCGCTATAATGTAGCCCAGCAGCGGCGGCACGGCGTTTCCAATCGGCTTGTACGCCGTCAGCGTCGCTTTTTTCCCTGGTTGTGTCAGTATGCAGTCGGGCGGAAAGGTTTGCAACAATGCGGCTTCTCGCACCGTCAAGCGCCGCTCGCCCCGAAATTCAATGTTTCCGTGGTGCTCGGCTCGCATCGTCGGTCCGAAGCCGTCCATTGGGACTTGGCTCTGTCCCTGTCCCTTTTCGAGCTTGGCGGCCTTGGAGTAGACTTGCTGAGCCGGGTCTGACGCCACGCTCGGCTCGAGCAGATGAGCAAAGTAGGGTCGCACGTGGCACTGCTGCAAACTGCGAGGAATGACGTTCCAGTCCTCGCCGTGCTCCGCAGTCTTGGCGTCGAGGCGCAGCCCCATGATGATGACCCTCCAGCGAGTCTGCGGTATGCCGTGCTCCTCGCACTTGATCAGCTGGTACTTGACTTCGTAGCCCACGGCCGCAAAGTCGGCGACGATGGTGTTGATCGGCGACCCATGCATCGTCAGCAGACCATTGACGTTTTCGGCAACAAAGACGATCGGCCGCACTCGGCGCACGACCTCGACATACGACTGATATAGCGTTCCCCTCGCCGATTCTAGCCCCGCCCGTTTTCCGGCGTGGCTAAAGTCCTGGCACGGAAAGCCTCCAACAATGACGTCGGCGGCGGGAAAGGCATAGTTTTCCGCCAAGAGCTCCCGAACATCTCGCAGCACGTAGTTGTGACTCCACCCGTTCCAATCGGCAATGGCCTTGGCGCAGGGCAGAATGTCGTTCTGAAAGACGGTCGAGAAGGGCAGGCGCTTCAGTGCGACAAATCCGGGCGTATCGGCAGGAGCGGCGACATACGACTCGGGAACGCTCTCTCGGCGCACGACCACCTGCTCCGAGAACCCGGCGTCCATTCCGCCCATTCCCGAAAAGAGCGAGAGTAGCTTCATATGGTATAGAGTCTCGTACGCACAAAACGTATCCGTTTTTCGTACACACGGAAAACCTCAGGAATATACAAGATGAGCGGAGGAGAAGAGTACGAAAATTTAGTCTACACCGTCATACAGTCTGCAGCACTACCGAACGTCCAACTCAAGCCCAAGGCAAACACGAGCAGCAGCCGGGGCGTGGACCTGCCGATCGTCTACCTCGGCGAACCCTTATCGGTCGAAGTCAAGATGGACGGAGCGCAGATGAGCGGAACGTCTCTGCGGTACAGCCGAGAGACGCACGAATTCAAGGTGGTCAAGGACGGGGTTGAGGACGCCGATGTGCTCGTCGAGGCCGCCAAGTCGCAGGTGGAAGCGCTCGACGCCTACATCGACGCCTTGAAGACCGAGTACCCTACCGAGTTCCACGCTGCCGCCACGGGCTTTCCGCTCCGGGCCACGACCGAGGCTCGGGAGCACCTCAAGCAGATGGGACTGCAGAGGCTCGTGGAGAAGCGGTTTCGGCACCCCGTCGACTTTCTCAAGCGTTTCCACATTTCCAAAGGTATTCACTACATTCAGATTCAGAATAAGGGCTTCTTCCACCTCGGGCAGAACCCCTTCAACTTTCCCGTGCCCGAGCTGGACGGCGAGTTTCAGATCGAGCTGCGCATCGGCTATGCGGGCACCGTCGTACCCGTACCGTTTCCTCCGGCTGCTGCCAGCGCTCCTGCTGCCGCTGCTCCCGCCAAGCCGCCGCCCGTTCGCCGCAAAAAGATCGTCGCTGCGGCTGCTGCGGCGCCTCCGCCCCCTGAAATCGTACACTTCTTCTCCAAGGAGCCCGAGAATAAAGAGTTTTCCAACATGTACGAGACCAAGTTTGTTCTGGACGGGGTCAATTACACCTCGGCCGAGCAGGCGTACCAGGCCGTGAAGGCTAAAACCTTTGGTGACGAAGTACACTTTGCCAAGATTCTGAAATCCAAGTCGGCACAGTCCGCCAAGTCCTTTGGCACCAAGATTGTCGGATACGTCGAAGAGACGTGGGACGGCAAGAAGGACGAAGTGATGAAGACGATTCTGCGGGCAAAGTTTACGCAGAATCTGGATCTCCGCAAGAAGCTGCTCGAGACGGAGGGCAAGGTTCTCGCCAACTCGGATTCTCGGGACAAGTACTGGGGCACTGGGACATCGGCGAGCACGGCGATGGCCAAGGACCCTACCAAGTGGAAGGGCGAAAACAAGCTGGGGGTGTTTCTGTCAGACCTGCGGGCGGAACTCAAGGCAGAAGCCATGTAAAACGAATACGTGCGGCATAGACGAGAGGAGAGCAATGAAATGGACAGATGCCTTGTCGATCCCCCTCGAGTGCCTCCGCACCGGACTCACCTACACCACGCTACGATTCTTTTGCGAAACAAGATCCTCGCCTCGGCGTACAACCGCATCGGCAGTAGGACGAGGGGATGTGGATGGTCTGATCGAAGTATTTGTGCCGAACGAAATGCAATCAAGAGCCTTGGGGACTTTCGCAAGCTGCGGGGTGCCACGCTCATCGTCGTGCGCTACGGGCCCGACGGCACTCTCCGTCCGTCGGCTCCCTGCCATGACTGCCAGTACCTCATCGACAAGTGCATACGGGAGTACGGCCTTCGCAAGGTGATTTGGAGTTAACGGGAGGTGCGCTTATAAAACTCGGAATAGCTCTCGGACTGCGGCACGGGCCGGCCCTGCGTGACGGGCTCGACCCAGCGGGCAAACAGCTTTTTACCTACGTCGACCGACGCCTGGTCTTCGGTGAGTACCCCTGCTTCAATTTTTCGCTTTTGCTCGAGCATGTAGAAGAAGGTGCCGTCGAGCTTGTCCTCGGCGTGCAGAGAAAAGACCGAGGGAAAGTTAAAGTGCAGAATCTGGTTCTCCTCGGTGAGTTTTTGGACATAGGCCTCGACATTGGTCGCCTTCAGCTGACGATGGCGCTCCTTGCTGTCGTCCATGTTGCGCACCATGGACTGGATCTCGGTCGCCGTGTACTGCGTGTCGTTCATTCGTCTTGCGGTTAGTTCATTTCTATTCCGTAAATAAGAGATGTCGGGAAGCCCTATGCAAATGGCGGCGGCACGAACAGAAGAGGCGCAAAAAATGATGGCTGAACAACACAAGCTGCTGGCGGGCGGCAGGCGGCGGCTGCGAGGGGGCGGCGAGCTCACGATTCCCCCCGGACTAATCTCGGCGGGAGGATCGGATCCGGCAGGCGGGTTCGCTCAGCTCGATAACCTTGCCAAACAGGCCAAAGCCGACGGAGTGGGAGACAAACCAGTCCCCACCGGCGGTCGCCGCCGAAAAACAACGGCACGAAAACATAATGGGGGCAAGCATTCAACTCTTCGGAAATCTCGTCGGACTCGGCGTCGCTCTCGCCACGTTCGCCATTCTCGCCGTTAGCTACGTCTTCTTCACGAAAAAAGATTATATGCGGAGCGACTACCTCGTCATCTTCATGATTGTCAATGCGGTTCTCTTTATCTTTCTCGTGAGCTCCGCATTATATACTGAAGACCGCTCAATCCGGGCGTCCGGTGCCAGCAGCTGAAAGCGACGAAATATAGCCCTCAAAGTGCGGCTTCAGCAGGCCCACGAGCGCCTCGCAGTCCTCGGCGGACTTTAGCGCCGTCAGATTGATCTTGCCCGTGCGAAAGATGCAGGCCGTGCCCTGCTTGGGAAACACGACCTTGACACAGGGAGACACGTCGGGCTCGAACTCGGCCTGAATACCCCGCTCCTGAAAGTACCGCTGCAGGGCGACTCGGGAGATCTTGTGGTCGCCCTCGAACGCCGTCGAGTAATTCATCAGCAGGACTCGGCGCACCGAGTCGGTCGGCCAGGCTTGAAGAAGGCATGACGTCGGTGTATACAGTTTCAACGTCTTTAAAACCGAGGTCTCGTACGAGGGGTGCAAAACACCCGTCATATGAAACACTCCATTGTGAAATATCTTGATGGTAATCTCCTTTTGGGGCAGCGTTCCCTCGCCGTCGTCAAAGACCACGACCGTGACCGAGTTGTGGCCAAAACCACTGGTCGCCGTCGGTACGACGTTGCGGCGCCGAATACGGTCCCGCTTAGACTCGCCTCGCCGCAGAATGCCTCGCTTTTCGATCTTGATGATTCCGTGGTCCAGCGGTAGTTCTCGAAGCATGACATCCGTGTCAATCTTGAGTCCCGGAAACGTGTGCAGCACGACGGTCGTTGAGAGTTTGGGTGTCTTGAGCATCTCTGTGCTCTTCGATGACTACGAGGCCACCCAGTCCGTTTTTCCAGGAAAAGGGCAGTATGAAGGGATTGCTCACGACGAGGTAGACGTCCAGAGTCCGAAACGCCCGGCGGCACCTTGCTTCGTCTGGGGAGGTCAGCATGAGAATGGGGTCGACGAACCCCAGGTATACGGTCGTGGTCTCGGAGCGGCGGTGCTGGCACACGGTCGCCAGGGCGTCGGCCAGGGCGCCGACGGCGAGGCGGGACATGTCGATCGTGCCCTCGGTCGGCAAGGCCTCCCGAGCCCGCTGATCGCAGAGCCGCAGATTGAGGCCGGCATAGACAAACAGCATGATTGTATATACGCTACGGGAAGACGAAAGATGTTCTATCGATAGTATAATGTTTGGCGTTCAGCTCCACAATGGCGTGCCCTACCACCCCTCGACGCCGAAAAAGGTCTGGCGCAAGGTCCGCAAGACCCTCTGCATTGATTCCAGGGACCGAGAGATTGCGCCCGACTCGCACCCCGGGTCGTACACAGTGACTCTTCCCACCGTCTACCAAAACATTTATGCAGCCACCCTCCGGTCCATCGAAATCCCCTATTCGTTCTATACCTTTACGGCGTGCGCTCGTAACACGTCGTTGGTGGCAACCTACAACGGCGGCGCGCCAACGACCATAACGATTCCCGACGGCAACTACACTGGATCCGTTCTGGCGTCCACCGTCGCTTCACGTCTTAACACGGCGTTCGCCACTCCGCCCGCCACCCCGTTCGGCTCAAGTTACAGCACGGTTACCGGGCGAATCTCAATCACTTCAGACAAGACCTTTTCGTTTGTTTTGACAAATACGCCAGCACCCAACACGAACTGTGGGGCAGCTCTCGGATTTCCATATACGACAGGATGGGGTCTCGGTTACTTTCTCGGATTTCAGCCGCAGACTCGAACCGCCGTTTTATCGGGAACGACCTGGACGCTGACCAGCGACTTTGTCGTCAATACTTACACCGAGCCGAGTATCTTTATGGAAATTGTAAATTTTAACAAGATTGACGAGTCGGCGCCCGACGATCGGCGGGACGGAATCATCAATGGATCGTTTGCCAAGATTCCCATGAGATCCAGCCCTGGTGGTTTTCTGTTCTTGCTCGACACTGAGTCCTACCCCATCAACCGCCATGTGTACAGCCCTCCGATCGGCAAGACCAATACGCTCCAAGTCCGTTTCCGATTCCACGACGGTCGCATCATCAACTTTAACAATGTCGAGCATTCCTTCACGCTCGAGCTCGAGCTCATCGACAACAACTTTGACGAGTACTCGACAATTGAATCTGCCCTCTAATGTAAATGGGTCTCGGACTATTTGGAACGCCTCTCGCCCTAAACGTAAAGTGCCTCGTGTTTTCGGGACTTTTGATTCTCATCTACTGGCTGCCTCCCTGGGCGCCGCTCAAGACGGCCCACGATATTGCGTGGAAGCGAGGCATCACGATTCTGCTGGCTTTTGTGGGCTACATTCTACTGGCGTGGTACGATACGCTCTACGATTGCAACGATCGGCTGCACCCGACCTTTCTCGGCTGGATCTCGGCGCCCTTCAAGCCCGCCTACTACCAGAAGGAGTTTGACGAGCTGCCTCTCAAGTGGAAAAAGATTGTGAGCGTCGTCGACGTCGTGGCCGTCGTGGCGGCGGCGGTATTCGTCTTTAGCCCGTTCTTCCTGTATTCTGCGAAATAAAGAAATCGGATCGGAGTTTGTACTTCCGTATGTCGAGTACACAATGGAACCCTGCAACGCCTGTAAGAAAAAGACGCACATTGGAAGCCCGGCATGCAAGTGTGGCAAGGTGTTTTGCGGGCTGCATCGGACGCCCGAGGACCACAGATGCGACTTTAATTTCAAGAAAGCCCATGCGGCCAAGCTCGGCCAAGAAAACCAGCGGATCGTCGAGGACAAGCTTGCGACCCGTATTTAACACATAATGCGTCCATATAGAATGTCATTGCTCGTGCTGACCACGCTCCCGCACTACTATGCAATGGTCCCCGCCATTCTCGCAAATCATCATAGCTACGCCGTCGTCGTTTTTGCGTCGTCAACCCTCTCCGTGATATGGCACTCTACGAGCCATATGATGGAGCTTGATTACACACTTGCCGCCGTTTGGTGCATGTACGACGTGTACCTGTCTTGGAAGCTGGGAATACTGTTGAATCTCATAGTATTTTTGACAAATCGTTTCGCCGCCACCCACGACGCTCATTGTGTGTGGCACGTCCTGTCCTGCTCGAAAGCGATTGCGTTTTCCATGTACATCTTTAGAGACCCATCAGTTGCATATAATACGCTTCAATAAAGTGGTTGGATTTCGGGGGCGCCAGCTGGTGGTCCACCTTGCGATAGAGTTCGGCAAGGTGCTTTCGCCGCTCCTGTTTCGCCATACGGGCAAATTGGGGGTGCTCGACGAGGTGGTTCAGAAAGTATAAAGCCCAGGCAATACACCATCCCATCTCGTTATCGCCCTTGAACCGCTGAAGGTATACGCACTTGGAGCGGTCGACGCAGGCCCCGTTGACGATCGTCATTCGTGTCCCCGCCAGCTTGGAGAATTCGGTCTCTAGAGTGCGCTTGAGCATGTTGGAAATCTGTCGGAGATTGCGCATCTCAAACATGTAGACGGTCGATTGCCGCTTATCGGCGAGGCAGCAAATCACGTGCCGTACAAAGACTCCAAAAGTCTCGCTGTCCCCGACGTCGTAGCAGGTAAAGAAGACCACCGGCAGCTCCGAGTACGCCATGGCCGCCCGAAGACCGTCGTAGACAATGACTCGGCCGTCCTCCTTGTTGCGAATGTCAAACTCGCAATAATCCTCGGGATTACAAACGAAAAAATAGTTTCCGGGAGGAGCAGACGACGCCAGATGCATCTTTTTGGCCATATTGTGGCGCTCGGCGACCTCGGTCGGGTGCGGCCGCAGATGACCGCTCATTACACTGCGTCAATATCAAAATCCTCGCCGCTGTCTTCCTCGTCGTCCTCGGCCGTGTGCGCCTCAAAGACGTCTTCACTCCCGGCACCGGCAGCGCCCGCAGCGGATTCCTGGACCACAAACAGTCGGTCGTCCAGCAGGTCGGGATTCGTCTTGCGAAGAATAGCGATCTGTGCCTTGGAGAGGACCTGAGTGATCTTGTGCGTCGTGCCCGAATCGAGCCCGATGTCGGTGAGCACTACGATCGTGCCTGTATCTATAAAGGCATCTCGCTTTCCACGGCCACGCAGGGCTCCCGTGATCGGGACGTTGCACGTGTGCCCGTTGCGGTTCGAGTCGTAGTAGAGCACTTCCATGCGGCCCTCTCCCTTGCGGCTCATGACCCGGCCAAACAAAATGTCCCCCAGCCCTTCTCCGGTTCGAACGTCCGACAGGAGGTCTTCAAAGAACCGCTTGTTCTTGCGTATCGTGCTCGACTCTGAATTGCATCCCGACTTGTGCTTGTTTCCTCCTTGTGTGTTCTTTGGCATTCTCCTATACCCTTTGATGTAGTAGATGCGTATGAATCCATTTTGTAAAAACGAACCCGTTCTTTCTCTTTGTGGAGGATAACAAGAACTATGCCCGTAATACGCTGTTCAGCTACGACCCAGGCGGGTACACAATGCAAATTCAACGCAAAGGGGGAGACGACGATGTGCGGAGTTCATTCTCGGCCAATCCGACCGCAGTGCGTATTCGTGCGCAACGGGAACCGGTGCGAGGCCCGGGCGATGCAGCGGAACGAAGAGTGTCCGTACCACCATGCGGCCCGAATGCGCCGAGAGCGGTGGCAGCTGTGGCGAGAGACGCACAATCGCATATTTCTGCTCTATACGGTGGATATGGAGCCGATGGTGGCTCAGCAGATTACGCCTGCACTGTGGATATTTGTGCGACGGGCCACGGCGGAGCGGCTGCGCAATCCGGGGTTGACGGACGAGCAGGCCATGGCGCTGCACCCGGCGCCGACCGTTCAAGAGATGATCAATCAGGTTCTGGGGATACCCCGACACGAGCCGCCCAGGACAGAGCTGGAGGCGATGGCGAGGGACGGCCAGAACGTGCACACGAGGGCCGTATCGGAGCAGACCAATCGAGGCATTGATCTGCTCATGACGGTTGAGGTGCCCGAAGTGCAAAACACCATGGTCGAAATTCGTGCCGAGTGGACTCGGATCTTTACCAACCCGCCCGTCCAAGAGGAGCTCTATAATGACATGGTTCGCTGGTGGAACATTCAGACATGCGTGAACCCGAACGACTGGCTGTACCGAAAGCTCTTGCGGCGTCTCTGGGCCAAGATCAAGAGCACCAAGCCCGACGAGACTCGCCTGGAGCTCGTGAAGCGCCTGCAGCAAGAGTGTGCCGAGTCGTACCGTCTCTGCTGCATTGGCCACATTAATCGTCTCGTGAACGTCATGGTGGGCTTTGACGAGGGGTTCAAGCAGGACGTTCCGAAAGGACTCTTGCTCCAAGAGCGGTTCGCCCGGCTGTCGGCGATCGAGGACGACGTGGAGCGGTTTCGGCAGGCTACGGAAATCATCGCCGAGCTGGGATTGACGACGGAGGAGGCCGCTCCTTGGCTCGACGCAATTTCCACGTAACGTATAATGCGACTCAAGACGATTAAAAAATCGCACCGCCCCGAAAAAAAGTGGGACGCCGTATTTTTGCGTCCCGACGGTACGGAGATTGTGCAGCCGTTTGGGCAGCGGGGCTATTCGGACTTTACCAAGCACAAGAATGTGACTCGTAAACAACGATATATTGCCCGGCACCGGCGGATGAATGAAGACTGGACGGACCCGACTCGGGCAGGCACGCTCTCGAGGTACATTCTCTGGAACAAGCCTACTCTGAAGGCCTCGATTCGAAGCTACCGACGTAAGTTTCACGTATAAAGTCAAACAGGGTGGCAGTGTATCCCGATTCCTTGTAGCTGTGCATCATGACATTAAACAGGCAAATGTACGAGTATACGACGGCGCCGATAACGAGACCGCTAACGGCTGCGTCCGTGTTCATCCTCCTTCTTACCAAAACATTCTGCGAATTTTCCACTTGCAAAACGCATTCCAGCCCTTTAGGTTGAAGATGAAGGAGGTGGTTGCGTAGTGGGACATGTTTCGAAAGGCTGAATAGTAAGCGGGTCCGAACTTGCGGGCGAGCTTGGAGTACGTGCGGTTCGTCGCAGTCGTGGCCCGGCCGTAGGTCTTTATAATCTCTTCAGCGTTGAGCTCCTTGCGAAGCTCGGCTTTGAAGGCAGTTGTGCGGGCCCGAAATTCCCTTTCCATTCCAACAAAGTTTCTACGAGCCACCCGCCACTCGGCGAGGGACTTGCGGACTTCGGGATGCTTGCGCACATCTTCGAGAATGATGCGCCCCCGACCCTCGATACGCAGTCGATCCTCGTCAGACATCATGGCCGTGCTCTGGGATACGGTATTGCACAGGGGGCACTTCATGGAGGACGTAAGAGCCCGAACGATGCAGTGCGTATGGTAGGCGTGCCCGCACGGCAGTCGGAGCTCTTCGTCCTCGACAACCACGTCGGTCTGCTCCGGATTCCGTGGCGGTATATAATTGGTGATTTGCATGTCTTCACAGCATATTACACACTCGGTCATACAATTACTCTACTGGTTTGAGCTTCCCTAAGTTGCTTTTGGGACTCGGCGGGTGAGCAGCTCCTTTTGGACTACGACCGAAGCAGCGTCTTCGCCCTCGGGAATGCCCTCGATGGCCCGGAGCGCCTCGGAGACTTTTTGGGGCTGGTCGGAAAAGTGGAGGAGCAGCTGCGTGCGGATCGTATTGCGCTTGATGCCGGGCTTGACGCTGCGCACGCTGCGAGTAATCGTCCCTGTCGAGTTGCCTTCGAGCTTGAAATCGTTAACATCGTTTTCACGCATAAAGTCCAAGACCACGGCGGAAAGGGTCTGCTTCTCGGTGCGAATCTCCTTGGAGCGCTTCTGAATGGCTCGGAGCTCGTCGTCGAGGGCGATCCACTGCTTTAGCGTCTCTTTGACTTGCGATGATGCCGAGTCTTCCGCCATTTAGACATCTTACTCTGGCGACGGGTAAATCGCTTTCCGCCCCTTATTGGCGTCGGAGGGAACGCAGCTCGTGTGCGGGGAGGAGCAGCCACTTGCGGAGCCGTCTGCGGAGCCACTGGCTGTTCCGAAGCAACATTGTTCATCACGACGGCGGCTTGTTCGATCGCCCCAATGACATTCTGCTGCGCAGTCAACTTATTCACCGCACCGATCGTCTGTTCCTGCGCATCCTGGGCTGCAGTACTGACCTTGTTCCATAGAGATCTCATTTGAAATTTAAGGGTTTCATATCGATTGGCAATCTTGGTACCCACGCCCGTGACGGACTGAAACGTGTTTCCGAGAACCCCTCCCATGACGGGCGCCATCATCAGGATAGAGCGCATCGTGTCGGAAAACTCCTTACGGGAAAAGGATATGGCCGCATAAGCCATCAGAAACCCCATCGAAATGAACCACCCGATCGCCGTACCGACTGTTCCCATAAGGGGCAGGGGAATGAGCCCGATGAGCTGGGGCAGGACAGATGTCGACATTCCCGCCGAGAGCAAAAGACCTACCTTGACCAAATCAAAAAAGATGGCAATCATCGCTCCGAAGCCCGGTATGTTTTCTACAGTGTCGAGCACGAATAGGAATCCGACAATTTGCCGCACCGTCATGCGAACGGTATTGGAGAGAATGCGAGCCCGCTCGGTTTGCTCGGGGGTCTGTTGCGGAAGCGCCTCTGTCATTGATCGAATCAGTCCTTCTAGAGTTTCGTCGATTATGTTTATGTACCTGTGCGGAGGCTCCACCGGTTGCGGCGCTTGCTGCACCGACATTATACATTGGTTAGAATTTCCAGTGGCGGTCGCACTCGAGGCAGGTCACAAAGGTCGTCATGGGTTCGTCCGCACTGCGGGTCTGTAGCTGATAGTAGTCGCACCTCGACTTTTTCTTGCAGCCCGAACAGTACAGGTATATCGAGGCGGTGCCCGAGTGCGTGTAGAGATGCTTGTCCTTTTCGATCTGGGCCTCGATGCGGGCTTTCCAGCGCCTGGGGTTCAGATCGATGGCCGAGAGTTCCGCAAAGGCCTCGAGCGTAATCTCGCCCCTCGAAATTTTGACCGGCCAGTCGGTAGTTCGCAGGTTTTCGTAAAACTGAATGCAGCGCCCCCTATAGTGCTCCCAGAACGCCGGATTGCTCCAGGCGACCTCGATGGACTGCCGGACGCACTCTCGAATGCAGCGGGCGAGCAGGGCCGCCTCGAGAGCCGCCGCTTCGGTCTCTCCTAGACCGACCTCGACGTATCGCTTCTTGGCCACCTCTCGCACGGGGCAGGGAGTATTGACGTCCCGCACCACGGCCAGCGGCGGGGCTCGCTGCTTGACGGGCGGAGGCGGCGGGTCTTCGACATCTTCCGCTGGTGGTTCCTCGTCGTCCTCAAGATCATCGTCTCCGGTGCTCTCGGCGTCCTCGTCCTCTTCGTCTTCGTCACCGCCAAAGGTCCAGCTAGAGTAGATGATTTCGTACTCGCCTGAGCGGAGATTGCCGTAGGCCGTCGCTGGCTTGTCGTAATTGTCCGGGTTGGGGTTGGTCGATAGCATGGCCACAATCACTCCGACAAAGACTTCTTCCTGAAAGTTTCCCCCCAGAACGTGCTGGTTCACATTGTCGGCGTCCTCGTCGCCCGACTCGGCAAAGATTGTGACCCATCCGTCCTCCTTGCTCTGAATCTTTCCCTGAAATTGCAGGTCCGGCTGCTTGGTCTTGGTCCGCAGCCATTCGAGGACGTCGGCAGTCTTTGGCGGGACGTTGAGGTCCGTGAGGGCCCCCGATGGCTGAACCGACGTTGCGTACACCATTCTTTGCTTCTTGTCTCCATGCTGTAACTCAAAATCGGTTTTCATTCTACCAAAACGGATCGGGGTAGTCACGTGATTTAAATGGGTAGGAATGTCGCAAGGAATGATGAGTTGGAAGACCCGCATGGAGCAACGACGCACGTATGAAGAAGACAAGAAGCGCAGTGCAGCAGTGGCCGTGAATGACATCAGCTTTCCCGCGCTGGGCGGGGGCGGTGGGGCAAACGGCGGGTGGGGTGAAGCAGCACCGGCGGCACCAGCAAAGACTGCCACCTTTGCAGATCGGCTGAAGCAGGCACTGGCCGCCGAAGTCGAGGCTCGGCCCGAAGAGACGACGGTCGAAATCCCAGCGCCCAAGTTTCGGCACCCGCAACTCGGACGACGGGGCGGCGACTTTGGCACGTCTCGGTCCTCATACGAGGACACGTATTATGATGAAGAGCCGGTCCGGCTACTCCCGATGGCTGGAGCTGGCGCCGGCAGCGACGGGGGGTGGCGGACGGTCGAGAAGAAGCTCGTCAAGCCGCAGACCAAGATGTTTGAACCCGAAGACCACGTTCCCGACGACGAAGACTTTCCCGAGGACGACTACCAGCCCGACGAGGACGAAAGCTACAAGGACGATTGGAAGAATAGGTTGTAGAAAAAGGCGGGTATGTACATGAACATGCTGTAGATCTTGATTGGTATTTCTCGCAGAGCAGTAAACATCAAGACGGTCAGCGCAATCACCCAGGCTGTTAAAAACACTCCGTAGAAGCCGCCGATGCTGATAAACCAGTTCAACATTTTTTGGCCGAGGTTCTGCGCAGCGACCGCTCGGGCGGCGACGTCCTCGCTGGAAATCGCATTGAGCAGTCCGCCCGACTGTACCTGCGTCTCTTCCTCTACGGGCTCGACGTCGTCCTCGCTGGGATTATCAAAGCTCTCCTTGCCCGTCGTCTTGCGGGTTCCTCCAGGGCCCAGTGCCATCCGGCGGCAGCGCATGTAGATCTTGCCGTCCTTCTTGCCTGCCGCATATGCGGGATTGGCATCGACCGCATCGGAAAAGTAGACGTGCCGCTCGTGGTTCTGAGGGTTGACCGAGAGCTGCTGAAGGGGTTTTCGCATACGGTCGGGCACCGTCGACCCGACCAGGCGGGCATAGGTCGACGAGTCAATGTCCACGGGGTTCTTATAGACGATCCACTTGCACTGCTCCTCGCAGTTGATAAAGTCCCGTCCCTCGTAGACGAAATAAGAGAGTTCGAGCGGAAGAATCTTCTGCAGAGACCAAGTTCCGTCAAACGTCACGGCAACGTTCCCGTCACCAGCATGGGGTACAAACGCATTCAAAAAATCGATCGAGGGGCTCTTGCTATTGCGAGCGCTGCTGTTGATGATGACGGACATTTTGACCGCCATTTTGCCGGGAGACGTCATGGTCGCCACGAGCTCCAGATCGCCGTAGCCATTCTCGATCGAGTGCTGTGACATGTTGTAAAGGTCGATGCGGGAGCAGGTGTACTTGGACTCGTTGAACGAAGCAGTAATCGTCTCGGAAAAATTGGAGAGCGAAATGACTGACGTATTTGGCTTGGAGATGGTGGCGCTGCGGACGGAGCGGTCGTCCACGGACCAATTGCAGAGACGTTTGCAGGGGAGCGAGGTGGACTGTGTGAGGTTAATTGGGCTCTGGTCCTGATCCTTACAGGCGGCCTTATCGCTCTCAAACAACGACATTATATTAGACGGGCATACTTATAAATTCGGAAATCGTCTTTGGCGCATCTCCGGTCCATCGAAGGCTCTCCTCGAACTTGGTGGCCTGCCGAGCCTGAATCGTGCAGTCAATGGTGCGCCGAAAGTAGAGGGACGTGACCCGAACGTCATGCTTCGTGGTGGCCCGGAGCGCCCGAAAGGTCGCCTGCTGCTCGAGAAACGGATTCCAGTCTGGCGAGGTGTGGACGACGTGGTGGACCCAGGGCAGCGAGAGACCGACGCCGCCGGCCGCAATCTGCAGCAGCAGGACTCGGGGCTGGTGGAGGTAGCCGATGACCAATGACATCACTTCGTCGGGCATGCGGTGAGCGAGCTGGCTTCGGACGGCGTCGAGCGATTCCTCGTTGATGTGCTCGAGGGCCGTGCGCTGCTTGGCGGGCGTCTTGCCGTTGAGCATCATCGGAACAATGCCGGCGGCGAGAAGGTATTTCTTGATGAGGTCCATTTCGGTCTGAAAGTGCGTCACGATCATGGTGCTCTCATTTGCCGCTTGGTCGGCCCGGACCATCTCGAGAATGTGGCGGAACTTGGTCACGTTGCGGCGGTCCCAGGAGCCCACCTCGTCGGGACTGCCAAACTGCCCGGGCATCTGCTGGCGCCAGACCTTTTCGGCGTCGAGCACGATCTGGGGGTGGATGGCCGCCTGGCGCTCACGGAGCTGCAGCAGAAACAGCATCTGGCCCTGGACGTGGCGGGGCAGGCGCCGGGCGTTGGCCGCAATCCACTCGTTGGCCTCGTCGATGCGGCCGGCGACATAGTCGTAGAGGATCCGCTCCTCGACCGTCTCAAACTCGTAGACGAGCTTGCGGGGCACGAGCTTCGGGCCCTCTCCAAACACGTCGGCCCTCGTCTTGCGCAGCATACACGAGGCAAACTCGGCCCTGTCCGTGCGCCCCAGAAAGCGCATGTAGGTCGTGATCTCAGAGGCCTTGTTGTGAAAGGGCGTCGCCGTCAGCCCCCAACGAATCGCCGAGGGAATGCCCTGGACGCCCTCAAACAGCGTCCCGGCGTTGCGCAGCACGTGGATCTCGTCCACGACGACCCGGTCAAAGCGCCGGGCCGCAAACCACTCTGCATTCTTCTTGAGAATCGAGTGGTGTGTCGTGACGAGCACCGTACGCCGGGCATCGTCAATGACGGTCTTGTCCTTCTTGTAGCGTCGTACGTCAAACGCAAAGTTCGACTGCTCGCATAGTTCGTCGATCCAGCTGCCGATCGTCGACTTGGTCGTGAGAACCAACGTCAACGGTCGCAGATTTCCTGCAATCATCCTGCACATCATTCGGGTCTTGCCGAGGCCCATTTCATGGCATAGAAACCCTCCTCCACCTGCAATCATTTCACGTTCGTGCATCCACGTGAGGGCTTCATCTTGGTACTTGAACATTTCGCCGCTTCCGAGTTTGACCAGAACACTTCTAGATCCGATTTTCTGAACTCTACATAATGGCTGACAGCGGCGACTCGGAGTCGAAACTCGGTTGGGCGACCGCCGGCGTATGGATTTCGGTGGTCCTCCTTTTACTCATCATATTCGGGCAAATCTTTGGGTGGTGGGAGAGATTGCGACTTTCCTTTTCGCTTCCGACGTTGCCGGGAGCGCCAACGTGGTTTGGGCGGATTGGCGGGTTCTTTGGGTCGATACTGAACATGTTCAAGAGTTTCGGAGGTGTATTGGCAAGTGTGCTCGTGGCCGTGATTCTGCTGATTCCCGACACGGCCGTTCTGGGCGGGTTCGTGGCCGACCTGGCCAACGGCGAGGCCCGCTACTCGGTGACGAGCGCATTCGGTCTGTTGGCGGCCGTTTTGAACTGGTTCACGTTGTACTTTGCGGGGCGGCCGAGTGCTTCCACACAGTACTCGTTCGGGTCGGCGCAGGCAGCGGTACAAGCTGCGGCTGTGGCGGCAGGAGTATCATCGGCAGGAACAGCAACTGGACTATTTGCAACCCCAGATGCGGTTGTTGGAGTTGGAACTCAACCGGTAATGCCGACGTTGACTGCGTCACTTGCGGCAGGGACGATGGGGAATGCGGCAGCGGCGCCAGATCCACTAACTCAGGCAAGAAACGCTTCAGCGGCGGGAAGTGTAGTAACTGAACCAAGTAGAGCAGGTGCTCAAGGCCAGAGCGTTTCTACAGGGCCGAGTATGGGAGGCCGACGCAAGCAAGTCGGCGGAGCGTCGTACGCCCTCAACCCGTCTTCGATCCTCGGAATTCCGATTGGGTCGAAAGCCCAGCCCGCCGGTCTGGCCGTGCTTGTCGCCATTGCGTTCATCTACTCTCTCGACGCCAGCATGGGCAAGCGCTACGGGTCGGCTCTCGTGTTTCAAATCCTGCTGGCTATCGCCATCGTCGCCGGCTACACCGTCTCCTACGCCAACACCGAAGGGTTCGGGTCCGCATACATGTGGGTGATTCCAGTCATCTGCGGCATGGTTGCGGGCGGAATAGGGTACGGAGTGATGCAGGCGACTCCCCGGTTCCTGCCGCTGGACCCCGAGAACGCCGGAACGCCCACTGGCGAGTACTCCAAGTGCGCCAAGGCGGGTGGCAATGGCGGCGCCGCTGGCGAATACGTCTGCGACGCCTACCTAAACGGCCAGCGTATCGGCACAGTGTCGTCGTAACAGGCTGTAATAGCCCATCATCGTTGAGCCGCTGTGCCGGGCCACTTCAGTGCCGTTCTTTACAATCAGCATCGTCGGAATGGACGACACATTCATTCGGTCGGCCACGTCCTTACTTACGCTGGTGTTCACGAGCGTCCACGGCACGTGCCCATAGTCCTCGTGCAGCTCTTGGATCGTCGGCTTGATCGTCTGGCACGGCGGGCACGTCGGAGACGAAAAGTAAAAGACCTCCGTCGCCATTACTCGTCTATTTGCTCAATCGTTAAATGACTTTTTTCGATTAAGCGATACGCCACCTGCTTGTGAATCTTGGTCTTGTCCAGGTCGTAGGCCTTGGCCCGGAGCGTCTTTTTGAGAGCCGACACGAGCGCTGCCTTGAGATGTGCGGGGTCCAGCGCATCGAGATTGGCCCGAATGGCGGCGACCAGGGCGTCTTCGCTGACGGGGCCGCCCATGAGCGCCAGCGGAATTCCTGCCAGAACTTCGTCGCCCGCCCCGCCCGCTCGCACCGGCTTATCCTCCAGATCCTCGTATCGCACCGACCGCTTCTCGTCAACGGCCTTGCGAGCCAGTCGGTCGACGACATCATTCCATCGGCTGTCCTCGTCGCCCGCACCCGTATGGGCCTTGACGTGCACAAACTGATGGCCAGCAAAGGCCGCAAGGCTCTCCAGAATCCGCTCAATGACGATGCGATGCACGACGTCCTTGCCCTCGGCCGTTTTCCAGCCCTTTTTCCGCCACCCGCTGACCCACTTGGTGAGGCAGTTGATCGAGTACTCGGAATCGGTGCAGACCCGCACGACCCGCTCCGACACGTCAGTTAGGGCCTTGATGCGCTCGAGCCCGACGTGAATCGCCGTGAGCTCCGCCGTCTGGTTGGTCTGCGACCCGTCGGCGGGCAGGGGCTCGCCAAAGGAGTGTTCCCGAAAGTCGGGATAGGCCACGCCGATACCACCCTTACCCGACGACTTGCCGTTGTTGGTGCACGAACCGTCCGTGTACATGCGCAGCATCTTTACTCTTTCAGCCCCTGTAAACTTTGTATCCGTTTCCACACGTTCAGAGTTTCCGTGCAATCTCCCTCCAGAACTGGAGTCACAGTCACGGGCGGGCAGCGAATATGCTTGACGATGCAGCGACTCTGAATGGCCGACTGAATGTTGTTGACGTACTCGACGTGAAACCACACTCGTGCCCGGTAGCTCTTGGTCTCCATCCATCGGCGGAGGGATTGCTGGCAGGCCAGGCTGAGAAAGTGGGCATGCCAGACCATGAGCAGCTTGATGCGCTTGGCCGACTTGGCCGTCACCCAGTTTTCAAAGAGGGCTCCAAACTCCTCGACCGAGCACACTTCTGCAGCATCGATTTCAAAAGAGTCCATCTGATCCCCATAGGTTTTCTGATATTCGCTCCATACCCGAATCATTTCACGATCCTCCATTGGTTCGTGAAATAGCATGTGAGGGGGTGGAAATTGTTGCATTATACTACTCGCTCTTTAACTCTGAAACAATCTTTCGGACAGGTACGTCCTGCGATACAATATAGAGGCTGTTCTCCGTAAGGATGATGAAGCAGCCCTCGAGGCGAAAAAGATTCTGAATGGGTGACGTGTATTCGGTCTCGGACTTGACTAGGTGTTTATCGCCGTCCTTGACCCCGATGCAGCAAGACTTGGCATGACTCTCGTTCCAGTAATCGAGAAGAATCGGGCGGTCCTCGGTGATTGCAATCTGAGCGGCCCGAAGCAGAACGTTGGCAGGTGGACTGGCGGCTGCGGCGCTGCTACTCATTTGTATGTTTCGGTGTTTTCTATGTAAAGCCTATGAACGCAGAATGTCCTGCATCTTGAAGCGAGAGCGCATGCCGAGGCAGGGCGTGTCGCCCTTGGGAATCGCCAGAATGGCCTCGACCTTGTCCTTGACCGCTGCGACGCTCAGGAACTTGACGACCTCGCCGATAAAGGTGATGCTCTGATCCACCCGCTCGATGACAACCGCATCCTTAGGGCGGCGCACATTCTCTTCGAGGTCGTCCGTGGCCGTCATGATGGCACCGCTGATCATCGATTCTAGGACGAGGCCCCTCGAGAAGAGCTCGAGCGCTAGGACGGCAAAGCCCCGGCGGAGCTCACGCTGCTTGTTCCAGGCGCAGATCTGGTCATCGTAGGTCACGCCCGCCGGGAGCGGATCGTCCTTCTTGGGAAAGGTGATCGTCGTCTCCTGGAACATAGCTTCAAAGGTCTCGACCGAGCAGTAGACTTCTAAGTCCTCCATCATCTCGGGCATCTTTTTGCAGAGCGCCGCAATGAGGTCGGCCAGGACCTGTGCAAAGAACGGCATGCTCACGCCCCGGTCAAAGATAAAGTTGAGGATGCGGATGCGGAAGGTCGGGTCGTCCTTGCGGGTATTGACAATGTCGTAGATGGTCTTGGCCTTGTCCTCAACCGTCGAGGCGACCACCTTGTTGACCAGCGCTGTAATCTTTTCATAGTCGGCGTCATCCTTGACTCGGGGCGCCCGACGAGCGGCGACAATCGCCGAGCGCCGCCACGTCTCTTCGCTCGCCGCTGGGCCGCCGCCTCCGCCGCCTCGCCGGTGCCGAGGAGCCACGAGCGGGCGCCGATTGTAGACTGGGGCGACGGGGAGAACCTGCATATCGGCAATAATGGCCTTCATGGCCTCTGTAATCGTAAGCTTCACAATCGTGGAGCGCATAGCATAAATCATCTCGGGCGTCATTCGTTCAATCTCTATGGAAGCCATCTGCGACTATTCTCTGTCACCAGAAAAACCGAATCCGTTTTACGCCAAAATGGATCGGGGGTTACTTAGTACTGCGGTAAGTGGCGACGAACAATTTGAACGACACGAAATAGAACAATGGAGACCACAAAATTCGAGGAACCTTGGGTTTTGTGGTACTTTGACCCACGCAAGAATGACTGGAGCTTTGGAAACTACAAACTCGTTGCAGAAATACAGACGCCACAACAGCTGTGGTCGATCGTCCTCGAAATTCCCAAGGAGGCGTTCGAGTGCGGATACTTCTTCTACATGCGCAAGGGCATTCGCCCGATCTGGGAGGTGCCCGAAAACGAACACGGCGGGTCGTGGAGCAAGAAGATTCCCTCCAAGGACGTCTACGACACGGCGATGGACCTCATGATTCACTCGGCGCTGGAGCTCATGGTCAGCGCCAAGCACAAGACCTACGTCGGATTCTCGACATCCGCCAAGGGCGAAAACAACATCATCAAACTCTGGATGACGGCGCCGGTCCCCAAACCGCTGCTCAACGTCCACACGAAGTTGTCGATTACCGACGACGTCGTCTTTACGCTCCACAAGAGCCGAAGATAGGGGCTTACATACTCGCTCATCATACATAAAAACATGGATCCTTCGGTTCTTACCGTCTACAAATCTCCCTATCCGAAACAGAGGATCGGAAAAAACGATGATGGCGGCTATGTTGCCGTGAACATTCCGAATGTCGAATATTCGGTACTTTTAGCAGGTGGTGTGGCAGATGATATTTCATTCGAAATTGATTTTTTGACTATACATCCCAAAACATTAGTATTTGCTTATGACGGGACGGTTTCAAGTCTTCCGGCTGAACATGCAGGGATTGAATTTATACGTAAGAATATTGGTGCTGAGAATACGAGCAGCGTCACGAATCTCCATACTATTATCGAAGACCATACGGATATATTCGTAAAGATGGATATCGAAGGGGGAGAAATACCGTGGATTACAAGTTTGAATGAACAGCACTTGAATAAGTTTTCTCAAATTGTAATGGAGTTTCACCACCCTTTTTCGGATGCAGAAGCAGTCGTGTTTGATAAACTAAACAAGACGCATGTGCTCGTCCACTTTCACCCAAACAACTGCTGTGGCGTGCGCCTTCATCAGAACGTAATCATCCCAAACGTTTTCGAGTGTACATATATCCATAAAAAGTACTTTGAGTCTTCTCCAGAGCTGAACAAGGATTCGATACCGGGATCACTCGATATGAAAAACGTTAGTTACCACGATGAGATTTATATCAACCATCCTCCTTTTGTTAATTGAACCTCGAAAGTAATGCGATGGCCTCCTGGCGCTTGCTGTGCGGAATCTTGAACTCGGAATCCCGAATCTTGTCGAGCAGCGTCGTGGATCCAAACATGGTTTCATACGGAAAGGTCGCCGGTTTTTGAATACCAAGTTCATTCTTGAGCATGTTTAGAATATTGTAGAGCTTGCCGCCGTCGTCCGTCATGATGCAGAACCAAGCGTCGTTCAGCAGCGTCGTGGGATCGTAGGCGGGCTTTTCCTTGCCGACGTGGCCGTACATGGAGGTCGTCAGCTGGTTGCGGCCCAGCAGGTCAAAGTCCGTAGTCATGCCCTCGAGTGCCTGAAAGGTCCCGACGTTTGCATAGTCGTACTGGCTGACGGCGGGTGCCTCCTCTACCGACTGCCGGGACAGCATGGTCTGGGCGCCGGTAAACGAGCGGTCCATGTAGGGCGGCGGTACGTGCGGCTTGGTCGGGTCCATATTACATTCATCGAGCGGAATCTTCTAAACCGGTTACGCCGCCTTTGGTTTGGGGCTCGTCTTTTCCATCGCCAGCTTGAGGAATCCTCGAGTCAGCGTGTTTTTCAAGTATAGCGAAACGACGTCGAGCTTGAGCGATATATCGAGCATTTCTTCGATCGGAGCATGGCGGTCCATCTCGATATTAGGCTTTCCGTCATTCTTGTAAGTTTTGATCTTGTCCGTCAACCACTTGCGATACATGTGAAGCTGTTCAATAAGCGCTTCGGTCGAATCGGTGCTCGCATATCCTAGCGTCGCAAACGGCTTGAAGGACGCATAAAAATCATTGGCTTGTTTGGTTTGCTCGTTCAAAGATTTTCCACGGACATACGCCGACGCAAGTCGTGCAGTCTGTTGAGCGATTTCCGGAATCGCAAGATTTCCGTAGGTTTCTTGCCTGAAGCCCCCCGCTTTGAGTATATCTTCAGTACCTTTAATCTTGTTAAACTCGGAAATATTGTAATCATAGTACTGACCCATGATGGCCCGCACCGTCTTTTTAATATCCTCTATCGTCGGGTAACTACCCCTCATCGTTGTAAACTCTTCGGTGCGGCGGTGAGTGCCGTACAGCAGAAATCCGACAAAGAGCAGAGCTACTCCGAGCGCCACGTATCCTTCCCACATTGTACTTTACGTAGACGAATTCGTGCAGGGCATCAAACACAGCTGAATCTCGCCGAGGTTGGCAATGACGTACTTGATCATCAAAAACCAGTCATTCTTCATGTAGAGCTCCAAATTGTTGGAGAGGTTGGTGCACTTGGTAAACAGGACCAAATGAGGGAGAGAAAAGCTGCCCGAAATAATGGTGTTGGGCTCTTCTTTTTTGACACTAAACTCGTTGGCCGAGTCGCCCAAAACCGTCTCCCGATTGGCAAACTGCCCCTTGCACGACAAGACCAAAGTGGTCCCGATGCTCTTGAGCTCCACCGTCTTGGCAAGGAGCAACGTCATGTCTCGGCATTTTTTCTGAAAGTCGATGGATGGCATCGTAATGCGGGCGCTAAACTCGGTCGAGGGCATCGAAATATTGGGCTCGTCTCGGTCCAGCAGCGACATGGTGTACCTCGTGACCTCCTTCTTCTCGCCGTTTTCCAGAAGGATTCGAAGGTGATTGTGGTCGCCCTTTTCAATATAAAAGGTCAAAATGTCGTCATTGGACGCCGTCTTGACGATGCGGTAGAGGTGGTCCGTGTTCAAGCCGATGACGGTCGGAGTGCCCGAATAGTGGTACTTTTCAAACTTGGCGGCGTCCAAGCGCATGTGGACCAAGACCGTCCTCGTGCCGTCCATGGCCATCATCTTGATTCCATCCTTGTCAAAGGTGAAGTTCATCTCGACAAGAATGCAGCGCAAAGCCTCGATGAGCGTGCGGATCGCCCCCGTCTGCACCGTCTTGGCCTCTACCAAATACGCCGAAGACATTTTGTATTCATCCGAAACGTTGCCCTAAATCATAGACAGCACGTAGCTGGCCACGAACCCTGCTAGGAATTCATAAATGTCCACAAACACATTGACTTCGTGCACGTTTAGCGCTTGATAGACGATAAATCCGGGGACGAGCAGTGGAAAGCGAATGGCAAACATGCCAAACACAAAGTGCCACATTGAGTTTAGACCATCCGTAAAAAGAGCCCGAGATGAAGATATAGAATATGGAGTCGTGGAGGTACTTTTGGCCGTCGATTGGCTTTCTGGGTCTGGCAGTGTGCGTGACGCTGGGGATTCTGCTGGCGACAAACTTGGTGGTTGGGCTGCTGGCGATTTGTCTGTATGGTCTGATTCCGAAAGATCTGCTGTTTGACTCGGTTCTCGAAAAGGTGCGGAATCCGGCAGTCGAGGCGCATCTGCAAGAGACGTTTCAGCTCCACGTCCGGGACCCGCTTCCATCGAGAGCCCTCTTTATATGGCAGCCGCACGGATTAGTCAGCATTTCGTCCGTGCTCTACAATATTGGCATTTGCAAGGCCGAGGGCTACACTCCCAACCATCTCGTGACCCTTCCGATGTGGCTCTACATGCCCATCTTTGGAGACATTTTGCGGTACTTTGGCACGGTTTCGTCCGACTACATGTCTATGCGCAAAACCCTCTCCGACAATGAATCGCTCTCCATCATGCTCGGCGGCGTCCGTGAGATGATTTCTCCTCTCAAACCGATGACGGTGTCTCTCCACATTGCCAATCGCACGGGAATCTTTCGCATGGCTCTTGAAACGGGCACTCCGCTGGTTCCCGTTCTCACGTACGGCGAAGACGAGCACTTTCCCCGCAGCGACCACTGGATTTTTGCCGCCATCAACGACTGGTTGTATTCCGCTGCAAAGCTCGGAATTCCGTTCCCCAGCTGGGCCGCTCTGCAAAACTGGACTGAGCTCTCGTACAAGTCTCTCAAGCCAATTCACTCCTACACTGGAAAACCCATCCCTGTCGCAAAAATCACCCCCACCGACGCCGACATTACCGACCTACGGAAACAATACATCGAGGCCGTTCAAGAACTCTTCAAAGAAACGGCACCCGCCGGATACTCGCTCGAGATTGTTTAGAGCTCATCCTCGCCGCCGCCCCGCTTGCCGTGCTTGACCTTGACGGGCTTGCCGTGCTTGATCGTCCACTTCATGCCCGTCTTCTTCTCCCACTTCTTGAGCGTGCCCTTGCGCTTGGCGAGCGCCGACTTTTTTGCCGACACGATGCGGCCGTACTTGTTGTACTTGAGCTGCGCCTTGGTGAGGCCGCCCGGCGTGTGGTGCGCATTGCCGTTCATGACCTGCACACGGGATCCGACCATACGGTGGCGCTTTCCGCCTTCAAGTTCGCCTTTGCCTTCAGGTCCTTCCATTTTATCTTACGTGCTATTTTTTTTAATGTCTTGGTCGGAAAGGATGACTTCGTGCGGGTAGACGAGGTACAGAATGCTGCTGAAGAAGGGCGAGATGCGGTTCTCAAATACCGCATTGCGGATCTTGTCGTTGCTCGCCAGGGTGGACAGGAGGCGGCGGCTCAGGGCGTCCTTCTTGAGCGTGTCCCTGACCATCTTGACCTCGACCTTGCACGAGGCGCCGTCCCAAACGCAAAGACCTGTGCAGTCGCTCTCGGGCTGGCCCGTGCACGGCTTGCGCACCTTGCTGTAAAAGGTCGGAGCGGTTCCTGCTTCGTGAAACGTCAGCGTATCGTCGATCCACTCGGTGAGCAGGGGGCGCAGGACGTCGGTCGTCACTTTGCTGGCCGACAGAGCCCGACGCAGATCGGCGTATTCTCCGCTCGTCTCTTGAACGTCCTTTGTCAGCTGAAAGATGAGAAAGTCAAAGATCTCGGCCTCGTAGGTCGTGCTCTGGGCCTTGCGCAGGGCTTCGGGGTCTGGCTGGGCAAACGTCAGGGTCTGCTCGCCCTCTTCGAGCGTCGTCTTGACGATTTCGGTCGGGGGTTCAGGCACTGCCGAGGGCACCGACACGACGGGTACTCGCAGGCTGGACGCCGTGATGAGCTCGACGACGGATTGGCTCGAGTCAAACATGTCGTGGGCGTACGCAAATCCCGCATGGACTCGGGCAGCGTTGCCGAGGTAGTTGACCATCTCGGCCTTGAGGGGATAATCGTCCTCGGGAATGTCGGCATAATTAATGCGGGGCGCTGCCAAGAACTCTGAGGGCGCCTTGGGCGACGGCCGAAAGGGTAGAATGATCATCTTGGGAATGATGAGGGCCTGAATGCGCATGTACGGATCGAGAATGAGCTTGACGTTGGGCTTTTGTTCCTTGAGGGCGGGAATGCTGTTCAAAAAGGCCGTGGCGTCCTCGATGGTGGGAATGTCTGAAACGCACGCCTTTTTCCGCAGCTCCTCGAGGACGGTCCGAGTGCGTTCGGGAAAGAGCGGGTTGAACAGGTTGCCATTGTAGCTGGGGGCCGTGGTCGTGCGGCTCACGTGGGCAATAAAGTCGATGCTCTGCGAGTCGGCGGCGTCGACGACGACCAGGACCGCCCGCTCGATGCGGCCGTCGGAGCGCAGAGGCGTAAAACACGAAGACTGCACGCTGTCGGGCGACACGATGAGCACGTATACCATGCAGCTGAGCGAGGAGGCCACGTACTCGAGCTCTTCCATCGGCGACAGCGTGTTGTCGGTGTAGGCCTTGTCGATGGAGAGGATGCGGGCCTCGATGGGATCTCCAGCGGCGCCGTCAGCGTGCTTCCACGAGCGGAAAAACGAGCAGCGGACGGTGACTTTGGGATTTTCGGCAGGGGTCTTGAGCCGGGCGGGATAGTTCAGAATCTTGGGAAAGGTGTTTTTGGCGTGCCCGACACCGACTCGAAACAGGTTGGCGCCGCCCGACTGCACTCGGTTCATGGACTCTACGATTTCGGAATAGTCGGGCTTGATGCCGATGACTTTGCAGAGATGAGCGGGAATGTATCCGATGCGCAGCTCGCCCAGACGGGTCTTGGTCTCGCCGAGCACGTAAAAGGCCTCGGCCGTCGAGGGCGCTTCGGATGGAGGTTTGGCGTGAGTGATTTTGGTCGTCTGTGCTGTCGTAAAGCAACAGGGAATATTCTTGGAGCTCTTTTTGGATTTGTAGCTGACGTAGCCCGGAAAGACGATGCGAGAGTCTCGGCGAATGATGGGGAATTCAACAATATCCTGAGTCTTTTCGACGGCCTTGTCGATCGAGCGCACCTTGCCCTTGCAGACGGGGCACTTGCCGTCCTCGAGCTGCTCGGGCTTCAACGGCAGACGGTCGATCGTGCACCACAACTCGGGACAGATCACGAGTCCGTCGGGGTCGCTCACGTTCATGGCTTTGGTCTCGCCGTCGCTGCGAGGATCGTACACCTCAAGATCCTCTGTATACTTACCCAGCTCTCCGTCGGGAATGATGATGGGCTGGCGGGGCTTGTCGCACTTGTGAAAGATCGTCGGGTCCGACGGATCAAAGGTCTCGGGGTCAAAGTCTCGGAGCTGGTTGACAAAGTAGCTCGAGAGCGAGGTCTTGGTGTTGCGGGCCGCCACTTTGCGAGCCGCTTTCGGTCCGGCGGGTGCAGCGGCGGCGGCAGGTGCGGCCGGGGCGAGCTTGGGCGCTTCTTCAGCAATCATTCCGAGAATATCAAACTCGTCCTCGTCCAGGGCTTCGGCTCCCGCAGCGGCGTCCTCGGATATGCGCACGACGGCGGCTTCGGCGGCCACGACCTCGGCCCGCTTGGGGCAAACTCCGTCCAGGTCGGGATTGTCGGGGTTCAGCAGAATGTCTCGGAGGACGTCAATGTACCTCGAGACCCGCCGAATGTCGGGCGAGTGCGTCACAAGAACATTCGTGGCGGAAATCTTAAAAGTGGGCAAGTACATTCCGGCGCCGGCTGTGCGATCGGCAATGTCGGGGTTCTCTTCGATCTTGGAGCGCACACCCGCCAGAAGGGCCGCACTTTCAGGGCTCGACAGCTCGGGAAGCTGCTCACGGACATCGTCGGGCGTCGTGTACTCGTTCTCGTGGAGCATTTGCATCACCCTCGTCTCGTTCTCAGAGAGCCCCGTGTCGCTCTGGTCCGCCCGGAGCAGGCGAAAGACGAGGCGGTCGTGGTCGGTCACTTCGTAGATGCTGCGAAGGCAGTCGAAGCGACGAAAGTCGGCCTCCTTGAGCTCCTTGCTGTACTGAAGCACGGCCGACACGTCCTGGAGGTCCCAGCGGTCGTCCTCGTAGTCCGAGGGGGCGAGGAACTGTACGAGGCCGTCGATGGAGAGCATAAACTCCTTGAGCTCGGCACGCAGATCCTCGAGCTTGGCGCCGCCAGCGGGGCGGGAGCAGGACAGCGTAATCTCGACGGCGTTGACGGTGATGCGGTCGTACGAATGACGGCCAGTCCCTCGGTACATCAGCAGGGCGGGGCGGTTCTTGACTGGGCGGGTGGCTGTCCACCAATAATTCCAGGTGCGAACGTCGAGAAACGGCACCTTGGCGGGCGAGTCGGTGAAGAACTTGTGCCGAGACTGCTCTTGGCGACTGGAAAAGAAGGAAATGACGGGAGTCGATTTGGAGACGGTCGTCCCGTAAAAGATCTGCTCGAAGCGATTGCGGACCGAGTTGCCAAAGTCCGTGTCGACCATGGGCAGCTTCCACCGGGCCTGCACGACCGAGGCGGTTTCGGCCTTGGGAATAGGCACTTCGGAAATGGCCTGGACGAGCTCCATCTGCCGGGCAATGCTGCGTATGACGTCTTGGGGCACGACAGCGGGGCTGCCGCTGCGGAGGCGGGGAAAGTAGCGAGCCTCGACCTGCGGCGGAAGGTCGTCGACGAACGGAATGACCTCGAACTGGACGATCTTGTAGGGGTGGTGCGTCTTGAACATGGCCTTAACGTCGATCGTGACCTTGGAGGCGGGCGGCAGGTGTTCGGCGGGGACCATCGAGTCCATCGGAAAGATCCAAGACTGCTCTTCGGCCACGCCCAGTAGGCGCAGCTCACGAAAGGACGTCTCGGATGCGGGGTTCATCGACATCCAGGCGCTCTTGTCGTAACTGCCGACGGGAGGAGCTCCCACGTCCCGAGACTGAGCGTAGGCGGCGATGCTCTTGGCGGTGATGACCTTGCCCTCGGGAGACATGCGAAGAAACAGGGCTTCCCATTTGCGGGGATCCTTGGCGTAATAATCTCGGTCAAACTGTCCTTGGACGTAGATGCGCAGCCGGTCGGGGTGGACGCCCGCCGCCTGGCCAATCTGCATCTGGACGGTGTCGACGGCCGAGTCGTCATAGATGGTAATTGACGAAGACGCCCCCGACAACCGGTTCACGACCGGCACCGTTATGGCCTCTGACATTATCCAGTACCGATATTTGTAGTTGCACAAAACGTATCTATACAAAATCGAAGGAGGGTATGGTATAATATGAAGCTGCTCTCTCTATTTGCACTCGCCTGTGCGGTGTTTGCGCAGCCGGCGCTCCAGCCATCGCCCAACTGCTGCGACCCGGCGCAGCCGACGTGTATGGCCCTCTATACCCGGTGCGTGCAGAATGCTGGATCGACGGGCGGGACGCCATCGTCGGGCGTATGTGCTGCACTGCTTTGCCCTAGCCCGTATCCCGTCCGCATGTCTCCGTCCGTGAGTACTACGCCGACGGCACGGATGTCTGCGTCTCCAACGGCGCCGCCTTCCTCTAAGCCTTCTGCGAGCAGTACGCCGACGGCACGGATGTCTGCGTCTCCAACGGCGCCGCCTTCCTCTAAGCCTTCTGCGAGCAGTACGCCGACGGCTCGGATGTCGTTATCACCCCTGCCTGCTAGGCCTTCCGTGACCAGTGCTCCGACCCCCCAGATGTCCGTATCGCCACCGCCGACCGCTTCTATAACTCCCGCAACTACGGCCGCTTCGACGCCTTCGTCAGCGCTCACCGCAACGCCTGCGTCAACTCGAACGCTCGCTTCGACGCCGGCAACAACCCCGACCCCTACACGCCGTCCGGACACTGGAGGCGGAAATGTTAGCGGTATCAGCGGCGGCGGTAGCAGCAACAATCCGCCAAACCCCGCTCCAACCGTCTCGGCAGGCGAGGTCGTGGCCGGTGTCATCGGCGCCTTTGGCATACTTGCAGTCGTCAGTCTTGCATACGCCTACTACATCCGAGGATCTCCTCGATTCAGACCTACCTCCCCGAAACTGCGCAACAGCCCGATATCCGAGTCAAACGCCGTCTACACTCGCAATGTGATGCACAAGATAAATATTTAGCACTCCACTCTAGATAATGCTCGCCCCGTCAATTATGGCTCACGCTCTCAACGGGCTGCTGATGCTTGCGGCTGTCATAGTCGCATACATCAATATCTCCGTTCTTCGCCGGCTTGAACCGTTCAAGATTGTCATGATTCTTCTTGTTTTTTCCATCGCCATTGGCATTCACGGCCTGTCCCATCTCGGTCTTGAATCCGTGTACGGGCTCAACTTTAGCGACGTTTACGGGTACTTTTCCCCTTCTTTTTAGAACCACCGCTCTTTTTGCGCCGACCGCCTGCTTGGCCGCACGCTTGCAATTCTTGCTCTCTAACCTCCTGCAGCCTTCGTGCGAGCCTTTCTACCGACCCCCTTGCTACGCCGCACGTATCTTTCGGAGAGCTAGTTGTACCTCCCATTGTATTCAAAAAAGATATTATAGCGGGCTATCCGTAATCGTCATGCCGCAGTACTCTTGCGGCGCTCGGCTGTAATTGACCGGCTGGTAAATCCCGATCTTGGCCGAGTCTTCTAGCAGCCGCCGAAAGTTAGCCCAGAACTCGGGAGTGTGCTTTCCACTCGAGAGATCCTGCGTCATCAGATGCGCCATCTCGTGCAGAACGACAAACATCACAGTGTTGATATCGATGAGAGGAAAGTTCGGCGGTTTGGTCTTGTCTCGGAGGCAGAGCACGATCTTTTCTCCCTTGTTTTCCGAATAGGACGTCTCGCCCGACGTTACCGAATTCTCCAACATGTTCTGAGGATTGTAGCGATCCACAAAGAGTTCCGCAGGTCGATCAGTCTTGAACTCGTCCTTGCGATAATAGTCGACGACCTTTTGCACATTGGCCTGAATCTTTGCCAGCATGTCGGCCGCCCCCTGCTTGTTGGGCAGGTCTTGCACTTGATACACCTTGCCATCGACGGTCGACTTGACTTCCGTAAGGTTGCCTGGTCCGCCGTTGAAAAAAAGATAGAGAATGTATCCAATCATGGCCGCCGCAATGGCCATCAGTTGCGGCACGTATCCCGCCATTATTGTATGCTGATGTTTTAGGCGCTGCCACCCGTGCGGCAGCCACGCTCGCCAATCTCAAACTCGGAGCGGTAGAGGTCGGGCTCGATCGTCGTGTTCAGGAAGGGCGAGACGGCCTTGCGGGGGTTCGGCGGGTCCGAGCGCAGGTCGAGGTTGGCGTTGCGGAGCGTCGTGCCGATCGTGTTGATACCGGCGTGGTAGCCCGAGGTGAGGAAGTTGCCACCCTTGAGGTCGCCGAGACCGACGGGATTCATGGCGGCCCAGGACGCTCCGACTCCACCCTTGGGGAGCAGCTCTTCCGACGTCAATACCAGCTGCGAATACGTCTGCTGGCCGCTGGGGTGGGGGCCTTCCTGTCCCATCGAAGACGCCTGGTCGCCGCCCTCGGAATGAGGGTTGGGGGCGGTCGGGTAGGACGAGTCGTTCGACAAGGGAGGCGATGGCGGCATTCCGCCCTTCTCCAGGCCGTCCTCCATGCCCTCCCCCATGAACTTGGACGCCGAGTACGAGTTTACAACCGCATAGATGACAACGATGCACAGGGCGGCCGCTCCGAGGCGAACGAGATTGGTCTGGGATAGTTTCATCACCGATTTATATTGCCTTTGAGACAAAAATATGACTGAAAAAAAGAAGGCTCCTGGCTTCTTTGACAATATTTTGCGAGACGTCGTCGAGTTCGGCGGCCGACCCGAGACGCACTCCTACATTGAGGACCACATCGTCAAGCCGCTGCTCCTTCGCATATTCAAGCAATTATACCCCTACTGTATGGGAATTCTCATTCTCTGGGTGCTGATGTTTCTCTGTCTGGCCGTGATTCTGCTGTCCGTGCTGCGGGGCTCTCTCGTTGGCATTTCCAGCAACTAGGTGAGGTGGAAAGAGAATGTCCGAGAGTTCCTGCTTGGGCAGACCCCAAAAGCCCCTCAGACCCTTCTCCTTGGCGAGCTGGCGCAGCTCCTCGATGGTCATTTTTTCCACCCGAAAGCGGAGCGGTAGCTCGGGCAGCAAGAGGAGCTTGAGCAGCTCATCCTTGGGAAGAACGTAGTACTTTTTGATTCCACGCCCCTTGGCGAGCTTCTTGAGTTCGGATAGCTTCATGTTGGCGTGAGGTGCAGACATTTTATGAATCTGTTTCTGATACCAAAAGATAAGATGGTCGAAGCCATATCCGTTTTGGTGGTCTCGTTAACAACCCTCGTGGCGCTTGCGGTTGCTTCGTACGCCTACGGAATGGCTAACATGGAAGAGATCAAGGCGAACTGGGTACAGTACCGCTGCAACCCGATGTACATGCCTCTCGCCGGCATGATGGGTTCGGACGTCGGATCAAACTTTATCAACTGCACCATGCAATCGGTGAATACGTATGCGGGATTCGTCCTGGATCCCATCTACAACAACTTTACGATTCTCACCGACACCATCAAGCTGATTCTCGACTCGATGAATTCCATGCGGGCCGCCGTGAATGGCGCATCCTCGGGCTTTCTGATGATTGTTCAGTCGGTTCTCGGCAAGCTCCAAAACACCTTTCAGACGGTCATTCAGCTTATCGGCCGGACGAGGACCATCGTGAACCGCATGATTGCCTCCTTTGCCGTCCTGATGAATATCGTGTCCACGGGCGTCCAGACGGGCCAGAGCGTCGCCAACGGGCCGATCGGCAAGGCCGGCGCCTTTCTCCAGCACTGCTTCCACCCCGACACGCTGATTCCTCTGGCGGGAGGCGTCGTCATTCGCATCGCCGACATTGAAAACGGCGACATTCTGATGAATGGGCATACCGTCCGGGGCGTCATGCAGTTTGACGGTATGGAGACACCCATGTTTACCCTTCCCGACCCGCTGGGCGACATTGTCGTCTCGGGCAGCCACAAGGTTCAGTACAAGAATACGTGGATCCGAGTCGAGAACCATCCCGCCGTCGTTCCGCACAATGTTTGTCCCCGAATCTACTGCCTGAACGTCGAAGGTCGGGAGTTTACGATCGGACACCACCTCTTCAAGGATTATGAAGAGACGGACGATTCCGCCATTCTGCGAGGATTCTTCAAACGGGTCTACGCCGTCGACGACCCGACGCTGCAGGTAAAGATCGACAGCCCGCTGCTGTACCGCTTCACGGGCGTCGGGCCCGAGTCGATCGTCATACTCAAGGACGGCAGCGGCAAGACGGCCGAGACGGTGCAGATCGGCGACCGACTCATGAATGGCGGCGCCGTCATCGGGCGCATCGTGCACGACTCGGTGGAGCTCACGTCGTACCGGGGCTGTACGGTCGCCCGGGGTACGCTCGTGGACGACCAGCGCTTTGCGGTGGCGCCGTCGTACGGCCGCACGGGTCCCGTCATTCAGTTCGTGACCGAGGGCGGCCGGTTTGCGCTGGCCAATCCAGCGGGCGATCCCAACGAGATTGTCGTCGGCGACGCTCGGGAAAATGTGGCGGCGCCCATGGCATGGCACTGGCGAGACCGCAAGGTGTGTGGCCTGTAAAAACAACGGCAGACTTTAATAATGGCGATCGAGACGCTGGCCGTACTCGTCGGACCCCTCGTGATCGTGGGGATGATGCTCTACGTGTACGTTCGATCCAATGCCGAGGAAATCAAAGCCAATTGGGTACAGTATCGCTGCAATCCGATATACATGCCCTTTGCGGGAATGTTTACCGACAATGTATCCGAAAACTTTCAGTTTTGCATGTACTCTATGACCGACGCCTTGTTTGCCTACGCACTCATTCCCGTCCACAAGATGTTTGGAATGTTTACAGAGGTTCTCCAGACGGTCCTCGGCCAAATGAATGTGTTTCGGTCGTTTGTGACGGGCATTCAGAACTTCATAACGTCATTCTTTACGGATTTCATGGGAAAAATCGGCAACACCTTTGGCACGATGGTGCATCTCTTGTCGACCCTGCGGGACATTACGGGTCGCATCGTGGCCAGTGGGGCTTATGCGGCCATCACCATGTCTACGGGCGTCAACTTTTTCATGTCGCTGTTTTCCTTTACGTGGACACTCCTCAAGACGCTTGTAGGCCTCATTTTCGCCCTGGCCATTATTCTGCTGTTTGTGTTTCCTCCGTTGCTCTTTTTCTTCATTCCGATCGGCGTCATGATTGGCATCTCCTACAGCGGCGGCTGCTTTCACCCTGACACACCCATGCTGATGGGATCGGGGGAAATGAGACCCATTTCGGGCATCCGAGTCGGCGACGTTCTTCAGCACAATGTTCGGGTCACTGCCGTCCTGCGCTTCACGCCGCTTGATCCGATGTACATCTATCGTGACGTATGCGTCTCGGGCTCGCATTTGGTCTGCGACCTAGACGGCGTGTGGAAGCGGGTGGATCAATCGCCGTCGGCCGTACCCTTTGTGGGGCCGACTCCTCCTGAAATCATCTGCCTCAATACGGATAGCCATCGCATCTACGTGAAGGACTGCACATTTGCAGACTATGTCGAGACGGATACGGCCGTACAGACTCCGCCCCTCCGAACCCACGACACCCTACGCATGAGCAGCGGGGAGGACATTCGCATCGAGGACTGCGACCTAGGTATGGAGACGGATGCGGGCACCCTGCGCTGCGTCATCGACCTCGGCGAGAACCGGCGGCACGTGATTGTAGACAACTCACTGGGATTGGTGCAGATCAACGGTAGGACCTGGATGGCGGACTATTTGGGCCTCGAGCATTTTCCGGCAGTCTACGCCGCTTCGGAGCGACGGGCTCTGCGGGAATTAAATCGGGGGCTAGAATAATAATGAAGCAGACCAAGACGTTCGTCATCATAGCCGTTTGCCTGGGAGCGTTTTCCCTTGCTCTCCTGAGCCGCTTTTACTTGTCGGGGGGCTTTCAGAGTATCGGAGGCCTGGGCGGAGTCGCCATGACGGCGCTAGGCGTCGTTCGGGAAAAGTTTATGCAGCAGGAGATTGGCGCCCCGGTAAACTCGGACGGCATGGAGGGCGTCTACTCGGGTATGGACATTTCCAACGGCGGCTCGTGGTCAGAGTCCAAGGCTCCCGTCAGCCCGAAAGGCTTCGAAGCACAGGACGACTTTCCGTTATTTGCGTTCCAGGACTCCTCAAAGTTCAAGGCTGAGTGCTGCACGACGTCAAGCTCGTCGATCTCGAACGATGTGGGCTGCCTCTGCATGTCCAAGTCTGAAGAGAAGCAGCTCGGAACTCGTGGCGGAAATCGCAAAGCGAATTAAACGGCTTACAATATACTTTCCACTCAATATAAATGATCGGGGCTCCTCAGATTGTGGAGTGCATCGCCGAGCTCAAGAAGGACTTTCCCCATCTGGAGGCAGTCCTTTCTGCACACTACCCAGCCACGCCCGCCGAGATGAACTTTGACGCCGAGGTCGAGTACTTTAAGACCCACGTGCAGCCGCACTGCATGGATCTTCTCAAGAAGAACGAGGACCTCTTCAAGGAGCCCCGCCATTTCCTACGGGGCGTCGACTTTTCCGAGCTCATCAAGGACGCTGGATCAAAGGTCCAGGAAAAGATCTGGACCTACAGTCGGCTGTTTCTGCTCGTCAGCTACCTGGGTGCCGACATTATGGGCACCATCAAGACCGTATGGTCGTCCGTTACGGGAAAGACCGAGACGGACGACATTGACGAGATTTTGAAGGACGAGAGCACGCAGTCGGGCGTCGAGGAGCTCTTTGAGGTCTTTAAAAACACTCGCATCTTCAAGATCGGTATGGAGGTCGCCGAGTCGCTGGACGTCCGGCAGCTGGGGCTGGACCAGATTGACTTTACCAATATTCCGGGGCTGCTCGAGATGATCAAGAACCCCGAGCACCCCGTCACGAGGCGGGCAATTACGACCGTGCAGAACCTCATCGAGCACAAGATGCGCACCGGCAGCCTGCGCAAGGAGGACTTTATCGCCGAGATTGAGATGCTCAAGGCGAAATTCAAGAGCTCGCTGGGAAAGCTGTTTTCGACGGAGCTGTTTGGGGACGCCGGGGATCGGCCGGCTCGGTCGGCGCTGGACCTGACGAGCAACCACCCCGAGGCCCGGCGAGCCCGCATGCTGGCCCGCCTGCAGGAGCGCCAGAAGAAGGGCAAGAAATAGGGAGCGAAAGAAGCGACGACGTAAGGAGCGACGCAAGTAATTTCCTTTGAATACACAATGGGATTGTTCTGGCTCCAAGATCCGGCAAATCTGTTTTCTGATTGGAAGCAGTTTGTCCCCACGAACGACATGACGGTCCCTGAGGCTCTGAATTCGATCGTGCGCTTTACGATCTACTCGTCCATCATCGTTGCGCTCTTCACCCAAAAAACCTACTACCTGCTGCTCATTCCGGTCGTGATGGCCGCCACCGTCGTCCTCGTCAAGCTCTACCCTCGCACGGAAACGATCAAGGAAGCGTTCCAGTCCAAGATTTTGGGAGCAGCGCCGGCCGCCGTGCCGACGGCCGATAACCCCTTTATGAACGTCGTCTTTACGGACTATGTCGACAACCCCGACCGGGCGCCGGCTCCTCCCGACGTGACGACCCGGGGCGTGGACGAGGCCATCCAGCGCTCGTTTGCCAAGACCAGCGACCTCTTTCTGGACACGACCGACACGTTCGGCCTGATGCAGTCTGCCCGCCAATGGGTCACCCAGGCGGCCACGACGATCCCCAACGATCTCGAGGGCTTTCAGGCGTTTCTCAACAAGGATAATGTCGTTCGCAAGGCCCTGTCCGAGGACTACGTGGTCGCCAAGGGCAGTACCTCTAACCCTGTAAAAGTTGGGTAATTTTTGCGGAATCCGTAATAGCCCCTTGTTGTCGATTTGTTTCCTTTCCGTTCACGAACACGACGTACGTCGGAAAGGCTTCAATTCCCGCCGACTCTGGAATGTTTGCTTCCTCAATCGCTTCGTGCTCGACATTGGGCGGGGGATTGTTGCAAAAGTCGTCCCATGCCTTCTTGGACATTTCGCAAGCAGAGCAACCATTCATATGGTAGCGCACGATTTTGACGGCAGGCTTGGCGGCAGACTTCCGACCGCCCCGACGGCGCCGGCTGCGTGCAGATTTTCGGCGGCGTCTTGTGCGAGCAGCCATTTATATAGGGCTTAGATTACATACAATTTTCAGGAGAGAGTATAATGTCCTCCTGCCTTTCGAGCCTCTACCCTATCGGAGACAGCTGGGTCGGAAAAACGGTGGATGGCACTCCCAAGGAATTCAAGAGCATGCAGGTATATCTCGAATACAACAAGGCAACTGGGTGTCCGGACGTGTCTGGCCAGCGTAGCCCTGCCGCCATCGCTAATGCGATGAAGGTTCCGCCGACGCCGTTTGCATATTTCAAGGAGCTCAAGCCCGAAAATCCCTACCAACAGGCCCTCTACTCGGCCATGTCGCCCATTTGGGTCGGAAGGTCTTCGGATTCGGCAAAAGTCTATCACTAGTATAAATGCTCCTCAAAAGCGTAGTGTCAGCAGCCTGCGTGCTGGGCGCACTTGCCGGAACGGGCCCGGCAGTGCTCTACAACCGTCTCAACGGGCTTACCTTCAATCCCCCTGGATACACGATTGTCATGTACCAATCGTGTATGCAGAACCAAAACGCAGGAAACCCATGCGGCTCCTTCTCGACATTCGAGTCGGCGAACGGCGTGTATACGACCCAGCTGTACGGACCCCAAGCCCCGGTTTCGCCGACCTGCAGCCGCACGTTCCGGCTAGCGGTGGCGTGCGGTGCGACGATGAGCATGAGCGGCGTGAACGAGAACCCGACGTGCGTCTACTCGGCCACGCTCACTCTGCCCGAGGCGTGCGGCATAGACATGACGGTGGGCAACGAGGCCGCCTCGGCCAGCGGCACGGTGGCTCCTCCGACGCCATCGATTACCCGCTCGAGCGCCGCTTCTTTGACGGGAACTGCGACACTATCCGCTACGCCGACCTACACCACCACCTCGACGTATACGCCGACCTACACCACCACCTCGACGTATACGCCGACCTACACCACCACCTCGACGTATACGCCGACCTACACCACCACCTCGTCGGGCACTATCACTCCCTCTGGTACTTCGTCGTACACGCTTACATCGTCGTACACGATTACGTCTTCAGTCTCTCCAATTCCGTCACTGACGTCCACTCCTCTCTTTGAAATGACGCCGTACCCTTCTCGCACGGTAACTCCGTCTATTGCGGCAACGACGACGCCCCTCTTTATGATCACCGCCTTTCCAACTTCGAGCCCAGTGAATGTCACCGCTCCGTCGCTCCTCGATACTCTTGGCGTCACGCCTGGTAGCTCCACGGCTACGATTCTGGGCGCCGTGGCAGTCGGCGTTCTGGGCATTGCGCTCATCGTCGGCGCCATCATTTACTTTCGCAACGGAGGAACCGTGGGCGGCCTCGTGAAGAAGTTTGAGGAGAACAAGGAGACGATCAAGAAGGTGACGGGCAGTGTGGCCGATCTTCTGCCGCTCAGCAAGGAGCAAAAGGACAAGATTGATGCGACCATCGACAGCCCAGTCAGCATCCTTCCGCCCGAAGTGCAACGGGTCGCTGGACAAGTTTCGGCTGTAGCTGAAAAAGCAAAAGAGTACAAGGAGCAAATCATCGCCGCCCTCCCCGTGTCGGCCGAGCAAAAGGCCGAAATTACGGCAAAGGTCACCGCCTTGCAAGAGGAGGTCGTGAAGCGCATTGAGTCGTCTCCGATCGGAGTACATGTCAAATCGCTTACGGAACCTGTCGAACTGCAACCTGCGGAACCACCAGTTGTTGAAAAGCTCGCTGCCGAACAGCCCGGTGCTGAACCAACGCTCGTAACCGTCAATATCAGCACGGAAGAGCTTGCGAGCCTCCGAGAGTTCATGGCCTCAAAGCAGCCTAGCAAAGACTAAAACGGTACAGCCGGGACGGGGTCCGGTAGCTCGGCACTGGACTGCTCAATTTTGCCCTGTGCTGGAGGCCCGTAGTTGCCGCCGTTCGGGCCTATCGGCGAATATCCCCCTTTTCGCAGTCTCCGTGGAACCCGGCGCCGGGTTTTACGCAGACTCTTCCTATGATGCCGCTTGCGACGACTCTGTGTATATTTTACCATTATCATAGTAAGAGAAGATTATGATTCGCATTGAAGTCGTAAAATGGGGGGCAGTCATTCTGCTGGCGCTGCTGGCCTTCATGCTGCTTCCCGCCTACGAGTACTTTACTTCAGACGAGCCCATTGCGACCACGCTGGGGGTGACGCCGCTGAGCATTCGTAACGGCGGCGGTGGGGAGGCTCCGACCTGTGAGTGGATCAAAAAGGACAATAGCACCGTTCCTGACCGGGCCTCGTCCTACCTCACGGGCATGGAGTACAAGGTGATTGAAAAGGCCAAGATTGACTGCTCGATGGACCCGTTGTGCAAGGGCATACAGGCCACGAGTCGAAAAGGCGGAGCTGAAGTCTTTCGCCTGACGACCGTGGGTCGGGCTGAATCGAGCCCCGAAGGGTACGGCGCAACCTTTTACGAAAAGAAGGACTGCTCCCGTGATCCGCAGGACCCGCCGTGCGAGTGGGGCGAGCCGCAAAAGGACCGAGCGCCCAAGCGGGACACGCTGAACCACTTTTTTCCAACCATGTATACGGCTCAGATTGCCTGTGCCGAGCGCCCGGACTGCAAGGGAATCACCAAGGACGATAAGGAGAACTTCTTCTACCTCTCAAACGACGACGACCTGCACGAACGGAAGGGCAGGACCTTTTACAAGAAACGAAAGTGCCACAAGCGGGATGGCGGCGAAGACGAAGATTGGAAGCGGGAGGACGGGGGCGACATGCCGTTCGGCTACTCTCCAGGCTCGTCGACGAGCGATCCGCCGATCGACGACATTCTGGGCGGGAACAAGGCCCAGCGGAGAGACGGGAGCGAGGCAGGATCGGGGCGGGGACCAGGGTTTATGGAGGAGCGGCACAAGCCCCGGCCCTGGTGGCAGGGCACGGAAGAGGATAATTACGTCGCCAAGAGCTCGCTGGTGCCCTGCACGTGCACGACGCACTCGATGGGCTGCCAAAAGCACGGCGGCGGGAAAGACCAGTCGTGGGCCCCGGGTGATATGGGCGGCCCCGAGCAGTACGGCGTCATGAAGCCCTTCTCGAGCGCATTCATCAATCAGGAGGAGCCGTCTGGGTTTCTAAATACATTTAACGCCTTTCTCCGCTAGTATATAATGTTTGGCCTTCCCAACAACCGGGGAAGCTGCTGGGTCAATGCGGCCCTGCAAGGCCTGTTTTCGTGCCCAGTACTGATGGACCACTACAAAGAGCACGCCCCCGACAGCGCCAACCCTGTGGACGTAGCCCTCCACACTGTCTACAATAGCAAGGGAACGTCGGGGCTGCGAGAGCTCTACGGGGAAGTGCGGACGGTGCACATGCCCGCAGGGCAAAACATTGGGGACAGTCACGAGCTCATCGTCCACATGTGCGACAAACTGCCCTGGCTCGACAAGGCCTTTCGCTTCGAGATCGGAGACCGCATCGAGTGCTCGCACTGCGGCGACGTCCAGCTCAAGACCGATACGACGATCGACCTGAACTTGATGCCGTCCGCCCCCAATATTCCCATTCTCCAGGCGATTCAAGAATACATTACGCCGCACGTGATTTCCGACTGGAAGTGCGACAAGTGCAACGAGCGGGGCTGCAAGAAGCAGGTTCTCTTTGGAGGCTTTCCGAAAGTCCTGATGATTTGGTCCACGCCCGTCGAGTACTCGAGCGTGATCGTCATCAACAACAAGCCATACACTCTCTTTGGCGTCGTGTGCTTCAACGGTGGACACTGGAAGACGTACGCCCGCAAGCTGCCCCCCGGCAACCCGTGGACGATTCTGGACGATCAGCTTGTCGTACCGATGGAGTCCCGCAAGTTCCCGCTGGACAAAACCATGCGAATCCTGCTTTATTTCCTGACTGAAAACTAATGGAAGGGCACAGACGGGACAAGGAGGAGCGAGCCGAAGTGAAGCACGAGCAAAGGGAGGAGCGGCGGCGGGACGAAATGGCACGGGAATGGGAGAAGGAGTGGAAAGAGGAACGACGAGACGAGCGAAAGGAAGAGAAGCATCATGATAAGAAACCGCATCACCCAGCCGTGCCGACGACACTTCATGGGGGCACCGACATTACGGGCACCGCCATGATTGGTCTTGCCGTCGTCTTTGTGCTGTCGATTCTCTTCATCCTCACCGGCAACATCTTTTCTTTTTTTGTATTTGCCCTGCTCATCGGTATCCTGCTATTTGTTCTCTTTCAGTACGGCTTTGTCAAGATCAACACGAACGGCAACGAAATTGACATTACGTACTTTCCTGTGCCTGAACCCCCGCCGCCCGGCCCGGCCGATGCCCCGTCGACGGCTGGCGGATCGCCACCGCCGTCATCCGACCTGCCGAGCGGGAACCAGGTCTTTTACGTGGGCGACAACACCTTTACCTACGACAAGGCCGAGAATGTCTGCAAGGCCTTTGGCGCTGAACTGGCCACGTATTCGCAGATTGAGCAGGCCTACAATGCGGGGGCCGAATGGTGTGGCTACGGGTGGTCGGTGGGCGGTCTGGCCCTCTTTCCGACGCAGGAGGCGAGCTGGGAGCGCCGCCAGCTGCAGGAGACCAGCGAGGAGCGCCGCCAAAAGTGCGGCCGCCCTGGCATTAACGGCGGGTACTTTGAGCCCTCGATGAAGTTTGGCGTAAACTGCTACGGCCCTCGTCCCGCCAAGCGACCCTCTGACGAGCGCCGAGAGACCCGCCAGCAATCGGCCGTTGACCGCTTTATCGCATTCTTGAAGGATCATCTTGGCGACCTGCAGGTTTTCCCCTTTAATTCGACGTCGTGGTCGGCGCCCGTCGAATCGTTCAGTTCAGACACAACCGATACGGCTACTGCGGGAGTAGTAAAAGATGTGCAGTGAGTATAATATGTCTGCCAGCCGTCTCGACTATAATGATGCGCATACGCAGGAGTCCCGCTGGGTGTTTCAGACCCCCTATAATGCGCAGGACGCCCCGCCGAGGACGCCGTTCGTCGGCACCTTTAACGTGCCCACGACCCGCCAGCAGCCGGACCCGAACGCCTTCCAGTGGCTCCTCTACCGTCCTCAGGACCACGTCATTCCGCCGTTCGAGTACTTTCGCAACACGAGGGCGCCGTCAAGGATAATGTCCGCCCGAAATTTCACAGGTAAGTAGATAATGATAGAGATCGCTCTTTTTTCCGGAATTGGTTTGCTAGGATATATCCTGTCAACCCAATACAGCTCGGAAAAGAGCGGAAAGGAGCCGTTCACGGCCGCAAGGCTGTCGCCGGGTGGCCAATCCCCGGGCGTGCCGACAAGGGCCACTGCCGGCAGCGAGGTCCAGCATAGTCAGGGTCCGAAAGGCCACAACAACATGGTCCCGTTCTTTGGCGCCAAGGTCACGCAGAACCTGCGGGCGGACGCCACGACGTCGATTCTCGACACGTTTGCGGGGACGGGCAGCGACTACTTTCAGAAGCGGGAAGTTACATCCATGTACGACGTCGTCCCTGGCCAAGGCAATCCCTTTGGCAATGCCAACGAGTCGGACTTTTACCAGTCTCGTCAGGTGGCAGGCATGAACATGAAGAACGTATCCCCAATCGAGCGCACCTACGTCGCTCCCGGTGTCAACGACGGCTACACCAACCTGGGCTCGGGCGGTTACCAGCAGTTTAACGAGGCGCAGCAGTACGCCAAGCCGAGGACGACGGACGAGATCCGCACGGCCAACAAGCCCAAGCTCACGTACGACAAACCTGTCGTTCCGGGGTCACACTACATTACCGAGCCGGGGCTGCAGGCGCCTGTCTATAAGAACCGTCCCGACACGTTCAACATTCTCTCGGATGCGAACGGCGAGCTGACCCACCTGAACACGGCGGTAGGTGCCCAGGTGGCCCCCGCCTCGTTCCCGCAGCAGATGCAAAAAGAGCAGCAGCGAGAGACGACGAGCGTCGAGTACTATGGTGCCGCCGGGTCGGATGTGACCATGGAGAGCTACGTGCGGGCCTTTACGGAGCCCTTTGAGGAGTTTATGCGACTGACGGTCGGCGGGTGGATCGGTGTGGGCGGCGGCGCCGGGGCAGTGGCGGAGGGCTCATACCTCGTCGATCCGTACCTCGTGGCGTACACGAACCCGGGCCGTGAAGCTACGGTGGAAACCTACTATACACCAGGCGGCAACATTGCGATCAACAGTGGCGGGGCTGGTCCTGGCGCCGTCAAGGTCAACAAGGACGAGTCGATGATGAATAACGTGCGGGGCTTTGAGGCTGCCGGGAACGTGGTGCCCTCGGCGGCGGGCAAGCACCATCAGGGCGACTTCCACTACACGCAGCAGGTTCCGAATAATGCAGACTGGGAGCGAGTCGATCCTCGCATTCTGGACGCCTTCAAGGCCAACCCATATACGCAAAGTCTCCAGAGTCTGTAATAAGGATGGACGAAGACCTACTGCAGTCCATACTGCACGGAAAGCTGGACGTCCACGTGAAGAATTTGAGCTTTATTGACCAACTGCAACTGCTGCGGGCGCTGCTGGGAGCACCAACGGCCGCATCTCGCCTCCGAATTGAAGGTGACCTACATCCGTGGGTGGAGCGCCTCCTCCGAGCATCGGGGCTTTCGGCAGTTCTGCCGGCGCTACGCTCGGAGTCGGCGCAGGTACTGCCACGGCCGGCGGTGCGGTCGGAGCAGCAGGTGCAGTCGCATCCGGAACTGCTTTTGGGTAAAACTCCTTGATCGCCTTCACGATCAGCTCCATATCCTTCTTCTCCTTCAACTTGATATACGCTTGGGCGGGGTCCCGGGTTTCGACGACGGCCTCGAGGACGTCGTGGAGGTCTGCCCGCTTGTTGTAGTACGCATCGACCCGCTCCTTGTCATTCATCTTCCGCAGCTCGTCGACAGTGTAGAGGACGTGCGTTCCCGATACCGACCGAGGATCGCCGTCAAAGGGCGTGGCCTTGACAAATATCTGGGCCACGTACCCGACTCCGAACGAAATGGCCGCTGTCGCAATGCTCAGTGCGGTCATTGCGGCGGATGCGGCGCTCATTGTTTATTGAGGGTGTACAATATATGGGAGATCTCGTGGACGAGAGCACGCTCCTCCGAATACGCAACAATCTGCTGCAAACCAAGGCCATTCAGAACCTACACGGCTCTTGGTGGTTCAACATTGCCCTTCTCGTCATTGTCGCCGCCATCATGGTCATGTTTCTGATGGCGCAGTACGATTCGACCAAACTGGTTCTGCAGGCGAGAGAGTCTCGCAAAGACATTCCCCGACAGGAACTCACGTGGAACAATAGCGTGCGAAATCATATCGACCTGTAGTAATGGACCCGAAAAAGCTGCGCACTGCCCTGCTTACGATCAAACTGGACATGGTGTACCGGGGGATCACTCGAGAGGTGGCTGAAGCGAAATTCCGTGAAAACGTATCCCCGCAGCCTGCCGCAGCCGCAGCCGCAGCAGCAACATGAATATATTCTTTCTTCACCGACACCCCCACCTCTGTGCGAGGTACCACTGCGACAAGCACGTTGTAAAGATGATCGTGGAATCAACCCAGCTCCTCTATACAGCGCACATGGACACGACTTCCGCCCCGAACGGCGGATACAAGAAGACGCACCTGAACCACCCCTGTGCAAAGTGGGTTCGGGAAACACTGCAGAACTACCGCTGGCTGGTGCGCTTGGCGAAGGAGCTCGTCAAGCAGTACCGCTGGCGTTACGGCGCCGAGAAGACGCACGCCTGCGAGGTCCACCTCGCTTGGCTGGGCGAGCACGAGCCCGGCATTCCCGACACGGGAGAGATGACCCTGCCCAGAATGGCGATGCCCGACGAGTTCAAGCAGTCGGACCCCGTTTTGGCCTACCGAGAGTACTACCGGAAGGCCAAGACGCATATTCTGCAGTACCGAAAAGGCGCACGTCCTCATTTCTTACGCTAATATAATGATGTCGCTGCCTCTAGGCATCCCGACAATCGGCGCTGTCGAGATCCAAGGCGCCACCGTCGACCCCAAATACTTGCTCGTCAGTCTTTCGTATACGAATGAAGATGCGGTCGGAGTTGTTCCACCTGTTCAGATCGCAGAACGTATTCGGCTAACGGTCGAATCAGGAACCAGCAATCTGAAGGGCTTTGGCGACTCTCCTACGTACCAACCAGTCACGGGATTCGTCGTCGGGTCCGACGTGCACACTCTCCCCAGCTTCGATGTCGAGCACCCGCTTGCGTACATCTACGAGCGATCAGGAGTAGCCAATATGAGTAACACCATGCTGACAAGACTCTTTTTTGCCCCACGAGTTACCAGTGTAGCCTCGACGACTCGAGTGTCCCTTCCGTACAAGACGGGCGGGCCCGTGAGTTACCCTGCCGGCAATGCGACCTTTTCGCTCGATTCAAACCTTCCAGTCGGATACGTGTCGACCGAGGACGACCACCGCATCGCTCTTCACCTGCTGACCACTGCACCCGCAGATCTTACCGCAGGGGGCGTCACAATCAACTGCCCGGCAAACACGGAGATGATTGCGGTTCTGAAGGTCGCTCCGCCAGTGGTGCAGATTGTCACGGCGTCGGCTGCTAGTGTTTCACCTTCTGGTCCCCCATCGGGTCCCCCATCGAGTTCCCCATCGTCTGGTTCTCCGGGAAATCCTGCTCCTCCGCCGGCAGCAGCTCCAGCACCGGGGACGCCCACAAGCACCCCTGCAAGCAATCCAGTACTTCCGTCACCTCCGCCCCCAACCGACGACATGCCTTCAAAAGTAAACGAAGCGAACCGCTTGATGACGGAAGCCTATCAGTTATCTGCACAACTCAAAGAAACTGCCCTTCACGTTGCAGATCCCACTACAACGGAGGGAAAGGAAGATCAAGCATTTCATGTAATCAACCTTGCGGCGGCGATTGGTGACCATATCCAAACAGTTCAAGGATTGCTTACTCAGGCCCAATCATTTCGAGATGCTAATCGGACGGAAGAGAACGATAATGCTGTCGCACAAATCGAAGATGGACTTAGCGCTATTCAAGAACTGAAAAGGGAAGCGGATGTAGAGGCCGATCGAGCCGCAGAAATTGCGGAAAATGCAGTTAGTGGTGACACTGCGAAAGCCGAAAGAATAGCGGCCATTAAAGCAAGAACGATTACTCCCGAAACGAAAGCCGCAGCTTCTGCGAATAGACGATTGAACAGAGGCGAGGCTGCAATAGCGAATGTAAGCGCACAGACAGAGAGAGAACGTAGAGCTGCCGCTCGTGCGGTTGTGAACGCTGAACGTGTCGCCCGGGAGGCTGAGGCTCGTGCAGCTGCGGCTCGTGCAGCTGCGGCTCTTGCAGCTGCGGAGGCTGCGGAGAGGGAACGTCAGGAGACTGCTGCTCGTGAGGCTGCGGCTGCGGCGGCTGCGGGCGGTGCTCCACCCATGAATCGTGCGGCAGCTCTGGCTGCGGCTTCGGGTGCGCAAGCAGAAGCCTCTGCGTTGCTCGCCGAAATTGATAGACTGAAAGCATCCAGAGCAGTTCGCCCTACTACATTCCCCCAGGGCGAATCAACCTTTTCCGAACTTAACCGAGCATATGAAGTGCTTCGCCGTATACATGACGAATATCAAGATCGCATTAGTGCAGCGGCTCCTGTAGCAGTAAGTTCGATACCTCCCGTCGATCCTGAGTTAATTGCTGGAATCGAACGAGCAAGGATGGTTTTGGAAGCATATAAGAAAGAAGATGCAGACAACGCAGAACTTCTTCGAATTTCTCGGAATCTTGAAACTCCGGGATATTACGACAATCAAGAGCTTCGCACCCAAGATAGTGCCATACTAAACGAGATTTTGGCTAGGAGCCCCGACTCTGGCCCGTGGATACATCCGTTGCTTGTCCGACTCAATCCGCCACCGCCCGTGATTGAGGAGGTGGGTCAGGTTCCGTTTAATCCAGGACCGCCCAATATTGGGCCGGGAGTTGCAGGAATCGTCCCCGAAGCAATGCGATCGCCAGCTGAAATTGACGAGGTAGTGATAAAGGGTCAAACATTTACAAAAGGTAGTTGTTTTATTGCCGAAACAACAACTTCGAGAAATGAAAATTTTATCCAATACATGCGTGTGCTTAACATTTATACTGCAGGTATCAATGTAGAAAAACTGTATAGGTTTGTGGATGGAGCCCCAAAGTCTATTATCAATCTAACCACCATCTATTCGATAAGTGCAATGGAAAAGTTTATTCAGATTACAGTCATAGACTGCATTTCCGACAGAGATAATGCAATTATTTCTCAAATTCACACCAACCTACTGCCAGATGCCGAGCCAGGAAATTTGAACGAGGAAAGAGATATTGCGGACCTCGAAGAGATAAAAGGAAGGAGGCCAGAGTTGTCCCCGATCATAGATCCTCTGCTCGTGATCCTGCGATATTCTCAAGGATTAAAGCAGCCTCCAGTCCCTCGTAGCCCTAATGTACAGCCTCTGGATGCGAATATAAGCGTTGTCGCTCACGAGCCGGTGGTCGCAGGTAAAAACAATGATGAATGCGATCAGAAGATCAGATTTCAGCCTCCAAACGTCGTCGAGTCTATAGTCGACCACATTCAGAAATTTGTACAAATTCGTGGAGGAACGTTGGAAAAAATTGAAGTGAACAACAAAGTTCGGCAGCCACTACAAACCCTCTTGAAATCTCTGAACGAAACTGACTATGTAGACATTGTCAACCCGCAGCAGCGCAGCGGCTCGAAAGACTACGATGTCTTTGGGCCTACGTGCGTAGGCTCGCACGCCCTGTCCGTTCGCTTCAACGACAAGAAGAAATTTACCACTGGCGCCCTCACAGAGGTGACGGGTGGCGGAAAAGGCACTGCATTTGTGTTCTTGATCGCCGTTCCTGGAAAGGATCTGAAACCGTATAAACCAAAATGAATCGGTCCGAACTGAGACGCCGACACCGCAACCATGTCCCTCGTCTACATACCCGGACCAAACGTCCGTGACGGAATTCGCTTCCACATAATGGCCTACTACACCTACAACCAATTTACGATACGCCTCTACAAGTACCTCCGAGAATTTCGGAGGTACTCGTTAGACGACTACTCCACCATAACGATTGTCCTGCCCCATCTGCAGACCCTCGAGTTTCAGACCCCCAGCAGGTCTGGAGCAGAACTCAAGCTCACGATTACAAGTTGGACGACCACTCGGGTTCCCGCCGAGTTTCAGAAGCAGCGATGGTGGAATTTCTTCTAGGCGGGATGCGCAACTATCGCATAGCCCGTCACGTACAGCGTGAAGCACAAGAGCACGCCCGAAACCCACAGTTTTTGGCTGTAGAGCACCATGGCGATCAGGGCTGTCAGGATCATGTAGATGGCATCCACGACCAGAATGAGCCACGACGACGAGTCGCCAGTGTACGACTTCATGAGGTCCATAATGTCATTGTTCTGGACGTTCGGAACGACTGCCAGTGCAAAAAAGAGGTCGTGGGCAACCTGGATGACGACGGCCACGGCGCAAAACAGTAGCGGGCTCCAGGGTCCGCCAAGGTACGACGTGGCGAACTGCGCCAAGACCGTGCCTATCACCATCGACGTCACATCCAGCATATAGGCAATCAATCCAAACTTGTCGTACCATTGCGAAATGGCTGCAGTCCTCGGATACTGCTTCCAAATAAAGAGGCCAGCCGTGTCCACCACTGCTGCCGCCGTCACGATCGCAAACAGCAGCTGCGGGTCCTTGTAAAAACGGATATCCTTGAGCATTATTCAGTACTCCCACAAATGTTCATCGTCATGCTGGTAGGTGGTCCGGATGCCTTTCGCTTCTTTGCCGATACGCAGAACGTGGATCGCCGCATAATTCTGCTGGTCGACGAGCCTAAATTTTACGAGCACACGGATCTCTTTGTCTACTTTGGCGGCGCCGTAACGCCAGGACTCAGACCAGTCATCACCTGGAGCGGCGACGACCATGAGACCCTGCGGCGCATTCACGAAACTCTCGTCCTAGAATAATGTTCGATGTCGTCTGGGTCCTCGTGGGATTCTTGGTCGGCATGATTATCACCTCTATTTTTGTCCCTCCGACGACCAAAAAGAAGCTCGTCCCTGACGTTCAGAACCCCGAGATGGTGTTCCGAAATCCAAAGATTGAAAACGGCTGCTTTCGAGCCCGTGCGTACCAGGTGGCCTGCACGTCGACGATCGACATTCTAAACTAGCGGACTAGTTGTTGTTCGTGTACTTGACCGAGTAATTGATCTGCTGTGTTACAGCATTGTATTGTGCGACCTGAATCGGAGAAATGCCCGCATGAATGTTGGTCACGACCCCATTCTTGCGGTACTCTGGCTGGTTGGCATTGTTGATTGTCTGAATCTTGCGGGCCTTCAGAAGATCCGACGAGTCGGCGACCTTGGTTTTGCCCGTTCCCGAGCTGTGGCTTCCAAAGTATTGCATGTCTGCTTTATATAATGATCAGCGAAATTCTGCGGAAGCCAGAGGCGAGCATGTTCTTTTCCTTTGTCGTCGGCCTCGGTATATCCATTCTGATGTTTCACCGCCCGCAGTCGGAGATTCTCGAGTGTGCGCATAGTACCGACGATCTTCGCACCATGGTGACCCGCATCGATGGCAAGTGCTATCGCTACCGGATCGAGGATGCGTCCTGCCCGGCCAGCGGAGTTTCGCTCTAAACTATATAAATGGACGCCACGCCGCTCGATCAGCTTGTGCCGCCGCCTGGAGGCTCTCAGCAGCCGAGCATGTCTCTACCGGCCGCCACGACCTACCCACAGATGATTACGCCCGGGACCACCAGCGCCATCTCGTTCCCCCCGCCGCCCAACGGGGCCCAGATGCACCCGATGGCCGTCAAGTCCGTACTGAAAAATATTCTGGGATACGTCGCCATCTTTGCGGCCGTATTTGTGATTTCGCTGACGCCCGTGCAGTCGCTCGTCCTTCGGTACATTCCTGGGTCGTATGCGGGCAGCGGAGTCGTCTCGCTGAGCGGCGCCGCCGTCCTGGGCGCCATCGGCGTCGTCCTCGTCTATATCGTCCAAACCCTCCTTCAACCGCTCGTCTAGCTTATTCGCTGCTATTCGATGCGACCCAAGCCGTGGCAAACTCGTGCTGCATGCGGGCCGTCTCGAGATGCGCCTGAGCGGCGGCGAGGCGGGAGTAGGCCTGCGCAACGACTCGGGCCTGCGCCTCCTTCTGTCGCCGAATCGTCAGAAACTCGAGCATGCTCGCCGGTAGGTGGAATGCTCCATACAACCGTTCCTCGTATTCATCGTAGATCTTGACTTCATTGTCGTAGTCATGCTGTGCGTTGGCGAGGGCCGTCTGGGCAAGCTCCAGATTCGTCGACATTTGCGGTGGTTTCCGTCTCCTTGGTCGTAATCCGTTTTTCGGCCTCGTCGGCCATGGCGTCGAGCAGCCGAGCGTACGAATCAAAGACGATGCGATTCTGCTCCCGCCAGCGGCGTTTGAGCAGCTCAAACTCGACTGGTCCCGCCGAGCGGCGAGAAGCCTCCTGGAGCGCCGCTTCGCAGTCCTTGTAGATCTTCATCTCGTTCTTGTGGCAGAGACGAGCATCGTTGACGGCGTCTTGCAAGTTCGTCGACATTTGATATGCATTCTTCTCTGCATCGGGCGTTCGGATTCGTTTTTACTTGCGCAGGGCCAAATCTGGAAATGTGAACGTGAAACGAAATCGACTATATGCTTACAGGCTTGTAAGCATATAAGATAAAAGATGGCCGTTCCAAAGGGTTTCGATATTCCGGCTAGCGTGCGAGGCACCCATGCTCAGTCGATGACCGACATGTATCACGATCCGAATCTGGTTCTCCTAATGATGGAGTATGTTGAGGACAGCTGGGCACATGGTGCCAAGAATGTTGAGTTGACGCTAGTTCAGAGCGAGCACGGCGGCTACTTCCACGCAACTTACCTCGACGATGGTGATGGCCTTGCAGATGGATCTCGTATCCAGAATCCTTCAAGTGAAGCGGGTACTGGCACCAGCGTATATGGACAGGGTCACCGCATGGCTCGTATTCGTGCCGATCATGTTAGGAGTGGCTTCAAGTTCCTCATTGCGTTCAAGTCATCTGGAAAGTTGACTGCTAAGGGGTTCAAGGGTCCCTGGACGAAGGACGGACTCGCACCCTGGGACTGCGGGATCAACGAGGAAGAGTGCCCGTGGGATAACGTTGACGACCACGGATACTACGAGGAGTTCCGGATGGCATCAGACTCATTCCCGAAGGCATGTGCGGATCCTGCGAAGGCATGCGACGCATTCCGTGCCCACATTAAGGAGATCATGTGCGTCCGCTTCCCTCAGCGCATGTTTGACAGCATGTCCTTCACGGTTAGGACCTGGGACTGTACAGGTCCCATGTCGATGCAGGTGACCAAGTCAACACCCGATGCTCCATGGAAGACTCTCGTGAGCGTTCTCGACACGTCTCCACAGGTTAACCGCTACAATGCATTCCAGTATGTAACGGGTGAGTGTCAGCTTAAACTCACGTTCTACGAAATGTGCAAGAACAATACGGACGAGCAGCTGGCATTGTTCACGAACTATGGGCGTGCGACGAAGATGAATGCATCGGCTGGTATTCTGATGATGTGCCTTGGCGACCGTGTAATCCAGATCAAACCTCTCAGTGATGTGTACGGCGCTGGCAAGCATGGTGGTCACCAGCGCCGTATTGTTGTTGCGGAGATGACACCGGTAGGGGGTAGCCGAGAGGTGTGGGATCTCACAAAGACGCCAGTTCCCACAACGATCAAGACGGACTTTGTTCCGAGCCCACTCCTCTCGAGCATCCATGAGTTCATCAAGATCAACAAGCCCGCTGGTTTCTTGGCGGGGACAAAAAAAGTTCTACCGCCTGCACTGCCAGCAGCACCTACACCTCCGCAACCAATTGATCCGGATGCGGCTGTAACGATCAACGACGAAGACATTCCCACAAGCTTCGGCAAGGTGATTGGGTCTGGTACACTGAGCGCCTGCACCAAGAACGGATTCCATACAATAGTATTCGAGAAAGAACGTCTTGCTGCGAACTCGGAGTTCTCGGTTGTCTCGTGCGTTGCTTTCACGGTGCTCAAGCTGTGCAAGGACCGAGGTTGGAATAGTTATAGGGTGAATATCGAAATGAAGGTGTCTGCGGTCCGAGCGGCAAGTGTGAATAGTGCAATTGCGGTTCTGCGGGATAGCGGTATGAGGATTGCGTCGAACATTAGTGTTGTTATGTAACATTACTTGCGCAGGGCTACCAAGATCCACTGCAACGATGAGAAGCGGTCGGCGAGCGCAAACTTGCGGAAGATGCACTTCTCGGCCATGCTGTCTGGCTTCTGACTCACTGCGAGCTCGAGCTCCGTCAGCTTTCGGGTGTTCCAGGCACGCACATTTGCGACAAACTCGGCGGGCTTGACCTTTTTCAAGCGCTCGGCCAGCGGCATGAGCGCCTGGCGTACGTCGTCGACGCACAGGAACGGCCGCACCGTCTTGGTGTTGCGGAGCAGGAGGTCGCTCTTTTTTAGGCCCGCATTGAATTCCTTTTCGAGAGCGACGAGGAATCGGTTCACAACCATCATCGGGTCTTCCTCCCAGTGGATCGGCTTTGAACTGTTGATCGAGTTAAAGTACTCGATTGCCTCCGACTCGGTCTTGACGTGCTTTTCAGTGACGGTCGCCGGAAAATCACCGAGCATAAAGGTCTTGCGGAGGATTGACAGGCGATGCTGACCGTCGACAATGTAGCGCTGTTGGGTGATTTTCCCAGCCGCATCGGGCTCGTCAATGACAATCAGGGAATAACCCTTGTCCAGCGACTCCATCCGTTCTATCGAGCCCGCTAGCTTTTCGGCATGGCCTTCGTCCAAAATCCGATTGCCCTTCCAATTCGGAATCTTCAGGAGTGCCTGTATCGTCGTCTTTTTGAGCATGGAGCCATCGGTGTACGTATGAAGCAGTGTATCGCTCATCTCTTTGATCACCTTTCTCGGTTGAGCGTTCCAATTCGTTTTCGAGAATACGGCAAGGGTATATAATGCTCGAATCTATCGTAGGCAAGTATCGGCCGCTCTCAAAGGGGTATCTCCACGATCGCATCGCCCTCGTGTATCCTCGCATTCTGTTAGGCCCGGGTGGAATGAGCCCCACCTTTATCAAGACGCAAAACATCACTCACGTGCTAAACTGCGCCGAGGAGAACGCTTGTCCGCCCGCCCTCAGTGCCCATCTCGGGGCAAATACCTACGCTTGCATGGACGCCCGAGATGACGAGACCAACATTCTCGAGTCGCACTATGCCCGATTTGAAGCGGCCATGGACCGCTTTCTGCGGGACCCCTCGTGCCGCAACGTCTACGTGCACTGCCAAGCGGGCATGAACCGCTCGGCGACGCTCGTGATTGCTTACCTCGTCCGTCGCTTTCGGGCGCCCCTCCACGGAGTCGTGGAGCACGTGGCCCGCCAGCGGCCCTGCATTCTCACCAATATGCACTTTCAGGATTACCTCTGCAAATTCGCCGTTGCAGAGTAATAATGTGGAGCTCGGTCCAGAACAACATTGCGGCCGTAGGGGACAACCCCATCAAGGCCGTCAACAGCGGTATGGACGCCGCCCTCGGCCCTTCGTTCGATTACCTGACGAACATCCGCTCGCCCGCCGACCAGGGCGTATCCAGCGACGGCACCTTTAGCCAAGTCTTTACCAACGCCAACGCCATCAGCGGCTACGTCAACAGCCTTCTCACCGGTCCCAAGGTTGGCAACCAGTTCTTTCGAGACACGGGCGGCAAGTGCCGGGCCCCGGGCGGCAAGATTGTCAATCGTTGGACCTGGAACAACAACAAGCTCGGCGGCGACGATGCGGCTGGCGTCCTGGGCGACAGCTTTAAGAAGGCCGTCGGCGGCAGCGGGTTCGACGGCATCATTCCGGGTGCTGCGGGAGATATTGCATCTATGAACCCTCTGAAGGTCATGAATGCGCTGGTCCTCGACGGCGTCCCCGACTGCCAGGCCTTTCAGTGTCCAGTCACCGACGAACTGACGGGCATCGACAAGGGCCAGGAAGTCCACTTTATGACGCCTTCCCTAGAATTCAACCTTACGGGGTGCAAGGTCGTCACGGACCCCGCATTGGAGGCCCGAGAGCCGTTCATGGATTCGTACAGACCCCTTCACGAGCCCCGACGGCTCGTCAATACCGATATGGGTCCGTACATTATGCTGGGTGTGGCCGTGGCGGCCCTTGTGCTTTTGGGAGCCTTTCGGAGTAAATAACCAGTTAGAGAGTCCTGCGGAAGATCCACAATGTCCGCAGACGTCTTCAAACTCAAAAAGACCAAAGAAGTCTCTGCCAAGCAAAGGGATACCTACGGCACGCTGGATTCGATGCACGAGACCTACATTCAGGAACTCGCACGGAAATCGTCTCCCTCCAACATTCTCAATCTGCAGACAAAAATTGAACAGGTACAAAGCGAGCTCAGTACCTCCTTTGACATTTTTGACTTTGACGAGTCGATTCGGCGGACCAAACTTCAGGGGGAGCTCTCAAGGCTACAGACGGACCTGTCGTCGGCCGTCGACCAAGAAGAAGTCCGCAACTACTACCTCTGCAGCGGCGACATTATGCTCGACTATTACGCCAAGACCTCCAAAAAGACCGAAGCGCCGCCTACGATATCCGTGGGCACCTTTGACAAGCTCTTTTCGGTGTCCGAGTCGGCCATCGGTCCTTCCAAGAAGAAGATGTTTGACGAGTACATGGTGCGTCGAGGCCTGTCGGACGGGGTGTCACTGATCGATAATCCCGACCAGATCAAGAAAATGTCCGAGCACTGCGCCCCCTGCAACGTCCCCCGAGAGGAGATTACGTCGGAAGGTATTCTGGTCTGTCCCCGCTGCGGCAGCGAAGAGTACGCCCTCGTCGTCTCGGACTTTCCCAGCTTTCGAGACACGCCCAAGGAGCGCAACAACTACGCCTACAAGAAGCAGAATCACTTGAACGAAATTCTGAACCAGTTCCAGGCCAAGGAAAGCACTGAAATCCCCGACGACGTCATGAATGAAGTCATTTGTGAACTCCGCAAGCGCCGCATTGACAATATTGCGTCGCTCACCGAGCAAAACATTCGGGAAATTTTGAAGAAATTAGGTCGAAACCGCTACTACGAGCACGCTGCGCACATTTTGAGTCGGCTCAACGGCAATCCGCCCCCCACCATTACGCCCGAGATTGAGGACAAGATTCGGGCCATGTTTCAGGAAGTCCAGGCTCCGTACTTGATGTACTGCCCCGACGAGCGGCGCAATTTCCTCTCCTATTCCTACATTATCTACAAGTTTCTGGAGCTGCTCGAGCTCGACGAATACAAGGTACATTTTCCGCTGTTAAAGAGCCGAGACCGACTGATTCAGCACGACCAGATCTGGAAAAAGATTTGCGACTTTCTCCAGTGGGAGTTTATTCAGAGTGTTTAAAGCGACCGAGTATGAAATCATCAATGAAGAGTACACTATGTCTCGTAATGATAGTCAAGAACGAATCACATATAATCGGGGAGACGCTGCGGTGTCTGATGGACAAGGCCCCGTTCCAGCATTGGGTTATATGCGATACGGGATCCACTGACGGAACCCAAGACATTATTCGAGAGACACTCAAACATATACCCGGCGAGTTGCACGAGGTTCCGTGGGTAGATTTCGGAACAAATCGCACGCAGGTAGTCGAGTTGGCGTATGGGAAGACGGACTATGCACTGATGTTTGACGCCGACGATACGATCGAGGGTGACCGGATACCGTTTCCGACAAAAATGACGGCAGACGTATACGAACTGCTATTTCGTTGTGTCGAACTTGAATTTCATCGTTCCAGCATCTTCAACAACCGTCGCAAGTGGAAGTATGTGGGAGTTCTACACGAGTATCTCGAACATGCCGATGGTGGCGTTCCCACACGTACTACGGTCAAGGGCGAATACAAATGCATTGCCCGTACGGTGGGCGCAAGGTCATCTGACCCTGACCGGTTTCGAAAGGACGCACTGACGCTGGCAGCAGCATTCGAAAACAATCCAACGGCATACATACGAAACCGGTATGCGTTTTACTGTGCAAACTCCTACCGAGACTGCGGCATGTGGCCCGAGGCCCTGAAATGGTACACCAAGGTACTTTCATTGGATGGGTGGGCAGAAGAACGGTACGTGGCGTGTAAACGAATATATGAAATCTATTCGAATCTCGGAACCCCTGAACTAGGACTGTATGCTCTTGTAGAATCGTATACCTACAATAAAAACCGAGTCGAATGTGCCAATTATCTCGTGAATTACTACTTGTTGAAACAAAACTATGAAGTGGCCTTCAAATACTATGAGTTGCTGAACCCCGACTTTGCAAGGGTCGACTCGTCTGAGTTTCTGATGACTGAACCTCTGGTGGCTTCTTTTTTGTTTCCGTACAATATGATCATTCTTGCGGACCGAGTCAAACGACATGATATTGGTATTCAAATGTATGGTATTATTTTTGATCGCAAGGTAGTCGGTGTGAATCACTTTTACTTGAAACACTTGTTTGGAAACGCCACGTTTTTTGAACCTCACATGTCGGGCAAACAGAAAAAGTCGTTCCAGCGAGACCTCTTGCAATATAAGACTCTCTGTGCGGAAAAGGGGTTTACTGCTGCTTAATGAATGAACACAAATGATTCGCTTGCACTTGCCGGCGATTCCACACACGATAACACACGATGAATTCAGTCATTGTGCATTCACAGGAAAGGTCAAACGCTTCGGCCCTATGATGCGCAGCCGGGGCTTTGAAGTAATTCATTATGGAGTCGAGGGGTCTGATAGCGGGGCCAACAAGGACGTCCAGCTCTTTACTCGTGCAGAGTGGCACAAACTGCGCATTCGTTCGTTGCGCCAGTTGAAACCAGACTTGGACAGCGACGAAAAGGCAGAGGTTCAACTGCAGAATCCTCAATCATTTTACGGAGACCTCGCCAACTGGTCGACGCCGCTATACGAAGAGTTTAACCGGCGCTTCAAGGCCGCACTATTGGAAGACTATCGCAAACCCGACGTCATATGTATTCCGCTAGGTCATTCGTACGATGCTGCGCTGAGCGGGCTCGATTGTATTATTCTTGAATTTGGAATTGGATATAGTGGCTCATGCAAGAACTTTCGAGTATTCGAATCGCATTCGTGGATGAGCAAGACGCTCACAGAAGAAAAGAAACCCCCCCAAAATTATTGGTTCGTCATACCGCATAGTTTCAACATAACTGAATTTCCCTTTTCGAGGGGTCCAACGATTCCTACCGTGGGATTTATGGCCCGAATTACTCATTGCAAGGGTGCGAATATCGTAGTCGAGATCGCAAAGCGGCTTCCCAACGTCCGGTTCGTACTATGCGGTCAGGGCGATCCAACGCCATATCTAACGCAGCCAAATATTGTGTACAAGGGTCCGATTCACGGAGACGAACGTGGGCGATTTTTGGGAGGTCTCACGGCATTCTTGGCTCCTACTACATATCTCGAGCCGTTCGGAGCGGCCATGGTCGAAGCCCAACTATGCGGTACTCCGGTAATATGCTCAGACTGGGGAGGAATGTCGGAAACGGTCGAGCAGTGGAAGACCGGGCTCCGATGCCATACGCTCGCCGATTACTGCTTCGGACTTCAAATGGCGATTGACGGAACGATGTTTGACCGAGAGTATATTCGGACACGGGCGGTCGAGAAGTACGACATGTACCGAGCCGCCAAAGACTATGAATACGTCATACGAAGTGTTTTGGATGTGCATAACGGGCGTAACGGCTGGTATTCACCGATCTCTCACATAAACCCCGATGCAATTCCCAACGTGATTCTTCAAACGTCCAAGGACCCCCTCGCTCCCTATATTTCAGAGATGATACGCAAACAGGCCGTCGGGTGGACTTACAAACACTTTACCGACAATGAGATCATGGAGTTTTTCAAGAGTAATCCGCATGATGAATTTCCCAATATTGAAGGCGTATTTCGTTCGTTTAAGCGTGGCGAACACAAGGCCGATTTATTTCGCTATTACTACCTCTACTTGTTTGGAGGAGTCTACATTGATTCCGACGCAATGCTCTACATGCCGATTCAGGATATAGTGCGAAATCACGATTTCGTTTCAATAGAGGGAAAGTATACGTTTCCAAACACGGTATTTCAGGGGTTCTTATGCGTGCGCCCGAGACACCCGATTCTATACGAAGCATTGCGACACGCATATGCAACCTCGCCTGCCGATATTGACAGGAACTATAGCTTGTTCTGCATAGAAATGTTCAAGATATACAACACTCATAAAACCGCACAAAGCAAGCTGTATTATGAACGCATGCACGATAATAAACAAGAGGCATATGCGTTTCTCGAGGACGAAACTCGGGTGTTTCTCCGACACTATTGGTGCACCGGGATCGTTCCGCAAGAAGTCCACCAAAACGGAACGGATGCAATAATAGTGCAGTCGGCATCACAGACAGAATGAAGCCCCGTTTCAGCGCCTCCGAAGTTGCCGGTGTTTTGGGACTGAATCCCTACAAGACCAAGAATGAAGTGCTCGTCAAGATCCTTTCGCAGATACCCGAGTTCAAGGAGGCCGTGCTCGCTGGCAAGACGGCCGTGGGCGGCAAGACGGACCAGGAGATGGTGGCCGCAGCGCCGCACGAGGTCCACGTGGCTCTCGCCAAGTGCGTGAGGGATGCTACCGTCGCAAAGAGCGACGCCGAGGTCGACGCCATCATCTCGTCGTTCAAGGACACCAATGCCCGAGTACTTCTCAAGGAGTGCTTTGACGGCGAACGCAAGATCGAGGTCGAGGCCATAGAGGCAGCCAAGCTCCGTATTCACACGGGCCAGTCGACGATCGAAACCGAGGTGGAGCGTCTCTCGGTCATCAAGGAAGTGCGTGCAACGATTGACGCCCTGCCTGAGCAGGAGGTGCTGGCCTCGGAAATCCAGAAGCGGCGGGGCACCAAGCTCGAAAAGGTCACCGAGGACGCCTACGTGGTCGAGACTGGCAAGGAGATTTCCGAGCGCAACACCTTTACGCAGCTCGAGTGCCCCGAGTATCGTCTCATTGGCTACATTGACGGGTTTCAGGACGGCAAGGTGGTCGAGACCAAGAACCGCAAGCGATTCTGGGCCATTCCGCCCGCCTATGATTTCATACAGCTCCGATGCTACATGCGGATGAAGGGCAAGGTTGACGGCGTGCTGCTCGAGAACTTTCCGGCAAAGCCGCCCCGGACCACGGCCGTCTCGTGGAGCGATTCGGCATGGGAATCGATTCACGAGGGTCTCTGCCGAGTGTCTCACGAGATTGCCGCCATGACACACGAGGACGCCACCCTTCTCGCTCAGACGGTCTTCAGTCGCTAGTCTTCCTTGTCGAACAAATTGCGTATTAGGTGTTTCTTAGATGTCCATGTCGATTTATTGCGAAGGCTACTATCGTGATTATATTCTTGGTAAAACTTACAAGGCTCGTCGCAACATTCGAAAGACTCGCAAAGTACATCCCAAAAATTTTTGCGTGGACAGCGAAAATAAAGGACATCCTTGTCATTGCATTTTTTTATGTCGCACGGATATCCACAATCACAAAATGGTAGTCGCTTGAATAAGTCGTTGTTTGGAAGTTCGTAATGATTATCGATATGTGTGTATTTTCCTCCTCGTATATTTTTTGTAACGCCGAAGCTCATCATCAAACACTCTGTTATGTTATTTTCTACAGCTTTACAATCGTGAACGTCTTCCTCGTCATCTTCAAATTTTATTAGCTTCCATTTATTGTATTTTGTACGATTATTAACCGCCTCGTCGACGTTATAATCATATGATTGGAATTTTCCGAGAGTCTGGACCTTATAAATTGCAACCAGTCGCTCCGGCTTAAACACCCGTGTATTTACACCACCGTCTCCCCTGTTGTGCTCCCAAATCCTTCTAAATAGTCTGGTAGTCTCTCCGACATACAACCTGTTGTATTCGCACTCAAAAATGTAAACCCAATGCATTGTATTGTTACATATTGATCGTGTAAAGCTAGGGAATCTCTAAAACGGATTCTTGTGTCTACATCATTTGGTTATCGGACGGGAAGAATGAACAAGCAACTCCACGAGATATTTCTGCGATCACCGACGAACCTCTGGGATGAATTTGAAGCCGACTGCAGGACCTTTTATGACGCCCCCGCCCACAGCTTTACCGACATGCGAGTGCGCGACAATAAAAAGATTCGGGGCGACATGTTTGAGAACTTTTGTGTCGAGTATCTCAAGCACGTCAAGGGATATGAACAGGTGTGGCTGCTGGAAGACGTGCCCGACGAGCTGCTCGTGAAGCTGGGCATGCAGCGCCGGGACGTGGGCATCGACCTCGTCGCCGAGCGGGGCGGGCGCTACTCGGCCGTGCAGTGCAAGTACAAGAAGCAAGAGGCCAAGGTCAAGATCGTCACGTGGAAGGCACTCTCGACCTTCTACGCCCTCTGCATGCGCACGGGTCCCTGGGACAAGTACATCGTCATGACTAACTGCTCGTACGTCCGCCACATGGGCAAAAAGACGACCAAGGACGTGTCGTACTGCCTGGGAACGCTGCGCAAGACCTCGAGGGAGGAGTGGCTGAAGATGTGCGGCGAAGGCGGCGTCGGACACGCCTTAGCCGGCACAGGCGCAAGCCCCGAAGTACCACCAAAGCTCACCGAGGAAGAGGTTCGGAGTGTACGTTTGAAAATGTTACGCAAGGAATAATAATGGTAGTCGACCGCCGCCCGCCACCACCGCCACCCATGCAGGAGCCGTCGCAACAGCCGCTGCCGCTGCCCGTGCCCGACCTGACGCCCCTCCAGTACGGCCAGAACCTTCAGAGTATGCTCTCGGACTCGCCAATGAAGCTCCTCGGCTGGTTTGCGGGCTCGTTCGGTATTCTGTGGGTCATGTTTGGCCTGGCAGGGTTTGCCATGTCGCTCGTTTGCTTCGGATACTCTGGAAACGTCGGCGAAAAGATACTCGGCGTGATTCTATCCATCATCCTCGGACCCCTGTTTTGGCTCTACTATTACGCCTCGTCGTCCTACTGTAAAGCCGCCCCTTCGTTCCTTTAACCGTGCGGCGGTAGCAGTTCTTATACGGTCGGCATGACGCTTTTTCCGTGAAGCCCATTCGTCCGCAGGGCTTTTTCCTGCAGTACGACCGACTGAAGCGGCGGGGAAATGTAAAGCTCTTCATTGACTAAAACGGATACAACAATTCAAAGAGTTGAAAGAAGCAAGAATGCTGAAAATCCCCACTTCCGTACCCGACGTCAAGACCAACCATGCGTACCCATTGGACCCCTTTCAAAAACAGGCCATCTATGCGATTCAGCACGACGAAAACGTCCTGGTGACTGCAAAGACCGGAAGCGGCAAGACCCTTGTCGGCGAGTACCAGATTGAGCACTCGCTCGCCAAAAGTGGCCCTCGCCGCCGGGTGTTTTATACTACGCCCATCAAGTCCCTGACCAACCAAAAGTTCAACGATTTGAAGGAACTCTACGGAGACGGCGTGGGCATCATGACGGGCGACATCAAGTTCTGCCCGCACGCCGACGTCGTCGTCATGACCACCGAGATCCTGCGGAACCTGCTGTTTAAGCGGGGCACAGCCACGGAAGGCGTGGGCACGACGGCGCTTTTGTCGCTCAACAATGTCGATGCCGTGGTCTTTGACGAGGTGCACTACATCAACGATCCCGAGCGGGGCAAGGTCTGGGAGGAGTGCATCATGCTTCTGCCGCCTGAAATCAACCTCGTCATGCTCTCGGCGACCATCGACAGCCCCGAGCTGTTTGCGAGCTGGGTCGGCGAACTCAAGCAGCGCCCCGTCCACCTCATCTCGACCCCGTACCGTGTCGTGCCTCTTCGTCACTGCATCTTTGACGGAAACTTTGCCGAGCAGGTCGTCATGGACCCCTGCGACCTGTTTCACAAGGAAGTCTACTCCAACTTTATTCGCAGAAAGCAGCACGACGAGGACGAGCAGCGAAGGCACGCCGACGCCGTTCGGGCCCGGGGCGGCGAGGATGCGCCCGTCGAGCGCACCGTTCGGGCCCAGAGCTTTGTCCACCGCATGAATGAGTGCATCAACACCCTCAGCGAGAAGGCTCTGCTGCCCGCCCTGTTCTTTGTCTTTTCGAGGCGGCAGTGCGAGCAGTACGCCGACAAGGTCGAGCACAGCCTCTTGTCCTCGAAAGAATCGGCCGAGGTCCAGAGCATCGTGCGCTTCCACCTCCACCGCTACAAGGATATGGAGACCGTGGCTCAGTACCACACGCTCATGAAGCTGCTTGTGAAGGGCGTGGCGTTTCATCACAGCGGCGTGCTGCCTCTTCTGAAGGAGATTGTCGAGGTCCTCTTTGGCAAGGGTCTGATCAAGGTGCTCTTTGCGACCGAAACCTTTGCGGTCGGAATCAACATGCCCACCAAGACGGTCGTCTTTACGTCGTACCGCAAAGTGAGCGACGACGGTGCCATGCGAATGCTGCGGCCGCACGAGTACATACAAATGGCGGGGCGAGCGGGCCGCCGAGGCAAGGACACCGAGGGATTGGTGCTCTACCTCCCCGCCCACCGCCCCGAGCACTGGCAAGATGTGCAGGCGATGATGAAGGGCAAATCGATGGGCATCGAGTCCCGCATGGACTTTCACTACGACTTTATCATCAAGTGCATGCAGGCGGGTATGCCGTGGGAGGACCTCATGAAAAAGTCCTACTGGTACGCCATGCGCATGGCCGAGATCGACGTCGTCCAGGCAGAGACCGACGCCCTGCAGTCCCGCTACCCTCCAATGTGCCTCGACTCGGACGAGTTTCACATGCGGGAAAGCCTCGAGACCGCCCTCCGAACGTCCCCTGCCAACGCACGCAAAGAAGCTCAGCGCCAGCTCAGCGTGTGGAAAAACAAGCATGTCGGCCCCCGGTGGGAAACGGGCTGGACCTACTACAAGACCTGGACGGTCGCCCAGGGCAAGATCGCCTACAACAATGCCTCGGTCGAGGCTCTGCGCAAGGTCGAGCTGCCGTTTGCCGCCAACCTCATTCGCATGGGCTACGTCGACGACTCGAGACTGACCGAGGCCGGCATCCTGGCTTCCGAAATCAACGAGGGCCACCCTCTGCTGATGTCGTCGGCCTTTGCGGCGGGACTCTTTCGAGGGCTTTCGGCGCCCGAGGTGGTCGCATTGGTGGCCTGCTTCATCGACCCTGATCCGCACGACTATACACCCGAAGTGCCCGCCGAGGTCGCCGAGCAGTACCGCAGCATCCTCTCCATCCGCACCGAGCTCATGCGGACCGAGGCTCCGTGCAGCAACTCGACGTACTGGGACATCAGCCCCTTCTGGATGAAGCCTCTGCTATCGTGGGCGACCGGCGGGGCGCTGAGCACGATCTGCGCCGACTATGAGCTCTACGAGGGCAACGTCGTCAAGGCCATTCTGAAGGCGGCGGGCATTCTCACCGAGCTGCACGCTCTTGCCACCTACACGCAGAACCTCGAGATGCTAGAGGTTCTTCGAGAGTTTACGGTGGTGCGGGACGTGGTCGTACCCAACAGCCTCTACCTGACTATCTAGACAACGTCCGGTATACTACGTAAGTGATGAATACATGTATTTTTTGTTTAGAGGGAGCTGACGCCCAACGCTCGCTGCTCTATAACGTCAAGTGCCGCTGCAACTTTCACTTTCACCTGGACTGCTACGAAGTGTACGACAAAAAGACGAAATGCCCAATGTGCCGGGGCCATGTTGGACATCTCTACTCGCCGCCGATGGAAACCTACGTCGAGTTTGTGCAGCCGACGGCCCCGCCGGAGACGCCACCGCAGCAACGGCCAGAGGACGTTGTTTCTCAACCGAGGGCGTTCCTTCGGCGAGAGTTGTGTATTATAATATTCGGCATGATTATCATCATAGCGATTTTCGTCGCCGGATACCGCCTCATGCAGAAATAGAGAGTATTAAAACGGATAAACTTTGAGAAGTTGTTGAGGTGACGCATGGAGCCGAATGAAGAGTGGAGATACATGGAGCTGATAAAGGATGAGGATGGATACATCGAGCTGAAAGAGCGTGAGTTGCGACCCATGGAGCTGATAGAGGGGATGGCCTGGTTCACAAGGCTGAAAGAGGAGTGGCGGCCGATTGAGGGATACGAGGACTATCTTATCTCGAACTTTGGGCGTGTACAGAATCGCAACAGCAAGGGGCGGTTTATGAAGTGCAGGGTGTTTGGGGAGTACTTGGAAGTCCGACTACGCAAGCACGGCATCGCAAAGAACCTCCGAGTTCATCGCCTCGTGGCAAAGGCATTCATTCCCAATCCGGACGGAGTTCTGCAAGTAGAGCACATTGATGAAAACATGCTGAACAATTTCGTCTCCAATCTCCGTTGGGCCGAGGCATACAAACTTTAACACAAACAATAACCTATTGTTGTAAAGCAATAGCCTGCATTTAAAAATACAACAATACATTAGTCATTTTTTGTAGATTAGACGTAGCGGAAGTCAATGTCGTAGCGAGTGAAGCCGTTGTGGGGGTGGACAAAGTCCCGCCAGGTGACCTTTTCGGTCTCGCCAGGCGCCAGGTGGTTCAGCCCGTTCGCTTCGAAGCGGGTGATCTCGAGCGTGTTCTTGCCCTCGGGCATGTCGCCCCGGTAGAGATCGTCGAGGTCGACGCCCTGTTCCATCTTGATGTTGCGGGCTATGATCTCCAGGCAGTGCTCGAGGGTCGACTCTGCGTCAAAGTCAAAGTGCCCGCCTCCGAGGATCTCGATGCGGAGGTAGTTGCTCTCGTCCCAGTACCACGACATTTCCATCGTGCGGTACCCCTCCAGCGTGATGTCGCCGATGTAGCGCCGGCGGGGCTCGGGCTTCTCCTGCGCAATCGCCGCCAGCAGCTCCCTCTCCGCCAGCTCGCCCCGTTCCCACCAGAACTCACGGGCCTCGTCCGTCTGCGCTCGCTCCCCCATCCACGCCGCATCGGCGACCAGCGTCCGCAACCAGACGTTGTCCTGGGGCTGGTCGCAGCCGCAGCTGTCACTGCAGTTGTCTTCGTTCGTCTGTGTCATCATGCTGCTCGTCGTCTCGTCAATCATCGTCGTGTTCATTCGTCGTTCGTGTCTTGTCTCGTGCGCCCGATGAATCCAACCCTACGAACGAACCGATCCGTTTTGCTCACAATGAAAAATTAGTTTGTTTTTTAGGTTTCGTTGTTTGTTTGAGTTTACTCGATGACGATGCGGACACTGCTGCCGCCCAGTGCGCCCGAGTCGTACAATTGGACGACATAACCCCACGACAGCTCTAACGCCCAGGGAAACACGGACGGCGTGAGATCGCAGAACTCGTGCACCAGAAGATCGCCGTCGTCTCCCCGCCCGTCGGCCGCTCGGATCGCCCGAAGCGAGTCGGCGAGGCGGGCATGCAGTTTCTCGACCACTACCCAGGTCGAGTCATTGCCGCTGCGCTCGCCCCGAACTATGAGGCGCCGCTCCCCGCTGTAATCGCTGCAGACGAAGATGTCTGCGTAGCTCCCGCCCCCGTCCGGCAGGTCGACTTCGATCTGCCCGACGTGCTGTTCCGTGAAGGGGTAGTCCTCTGCTCGCTCCTCTGGTCGAGCCTCCAGGCACGCAGCCGCATCCTCTTCCGAGTCGATCGACGCTTCCTCCTGCTCCTGTTCTGCAATGCTGCGCTCGAGCTCCTCCATAGCCTGCAACTCCGTCATCCACCGCTCTTGTTCTGCCGCTCGAATCTCTTCCATGTCCTGAATCGTAATATAGCTTGCAATCATCTTCTTCTTACTATCTCACACCACCCCCACTGAATCCACTTCCGAAGATCCGTTTTGCTCACGGAATCGGATCCGTCCGCCCCCAGGCAAACGGATGGCGGGACAACACACGAACACACGAAA